ATCTTGGCGCCGACCGGCATCTCGATCTCCTGCCGGTCGGTCACGAGGAGTGCGTACTTGAAGATGGCTTTCACGGCTTCACCTCCCGCGACATCCGCAGGTACGCGTCTCTGTATCCGTCCCCGTAGGTGGGGATGCTCATGGAGTCAGCATGGCGCGCGGCAGCGTCCTCGCTTGCCCAGGCGTCGAGTTGCTCGGGGGTCGGGAAGTCACGGGACGGAGCACGTCCACGGCGCCTCGCCTCTAGGGCGGAATCGATTACCGCCTCCTCTAGCTCAGCGATACGCGCCGAGAGCTTCTGTGCGAGGCTGCGGGCCGCTCTGTTCGTCTCACTCTCCGTTGCGATTGCCCCGTCCCGCTCTCGGATTGCCGTCGCCAATTCACGTTCTACCCGAATGGCGCGCTTGAGCGCCTCCTCCTCCCGTTGCAGCGCGTTGTCTAGCTCCCGCTTGAACTGCTCGATCTGCTGCTTGAGGGAGAGATCGGAGAAGCTGGCGCCGGCAGGGGGCTCATCCGGGTCACGGAGCCAGGTTCCCTTGGCCGTCCTTCTCCATGAAAGGGTAGGGTCGGATGCCTCCTCGCGCATCTCGTCACCGATCGGCTCGTTGCGCTCGCTCATGACTGCACCTCGACGGCACCATCGTCCCGCGCCGACTGATCCTCGGTGTAGTCGGCCGGGAGACCACAGAGCGCGGGGCAGCCATCCTGGTGCTGCCGGCCACCCTCCCAACAGAAACAGCCCTCGGCCGGGCTGAGTGGGAAATCCCAGCCGTCACCAGCGACGATGATCGCGCTGCCGTCGCGGAAATCCCAGCGGTAGGTGGCGGTTCTCCAGCCGTCGCGGAAGGTCCGCCTGCCGCCGACGCTCCGTGCGAGATCATCGAGCGTCGCGCTGTTGCCGACCGGCGAGAACCGCCGGCCGTCGTTGTCGAGCAGACCGGCGAGCGCTTGGGCGGTTGTGATTGCGGTGGTCTGCGTCTCCGTGCTCATGTCGGGGTTTCCCTCTCAGTCCGGCCGGGCTCGATCGCCCTTGCCATGCCCCCTACTGTACGCACTGCGGACTACGATGTCAAGGGGTCTGGGCGAGAATCTTGTCCAGCGCCTCACCGGGGTCTATCCCGGCGAGCTGCATCTCAGCCAGCCGGTCCACTAGAGGCACGAGCCAGGGGGCCAGGTTCCGCTGGCGGTCCGTCACGGCAAGATCCGCCGCCCGCTGCCAGAGGAGGCGGCGCTTCGGGGTCAACTCTAGGGAGAAGCGGGGAGGTCTGCTCATGGAGATCTAGCCTATCACGCCGCAATGCGGACTGGCGGGGTCCGCGAAAGTGACCGGCAGTCCAAGTTCTCGGGCGATTAGGATCTCGGCCGCGATCCCCTCTGAGGTCTGGTAGCCGTCCACCTTGAGCACGCGTAGCTCACTGCATGCACCAAGGACTGCGCGGTCGAACGCCTCCCAATAGGCCCAATCGCCCGGTAGCTCTCCGCACTCCGCGATGGGGTGGGAGTGCGAGATCGGGGAGAAGACGAGCAAGCCCTCGGCCATCAGGCGCGCCGCGGCACGGTTGGCGGCATCAAATCGCGCCCTCCGCACCGAGGCGTCGGGATGGCTGTAGGGACAGGCGAGGTAGATCATGTGAGCACCTCCTCCTCCGCCATCTCGCCACCCTCGGCTTCACTATCGGCATCCGGCTCATCCTCGCCGCCGCGCCATTCGATCTCGGCCTGTTCTCCGATATCCCGGCTCGCCTGGGCGACGTTCTTGACGGCCTGCCGGTAGTAACTCGGCTTTAGCTCGATACCGAGTCCTCGCCGGCCAGCGCGAACCGCCCCGTATATCTCGCTCCCTACGCCCATGAATGGGCTGAGAACCGTCTCGCCGGGATTGCTCCAGAGCGTCAGTATGCGGTCGATCACGTCCAATTGCAGAGGGTGGACGTGCTTCTCATCCTCGGGGTCGCGCGCCTCGCGGTACGGGAGCACGCGATCCAAGCGGATGTCGTCCCAAAACGCGCTCGCGTACTGTCTCCAGATCCAATGCGAGTACCTGTTTTCGATCTGGTTCCCGGTCCATCCCCGGTAGTGCAGCAGCTCGGCCGGGATCTTCCGCTCGCCGGCATACTCCATCAGCCCGTGCGGGTGCGCAATCGGGATCTTGTTCTTGCCGCTCCGCCGGAAGACTAGAAGGTAGTCCGCAGAGGCGACCGTACAGCGCGAGCTGTCATCGACAATCCCTTTGTGTGCTAGCGCCTTTGTCATCGTGCGGTTGCGCACGGTGAGCGGTTCTTTGAAGACATGGTAGCGCGCCACGTACGCCCATCCGTGTTGCTTGTGTAGACGGATGATGTCGCCTGGGAAATCCATCAGCTCATCGCATCCGGTGTTCCCGGTTGCCACATCCGTGCAGTGCACCGCGGTCATCCTCCCCGGCAGCGTCAGGCGGTGCAGCTCGCGCACCACGAAGGCGTAATGCTCGAAAAATCCCTCGTATGATCCAGAGTTGCTTAGATCGTGCTCACTTGAGGAATAATGGTATAACCCGCCTCCGCGATGCGCAAATGGAGGAGAGTACACGGAAAGATGCACCGACTCTTTCGGCAAGGACTGCATGACTTCGCAGCAGTCGCCGTTGTAGAGAGCGTAGTTGGCTGTTATGGATTGGGCGGCGATCCCGCTCATCGCGTTCTCCCAAAGGCGCCGTGGAGCTTAGCGCTGGCCGCAGCATAGGCCGCATGAGCTTCCTCTTTCGTGTCAAAGCGACCGAGATGTATTTGCACTCGGTTGACGGTAATCTTGGCCTGCCAGCGGCCGTGCTGACAATCCCATGAAGCGCCCTTAAGTTCGCTAGAGTTGCTTCACGGCATCCTCTGATTTCTGTTGTTCTCGGCGCGGCTTGCGAGTCTAAGATTCGAGCGTACGTTGTTTAGGCCGTCGAGGTCCATATGATCTACTTCGGATCCCTCGGGGGCCGCAAGGATCACGCGATGCATATAGATCTTTGACCACTTGCCCGAAGGGGTTCTCTGAGCCCGAATGGCGTAGAACGCGTCTCCGTGCCGATCGGCGCACCAGTTGAACACCGCCAAGCGTTCATAGTCGCAGTCATCGACGACGGTGACTAGTCCTTGGGTGAGTTCAATTAGGCGAGCCATGCCGGCACCTCGACAGGAAGCTCATAGTCCCGCGATCGGGCCACGTGCAGGGCGTCGCGCATGTGAAAGACCAATTCGGCGAACATCTCATCTGCGGCCCGTCCCTTGCGCCGCAGATTCTCTTTGGCCTCTCGGCCCCCCTCGGTGGTCACGATGTCCACGACGACGGGCGACTTCTGCCCGAAGCGCCAGCACCGACGGATCGACTGAAACGTCTGCTCGAAGGAATGACTGGGGAACATGGTCATGTGCGCGCAGTGGCTCCAGTTTAGACCCCAAGCAGCGATCTTGGGCTTCACGATCAAGAGGCGAAGCGATCCCGCGGCGAAGGCCGCGAATATCTCTTCCTTCTCCTCTGGTGATTGCGAACCGCTCACTTGGCGAGCCTCCGGCAGTATCTTGGCGAGGCGGTCACCTTCATCGTTGAGATGACACCACAGAATCGCCGGCTTGCCAGTGCCGGCTACCAGCTCGGCAGCCTTCTCGCATCGCTCCTGGATCGTCCGCCTCTGCTCTTCGCGCTCTTCCCTCAGTCCGATGGCCGGCAGCTCGAACAACATCCCGTCCGCCCGCGTCCGCGCCTCAACGATATACTCGTTTTCAATCAGCGGCGGCAGGATGAACTTCTCGTCACTGAAACCAAGGTCCGATGGTTGACGAATCGCGCGAGCCCAAGAGCAAACCCACCGCCAGAAATGCGGCCGGGCATGTGCCTTGAAGCGCCACTGCTGACGCTCGAAAGCTCTCGGTGCCCCAAAGCCGCGCCACTTGCCTTTCTGGTCAATCGTGTTGCCGGCGTTCTTGAAGAAGCGGGTCAACATATCAGTATGACCAAGGTATCCGAGCGCCTCGCTCGATGTCCCTAATTCGATGTAGTCGTTCGGCGCCGCAGTAGCCGTGCAGAGCAGCCGATAGTGCATCTTGCGCATGAAGTCGGTTATAATCGCCTTTCGAGCGCTATCGAAAGATTTTAAACACGACGATTCGTCACATACCATTCCAATGTAGTCACTTGGGTTGAAGTGGTGAAGCCGCTCGTAATTGGTGACAGTCACCCCGGCATGCGGTCGCCCGTCCATGGATCGCGCAGCCGTCACGCCGAACTTCTCAGCCTCTTGTATGGTCTGAGCTGACACGGCCAGCGGCGTCGCGATCAGGACCCTACCGTTGGTTTGGCGCACCACGTTCTCAGCCCAGGCAAGCTGCATCGGCGTCTTCCCCGACCCGCAAGAAGAGAAAATTGCCGCGCGCCCCTTGCGCACCGCCCACTCGACCAGCGCCTGCTGGAAGTCGAACAGGAAGTCCGGCATCCATACTGGCTCGAATCCATGATTGGTGTCATCCTGCGCCTTGCGCGCGAGGAACTCGGTATACGATTCCACGGCCTAATCTTCCCAATTGGCGTCGCTGAGCCACTCGATATCGTCTTCGCGGAAGCGCCGCACGATGAACGCGCCGTGTGAGTCCTCGTGCGCGAGAGAGATGCCGTGCTTCCGGGCAACGGCGATCACTTCAGCCAGGAACTCCTCGACGGCGGGCATGATTACGAAATCGCCCTGCTTGCTATTCCATCTCTTACGCGCCATGAGGCCCTCCCGACACCATGCTATGGTGCGCCGGCCGAGGAGTCAAGCACGCCGCCGCGGGGCGAGTCGGTCCCGTGCCACAATCGCGCCGCGCAGCTCCCCGGCGAGAATGGCGCTCAGCCGGAAGGCTAGATCCGCGCCGAGAACGATCTTCTCGATTGCCTTCTTGCCGGATGACTTGGCGAGGTAGTTGCCGGCGTTGTAGGAGTAGAGCGGCTCGCCGTCCACGAACCGTTCCCGCGACTGGCCGCTCGGGCCGGTCTCCACTATGCGATAGCGTAGGCAGGCGTAGCAGCCCCGCTCTATAGGGCAGATCACGACCCCTGGTAGGACGTTGCGGGAGACCTCGGTCCACGCGTCCGCGCTCATGCCGTCGCCTTTTCCTCGGCGGCACCGCGTACGACGGCGCGGAGTCGGGTGCGCGCAAGATCCGCAATCCTCTCAAGAGCGCCTTCCGCGGAATCGGAATGCGTGATTAGGTATTCCTGGATCGCAGCGGGAGAAATCGCGCGATCAGGCAGCGCAGATCCGAACGCCTCAGCCTGAACCGCTGCGCCAGGGAAGAATCTTAGGAATATCCGGCGCGCCTGATCATGAGAGGCGAGGTCTAAATGATATCTCCGGTTCACCCTGCCGGGGCGGCTGATGGCGGCGTCGAGGCGATCGGGGCAGTTCGTGGTGATGAAGAGCAACCTGCCTTCTGCGGCCAAGGAGCCATCTAGCGCGTTGAGCAGCCCCGAAAGGGTGAGGATAGAAGCCGTAGCGTCGAGTTGGACATCCAAATCTTCTGCGAGGACTACCGCGCCGACCGGAATCCGGGAAAGGCTCAGCACGAGATCGCGGTCCGCGAACTCTTTCGAGGTGAGGTCGAGGACGTAGAGCGGGAGGCCCAACTCACAAGCCAGGGCGCGCGCCACGCTTGTCTTCCCTGTTCCGGGAGGCCCCCAGAGTTCCACGGTGTGTCGCCAGGGGATTCCACGCGCCGCATACCAGTCCCTGCTCTTCAGGAACCGTCGCGCATCGGCCTCAATCGATTCGGCGATTCCCGCGTCCAGGATCACTGAATCCATAGACCGCGGCGTGCCTACGGCGAGGCGGTCCCAATCCCCGCTTCCGTCGGCGAGGTAGGCGGCGTGGCGCTTGCCGAGGGCCTCGCGGGAGAACAGTTTAGCCTCCTCTATCAGGGACACCGCAACGCTACGTGAGCCCGGCACGCGTATCCGAAAGAAATCTCGCGCATAGCCGCCGACGATCTTCGCCTTTTCATCCTCCCGGCAGCGCTCGACGTAGATCCATCGTCCGTGATGACGGAAGATATGCGCGCCGTATCCGGGCTCAAAGAACACGGTTGGACCCTCGGGACGGTCCGGCTCAGTCTCCGTCACGCTACCGCCCCATGTGAATGTTTTCAGGCGGCGGCAGCGTCGGCCGTAGGCGCTGTGCGCCAGCCAAACGCCGAGCCAGGTCACGGTTTCGTAGTCGCGCACTTCAAGCTCGGCGATCAGGCGCCGCCGCAGAACGCCAAGGAATCCAAGGAATAGGCCGCGGCCATAGGCCACCAGGCCGGCGAGGGCGCCGAGCATGAGACCGCCCGAGAGGAACTGATTGCCGGTGAGGAGCTTGTGCAGATCAGGCGGCAGCGTCATAGGTCTCCCCGGACTACGGCAGAGATGACCTTCCCGATCTCGCCGGACTCCTGCATGGCCTTCAACTCCTTGCGGACGGCCTTAGCCAGGTAGGTGGCGGTCTCCTCGCGCACGATCTGTTCGGCAAGGGCCGGGGCGATTGCGGCGACCTGGGCGCTCACGTCGTAGGTGCGGACGAACTCACGCACGGCGGTTGCCGTCTTCTCCGCAAGATGGACCCGGCCTGCGGCGCGGTCATCGCGGTAGTGACCGTCTGCGAAGGACTGCTCGACCTGGCGGCGCACGATCTCCTCCAGGCCAGCGAGGGGGATCGTCACGGTTAGGGTGTCGGTCATCTTTCCGCCTTCCTGCGGAACTGCGCGCGCTTCTCTTTCTCGATGCGGCGATTGATCGCGAGTAGCTCTCGGGAGCCGCGGGGCTTGAGATCAAACATGGCTTCGATCTCGGCTATCCTTTCAGCGAGCCGCTTCCTGGCGCGCTGGCGCTTCGTCTCGCCAGCCACTATTCTTGCGCTCCCGTGAGCGGACGCCCCGCAAACTCCACGCCCGTTAAGAATCCGGTCTCCGGGCTGCTCATGCCGGAGGGCGCCCATCCGCCGCGTTCGATCATGCGGAGCCATGTCTCATAGGTCGAGCCGCCGTCATCGTTCACGGCGAGCCAGTGCGCCAGACCTTCGGCGGTGGCGCAGACCGGGGAGATCGGGCTGCCCTCGTAGACGGTTTGCCGACGCATGATCAGTAGCCCATCTCGATGAGGGTCTCCGCCACGCGCTTCCGCAACGCCGGGAACAAGGGGCGGCCTCCGTAGCCGAGGAGGTCAGGGCCGAGTTCTGATTCCGTGCGCACGATCAAGTTCTCGGCCATCTCCGGCACGGTCAAGTCGGGGTGCGCGTCGAGCCCAGAGATCGCGACGGCCGCGATGACTCCGGCCACGCGATTCAGGCTCCGGTAATAGATGTGGTGGTCGCTGCCGGTTGCTGCCGCCTGAAGCGCTTTGATGACGGCCGCGCGCATCTGCTTTCCAGAGTTCACGGCCGCACCTCCAGATCGAAGCCATGCGCGCGGACGTGCGCGAGGGCGCGCAGGAAGTACGCCCTTAACCACCCGTTGTCGGTTTCATCCGCCGGGATCATGCCCAACCCGCCGCAGGTATCGGATGCGCAGGGCTCGCTCTCCCAACAGCCGGAGCGGTCTACCTCCGCGTGGCGGATTTCACCGTGCTCACACCCCTCGGGGCATGGAACACGGGTTGCGTCGGTCTGGTGCCCATCGGGACACTGGCCGTGGACAGGCGCCCATTCCCCGCACTCGACGCAGGGGGCGACCTCTCCGCGCAGGGCTGCCGGGATGTCCCGCTGCCAGGGCGAATAGGCACGCCAGAGCCTTGCGCGCCGAACCGGATCGGTCTCTACGGCCGACAGGGCCGCGCCCATCTCACGCCGCTGATGCCGCAGAAGTTGCTCCACGGCGGCGGCGTACTCGCGGGCCGTCAAGGCTCCGTCGCCCTTCTCTCTCAGCTCGCCTGAACCGTTGTAGGTGTCCATGGCGCATACCATAGCATGGTGCGCCAGGGCTGTCAACGTGAATCTTCGGAATCGATGCGCTCGACCCGGTCTGCGTCCAGGGCCTTGCCCAACGCCCAGGGCCTGAAGCGCTTCGGCAGGTAACGCATGGCGCGGAGCCACGGAGAGACGGGCGGCGCGTCCGGGTCTGGCATGCTCCAGATGATTCCGATGGCGAGGGCGAAGAGGAGGAGGCCGACGCCCATCGGGCGTGCGTGGTGAAGTGCGGCTCCCCATCCCGCGAGGACGGCTCCTGATATCTCCAGAAGCGTTGCGGTGCCGATGCGGAGACACCGGCCGAAGTATTGGGTCATAGCTCGCGTCCCTCTCTCGCCATGGCACGGATCTCGGCGACCGTGAACGGCAAGCCGGTCTCGCTGACGAGCTGCAGGCCGGGATCAAGGCCGCGGACGTTCTCGACGACCACGACGGCGCCGTTGGGGCCGCCGAGCGTTCGCATCGGGCAGCGGGCATCGTCCTCGTCTTCCGCGAGCATGAGCGCGATGCGCTGTCCCGCGCCTGCCGTGAGCACTAAGGTCCCGGCGTAGCCGCCGGTTTCCCAGATCTCTAAGCGGTCATGAACGCCCCTGACCAGACGAAGTGACGTGATCGGCGGGCGCAGATGGTTGTATGAGGTGCTCATCCTCGGTCCTCTCTCATGTAAGCCGCAAGCTCACGAGCCGATTCGAGGCAGGGCGCAAGTTTCTCACGGAGGTCCATGATCCCATCGGCTACGTAGCTACGGCCACCATACTCGGCCCATGCGTCCTCTAGGTCACTCGCCGCGGCGGTGAGATGGCGGACAAGCTCGGCCATCGCGCGCTCAGCGGCGCCTTCGGTTACCTGGCGCCGCGGTATCATTCTTGCCCTTCTCGTGCCGGTATCGGCGGCGGTTCATGCTGCGCCCGTCGCCAGCAGTAGGTCGCGAAGCCGTATCGAAAACGGAATTGCGGGCCATCGATCGCGTCACCGCGCCAGGGAACTTCATCGCGGATGGGGCGCAGCTCCGGCTTATGCGGGTAGTGCCGCCAGATATCGAGCCAGATCTCCTCACCCTCCGCCGGTTCCGGTGGCAGCTCCGGCAGGTAGTGCCAGCCGCCGGCCGTCTGCGCCTCCGGGAGGGCGCGGATCGCATCAGCCAAGTCCTCGCCGTCCAGGGGCTCGACGAGAGCCGCTGCGGTCTCCCGGATTCGCGCCGGGCTCGCCGCCGACTCAGCGGGCCCTGGGCGCATCTCGGCGACCGACATCAGGGCCTTTGCGAGCGCGCCGAGGCCGGCTTGTGAGTCCACGTGATAGTGCCCCACGCCAAAGCCATGAAACCACTCGCGCGGGCTCGGCGCGCCGCAATGCCCATCAACGCGCACCTCGCGGCCGTAAGTCTCATGCAGCCGATCGGCAATCTCGACAGGTAATCCAGGGCCCTTCGCGATCCAATAAGTCCACGCGCGCTCAAACGTCCACCCGCACAAGGAGCCGATCACCTTGGCCGGAACCTCGCGCCCCAGGAGGAGTATCGGAACGGTTAACGGCTTGATCCCCGCCTCTTCTAGCTCGGCGGTCGCTTGCTGCGTTACTTCGCGAATCACTCCGTCGTCCGTGACGTGCCGCGCCAGATTTATCACTTGTGAGCACTCCCCTCCGCCCCCGCAGCCGGTTCCCGGAGGAGGGCGGCGGCGCGGCGGAGTTGGTTGCATGTCTCTTCAACTGCGGCCTTCTCGACGCGACAGCGCCAGAAAGCTAGTGCGGTTAGGGAAAGCGCGAGGTGCTCTCGCTCCTTCGCATCCATTGCCGCCTTCACAGCCTGCGCTTCTAGTTCTCGGGCGCGACCCTCCAGCCAGGATCGCTGCTCTCCGTAGTCCATGCCCCTGGTCATGCTCCGCAGTTGATCGGCCGTCCAGTCAGTCGGCGTCTCCTCGGCCATTGCCGGCACATGGAATCGCCGAGCGTCCGCGAGCGCTTCCTCCACCGTGGCGCGGACGGGACCGCAGGCGTAGCAAGAGACCTGCTCGGCACCGTCAAGAGAATGCCGGTGCTTCTCGACGACGATGGGCGGGACGTAGCCATCCGCTGCCGGCGCGCCCCTCGGGTCAACCGCCATCGCCTCGTCGCGCCGCTCCCTCTCGCCCGCGGGAAGGGGATAGGAGCGGAGGAGGGCGATGATTTCCTCACGCTGCGCCGGAACCACCGTATTGCAGCGCATCAGGTAGTGGACGATGCTGTCGAGTCGCGCGCGCGTAACGGCCTTCATGCCGTAGCCTCCTCGCCCTCACCCTCCGGACTCACGAGCGAGCCCGCGCCCATCTCCTCGTAGATGATGTCGGCAAGGGTGTCAGCCATGGCCTTGACCTCCTCGGGAACCAAGCCCTCACCGAACAGGGCGGTGTTGACGCGCTCCGCCGCCTTGTCCGCTTGCCTACGGTACATCCGTTCTGTTGCCTCTTGGAGCGCGACGCCGAAGGCTCTGTCGTCTTCGTCGTCCTCTCCGTGGAGGATGTTGTGGCAGCGCACCAGCTCGCGCAGAATCACGGCCTCTTCCGGGGTCCACAAGGCCACTGACCAAAGAACTTCACCGTCTCGCGTCAGTTGAATTTGCTCATAGGTGGGCACACCGTCATACGGACCGCCAACGTCAATCAGGCGCAGAGGGCTGCCGGGGTCGGGCGCCAGTCCCTTCGCCTCCAATTCGGCGAGGCGCTTCTGCGCTTCAGCAAGCCTCTCTCCGCGGGCTTGCGCTTCCTCCTCGGCGGTCTGCATGCGTTCTTGGAGGAGGAGGGCTTGCTCCTCATAGCGCGCGTCTCGGTCACGGAGTTCGTTGCGGAGGCGTTCGCATTCTGCTTCGGCCGTGGTGAGACGTTCATGAAGGTCTTCGTCTACCGGTATCATTCGGGGCTCCTCTCGTGTACCGCATTGCCTCTGGCGTATTTACGCATCAGCCCCACGACCACGCTCTGGACCGGCGAGCAATCCACCCACCAGCTCCGCCATGACCTCGCTCTGCTTGTCCGCCACAACGATCGCCTCTAGCCCCTTGATCAGCACTTCTAATTCGCTTCGCGTCAGTTCGTTCGTGGTCACTGCGACTCCTTCACCGGAATCAGGCCCGGCTCCGCGCGTACCGCCGACCGCAGCGTCGAGGCCGTGGCGACACGGGGAGCCGGGCAGAGTGCCGGCGGGGTTGAAGCGGAGCGGGTCATTGTTGGCCTCGACGGAGAGCACCATAGCATGGTGCTGGAGCGGGGTCAAGCGGTGCGGTCGGGATTCTCGGAGTTGACGGCGCGGAAGGCACCATGCTATGGTGCGGCTCGAAAGGGGAACGCATGAGCGACGATTCCGATTCGAGAGCAGCGCGCGGCGGCTGTTTCGGGCTTGGCTCCGTTGTGGCTGCCGTGCTCTCGGCGGCCCTCAATCACTCCTTCTGTTGGGGCTTCCTGCACTTCGTCCTCGGATGGATCTACGTGCTCTATGCCTTGATCGTGCGGAGCCGGGAAATCCTGCCGGCCCTGCGGCAGATGTTAGGAGTCTAATGATGAGATTCTACGGCCGGTGGGCGGGGAACAAAACAGGCACGCCGGAAGACCCGAGTCGCTGCATCGTGCAAGTGCCGCAGCACGCCGGCAGCTACGTGTACCGGCAGTGCTCGCGGAAGAGGGGACACGGCGTGCACCTCGATCTCTGCGGCATACACGCCCGCAAGGAATTCGCCCGCGGCCGAAGCTGCCTTTACATCCCGCCCGAGGAGGAGTCATGATGAAGCGCAGCACCATGTCAGACAAGCTCGACGCCGCCGGAGTCCACGGCAGCGCCCGGACAATCCTCCTCGCCGAGATGGACGATGCCGGGATGCCGTGGGAGGAAGAGGAGCCGGCTAGCGCAGAGCGCCTCTATTTTCTTGCGGGGGCGATGCTCAATCCAAATCTTCCGCCAGCGTGGGTGATCTCGATGTATTCAAACTGCGTCGGGCTGCGGGAGTCTGAAGCGCGCGCCGCCGTTGAGTTGTATGGGCGCCGAGTGTCAATCCAGACCGTCATCCGCGAGATGCGCTATCCGACCTATACGGGCGGGATCGGCCTATCTATACTCGCCCGTTGGGCGGACATGCTCGAAGGTGGTGACGGCGGCGCTCCCGTAAGTCGGCGGCGCCAAGAGGAGGATAAGCTATGAGCGAGTACGCCGTGATTCAGGCCGGGGACGCCGTGCGCATCGAGCCCGTAACAAATCCCTTCCGCCGCGGAGTCACCCTGCGCGAAGCCTTCCGCCGGGCGCGCCAACTGGCGGGATGGGCGCCGGAAGAGCGGGAGGGCGGCGAGATCTGCCGGCGGTGCGGCGGCGCGGGCTGCGGGCTCTGCGATGGCGAGGGTCACACGTTGAACCGCGCGGATGATGAGGAGGATCTGGTATGAACGCGGCGAAGCCGGTGAATCCTCCAACAGACGAAGAGCTGAGGCTGCTCGCGGCGACGGCTGGCAGTCACGCGCGGGTTTTGCGCGGGGTGGACAGAAAGCGGTACCTCCGAATCGAGGCACTGCTTGCCGCCTACCCGATGGATCGCGACGCCCTCGCGATTACGGCGGAGGAATCCGCCGAGATACTTAGCGAGGTTGCGTTAGGACTCGCATGGGCGGCCGGCGATGCCGAACCGCCGAGGTACTGCGCGGAAGGCTGTTCACTGCCTCACCTCGGCGCGCGCGCCAACGCCGCAATTCATGAAGCGGTAGAAGCAGCGGCGGCCGGGACCCGGGCACCTCCGGGCGTGTGGCATCATCTTCCTGAGCTACCGCCGGAAAGCGCGATGGTGCTCGTCGCCTCATCCTCATGGCCGCACCCCGTTCTTTGCATGCATCGCGGCGGTCGCTTCCTCATGGAGGTTGATCGTGAGGTGCCGCGGCCGTTCGCGTGGATGCCGGGTCCCCGCTTGCCGGAGCGCCGGCCATGAGCTGGCCGCAGGCATGCGTTGAGATCGCGGGATTTATCTTCGGTGCCGTGTGCGTCCTCGGGCTGGTCACCTTTCTTGAGGGCGAGGCGATTGTCCGCGCATGGAGGAACAAGCGATGAGCGCGAGCGTCGAGGAGCGGGAGCGGATCGCGCGCGGATGGCTCCTGCTCATTCGCGCCCACGATCATATCTTACGGCGGCGGGAGATCCCGCTACGGGACCGCAAGGACACTTGCGACCTGATGCATCGGCTCAGTATCGAGGTGCTCCGATGATCGTAGACTTATACCGACACCTCCGCCGAATCCTGGGCGAGAGGCAGACCGAGCACGCCCTCCCGCAGTGCGCGGACCCGGCGTGTGCCCGGATCTTCGTCCGCACCCGGCCGGGGCAGGCGCTGTGCCAGCGCTGCGAGGACGCGACCCGCGAGGCTGAGGCGTCCATCGTGCCGCTAGAGATCTGGCGCGGAAGGGCGGCGAAGTGACCGGCCTTACGGTCGCTGCTGGTGCTCGGCGCCCCAAACCGGCGCCGCCCTGCGATATGCCGGAGGGCTGCTGTTTCTGCGATAAACCGGACATCTGCCGATGCCAGCGCTGCGGCCACCGATGCTGCGGGGACTGCGTCAAGAGGCACTTATGCAGGCGGCGCCCGGTGACTCGGTGACCGCTCCCACTCCCTCCGCCCTCACCAAGAGGGAACTCGACCGTCGCGGATGGCCCTGGGCGCAGGGGGAGTATTTTCAGGTGATGGGCGATCCGAAAGATGCCGGCAGGCTCGCCGCGTTCCTGGAGTGCGTCGCGATGATAGAGAGCCTGTCATCCTTCACCGCCGACGCTTTCACGGCTGACGTTCTGCGCGCGACGCTCGGAGATCTTCGCGGAGCCGTGCTCACTCGTGCGGCCGCGATCAAGCAACGCGAGGGACCGCCCGGCGTCAAGAAGGATTTGTTCGGCTACGGGGACTTGTTGGTGCTCGACGGCCACCCCGGCTCGCTCCTGATCCAATGCACCTCGGCCTCCAACGCGAGCGCCAGGGTCGCCAAGATCAAGAGCCTGGACGTGGCCCGCGAGTGGCTCTCCGCGGGCAATCGAATCCAGGTCTGGGGCTGGGCAGAGCGACCGGTAGATGAGGCGCAGGCGTTGCTCCTGCGTGGCGCCCGGAAGCCCCGGATGTCCTGGCAGGTCCGGATCGTTCCCGTCACCATGGACATGTTCGGCGCTTGACGCTCCGCGCGCACCATGCTATGGTGCGTCTGTTCGAGGCCGTCATGCAACGCATTCCAAGTTTCCACACCTCTCGGCTGTCGCTGGCTCGCTAGCCGCCGCGGTCGGGATTTACAACCGAGGTAACGCCTCATGAGAGAGTGCAAATCGACGCGCGGCACGGCGCCCAAGGGCGTTCGGACTCAGACGCAATGCAGCGGTCATGAGGATTGCAACCGCGGCAAGTGCAACCACCCCAAGCCGTGGTGGCACGCTCAGGAAGCGAAGAAGTAGATGGCCGCCGGTCGCTTCCGTTCCCCGAAGCATCCGAAGCAGTCCAAGGTCGCCCGCGGAGGGATGACGGACGACAAGACGCGCCGCTGGCTTACCTACCGTGAGGTGCTCGACGGCACAGAGCCGTCGCTCTACACCCCGCCAGCCCGGCGCTGCCTCTACGGACTCCGCAACCTCCTGCGCCGGAAGCGGGAGGCGATCAGGCGGGATCTGCGCAAGAAGGCCGCTCAACAATCTGGCGGCTGACGGTGTCTAGGCGGTAGCAGCCCGGCGCGGAGCCGGGTTGTGTCCCTGCGGAGGAGACGGCCATGGCGAAGACAAGCACTCAAATCGCGCGAATCATACGAGATGAACTGGTTCAGATTGGCAATCGACACCCCGAGGCCGGGCGCGACCTCGATTACTGCATCGGCCTCCTCGATAAGCTGCGCGAGCGCGCTTCGGATGAAGGCTTCGGCCAGGCGAGAGAGGCCGCTGCGGCTGGCGTCGCGTTGACCGCTTGAGCGTTCTTGCCGCCCATCTCCGCGAGGTGGGCGACAGCGAGCGCTCAAGCTCGATCGACGCCACAGAGGAGGTTTCTATGCATTTGGCCGCGACCTGTCTCGTCAGCTTCTGGCTCAACCTCGCCCCGGCGCTCACGCCGGTGGCGATCCTGCCTCAGAACCAGTACAGCGGCGGCTGTCCGAGCCGGTGCGACTGCGCCGACCAATGCGAGGCGGACAAGGAGTATTACTGTTGGCCCTCGTGCAGCGGCAAGACCGGCACCGCCTACAACGACTGCATGAACCAGTGCGCAGTCACCTTCAACGCCTGCTATTCGTGGTGCGCCAACAACTGCCCCGGAGACTTCGGGGCCTGCTAGGCCGACCTCACCCGCTGCCGCTCGCCATGGTGGGCGGCAACGAGAGATGCCGGACAAGGAGGAAGAGCATGCCAGAAGAGTCGCCGAGGGAAACCCGAACCGCCGCCGAGGTTCTCGCCTACGTCGGGAGCGACGGCGAGCCGTCATTCCTCGGATTCGACCGTGAGGCGCTCGCGCGCTTCCTGTCATTCGAGGAGGCGCGGCCGTGGATGAAGCCGGACGCGACCGCGGATGGATGGCCCGCCCCTCTGCCCCGTACACGCGAAGCGTCGCTTGCTGAGGCCGTGGATTACATTCAGCGTGTCGGGATCGATAAGGCCGTGAACCATCGGGGCATCAGCGCGAACCGCACGGTGGAGAAACTCCGCGTGTTATGCTGGCTCGCCGGAGATGAAGAGGCGGTGAAGATCTGCGACACCGAGCCGTACCCGAACTATGGCGCGCCGATTCAGCGCGCCCTCTGCCGGCACCTCGGGGTCAACTACGCCTCGCTACTCGACGCCTACAATCTCGGCGTGTTCGAGGATATGGCGGACGGGCGGACCTGCCGGGCATGTCGAGAAGGACGCGAGTCGGGGTGCGGCGCATGAAGCCGAACGCGAGCAAGTCGCGCAGTGATCGCCTGAGCGGGGCACCTCTCCATACCAAGTACCGCACCGAGGAGTTCTATAGCGGCCTGGACGCCGGCATCCGGTTCGCCGTGCGCGTTCTGCATGCTGCGGGCCTCGATACCTGCCAGTCATGCCAGGGCGGCGATGGGCATTCCTACTTGGAGCCGTCCGTTGATATGGACGCGTGCGGTGACGGCGCGGACGGCCTCGCAGCCCTCGCTGCGCTCAACGCCTACGGCCTAGAGGTGAGCGCCGTATCGATCGTTTGGAACGTTCGCCACGGCCTGCCCTATGAGAAGTTGTGGCGACTCACACTCACGCGGGCAGTGGAAGAGCGGGCAGAGGAACGTCCGCTGTTCGTGTGGTGCTATCAGGCGCAGGAGGGATAGGTGCAAATCGAGATCGTAGAGATCGCAACAGGCGCCGTCGTGCACGCCGTTCAGTGCGACGGCGAGGATCGTACATCACGCGCAGCGTAGCGCCTAATGTCGGGCGTGCTCAACAATATTGGGCGCTTCAATTGCCGGCTGTCGCGCGGCGGTGACGAAGAGGTTGATGATCGGCTAGATCTCGACCGCTACTTCGCCCGGTACTCATCTCCGTGAGCCATCGCGGCTGGCGCTCGACCACCCTGAGCCTGGCAGAGCAGCGTTGCCCCGCTGCTTTAACCTACGCAGAGCAGGGCCGTCCCTACGACCGCCGGATGTTCGCCGTAGGCTCCGCGGCGCACGCGGTCCTAGAGGAGATTGGTAAGGTCAGCGCAGCGGCAGGGCGCTTCCTGGACACTCTGGAGGCCGAGGAGGTCGCGCGGGTCACCTGCGGCGAGCTGATCGCGTTCGGGCGGGACTTCGAGGGCGACCGTGAGCCGCCCCTGCCATCGGACTTGGTGTGGCGGGGCCGCGACCTAGCCATGTCCTACGTCAAGGATTGCCCCCTCCCCTATGATGCCCGGTATGAGGAGGGGCTCGCCGTTGATCGCGAGTGGCGCCCGCAGCCCTACCACGAGGACGCATGGCTGCGCGTACGGATCGATCGCCACGGCACCGCGCTACCGTCCTGGCTAGACGATGACGAGGGCGCCGGGCCGATCCTGGAGGTCGCCGACTATAAGAGCGCATGGACCGCAGACGAGGCCGAGCTCCAGACGATCCAGCGCAAGATCCAAGCGGTCATGTCCTGGGATCGGTGGGGCGCGGATCATGAGGCGCTGCGGCTAGTCGTGGTCAACTTTCGTCTGCGTCGCGAGTTTGAGACGATGGTCTTTCCGAACACCCCAGAGGGCGCCGCGGTCTTGGCGCGCTGGCGCTCCGATATCGAGACGGAGATCCGGGCGCGCGAGGAGCAAGTAGGCTTCGACGGCGAGCGTGTCGCGACCCCGGGAGGCCAGTGCTATGGCTGTCCCTACCTGGGCGGCTGCGCACCGGCGCAGGAGTTCCTTCGTTCCGTCTACGGCTCCTCAGAGCCGCTCTCCATAGCCTACGCCTACGCGATGGCTGAGGCAGAGATGCGGCGAGTTGCGGGTACAACTGCCGCGCCGGGTCCGCTGCGGTTCGCCACGGCCGAGGAGCCGCTACAGATCGACGGCGCCCAGGTCGGGACCGTGATCGAGATGCAGCGCGCGCTCACCCCGGATGCTGCGGAGGTGTTGGGCGAGGCGTGGATCAGGAAGATTCGCACGGGCGAGGCGGAAGCACAGCAGGCGACCATGCCGGGTCTCATTCAGGCCCTGGGGGTCGGGGTCCAACAGGCGGAGAACCTGATGCGCTACATCCATCCGAAGGATCGGGATGCCCAGGCTCGCGCCCTCGCTCCGATCCTGACGGAGAAGTCGAAGCGGCGGTTTGGGGTGCATCGGGATTGATTCCCGCAGCGCACCATGCTATGGTGCGCCCTGGAGGTGCCTAGGCGATGGCAACTAAGAAACCGAGCAGGGCGGCGCGCTGGGAAGCGGCGTGCGTCGGAGCCGAGCTGGCCTTACAAGCGTTGAAGGATGTTCAGGAAGAATATCAGGAGTGGTTCGACAACCTTCCCGAGAATTTGCGGGACTCGGCCGTAGGCGAGAAACTTGAAACGGTCTGTGATGTCGATGTCGAGGGAGTCCTTGACCAGATCGTCGAGGCTGGTTCGCTTGATCTGCCGCAGGGCTTCGGGAGGGACTAGGGAATGCGCGGCGCGCCCGTCACGTCTAAGGATCTATCCGACGCCGCCCTCCTCGCCAAGCTCCGCGAGAGGTACGCCCCGACCGTCATCCCGCCGTGCCGGGTGTGCGGCGGGGAGCTGAGCTTGGAGAGCTTCGGCGGCGGCATGCCGACGATCTGGCGCTGCTCACCATGGCAACCTACTGAGGATGAGCCCCTCCGGCGCAAGCCTGGCCGAGGCATCGCCGACAAACACTACTCAGATTCGGAGTTCATCGACCGGCGCCAGGGCGGCGATGCCGACGTGATCGAGCTTATCGAGCGGTTTGAGAGCCACGGATACTAAGGGAGGCGGCGATGAAGCTTTTCTTCTGGGATCGACCTAGGCCAACAGGGGACCCAAGTATTTTCTTTGCCGTCGCCGAATCGGTGGAGGAGGCTAAGCGCCTCGTGCGCTCGGCGCCCAGGTACGACTTTGGAATCTACCTGCAAGATCCGGCCGACTATGATCCCGAAGTTGAGCTCGGTGAGCCGACGCGCGTCCTAGACCTTCCCTGCGCCGAGTGGCATGAATGGAGCGAGTGATGAAACTCTACCTGCTTACCTTCGATGGTCAGGAGTACTACGTTGAGGCGACAAGCATGCATATGGCTCAGGCCGTTTGGTTGGACGCGATGCGCGCGGAGTGGGAATCGGACTGGACGGGTGACGAAGAGCCTGATCAGGTCGCCCTCGTTCACGATGAACCCGTCCTTCGCGCCGCTCCCGGCCGTGAGGGCGTACCCGGCGAGCCCGAGCACGGCATGGGCTTCGGCCTAATGACGGAGCAGCTCATCGAAGAGGGACTTATCGATCCGCCGACTGCCGCTGACTATCGGGCGGCTAGCGAGGAATGATGGCAACCGCCAAGATCCCGACCCCTACCGGCCTAGTAGGCGCGGAGCCCCGCAGGGGCGTAGGTGTCGCCGTCACCGTAGGCCGCCGCGGCGCTACCGGCATGGCGGAGTTGACGGATCGGTTTTGGTTCATGACGCCGACTCCGCACGCCCAGACCTTCGGTAGTCGCTCCTACCAGACGCGCGACCCGCACCCCGGCTTCGTCGCCTGGAACACTGGCGCGGAGGTGATCCGCAAGCGGACGGCGGGCGGCGCAATCGGTCGCTTCGCCACGCTCAAGGGCAACATCATTCATGCGAACCTCAGGGAGGCGCTGCTTTGGAATCGCTCCGCGCAGAAGCTCTCCGCGCCTCATCCCAACCCCAAGAGCCAGCGACCGGCGTGCGAGGGGGACGGTGTGCGGGCGGTGCGGTTTGAGGGTGAGGTTGAAGGCGTCGAGAGTTACGGCGAGATCCCGTGCCCGAATCAGGAGTGCGTGTTTGCGATGAACGGGCTCTGCAAGCCGTCCGTCCACTTCATCTTCCGGCTGCGCTGGAATCCTGATGACGCATTCGAGTCTCAGTTCCAGGCGCTGCGCGCGAAGTGGACCTCGCACTCCTGGAACTCGCTGAAGAACCTCCTCGGAATGCTTGAGGCGGTTCTCGGTACTGAGGCGGTGGCGCCATGGATGCCGCGCGAGGAGTGGAAGGCCGGCCTTGCGGCGGAGCTGGGCGTCGAGCACCCTTCGCTCATCGGCATGCCGTTCAGCATGACCATCGGCTCCAAGACGAGGGCGGCCGATGCGAAGACTCCGCAGGGCCGGCGCTATCCCGTCGTTCACTTCTCTGAGGACGGAGACCTGGTGGAGTGGCTCCTCGCACAGCGCTTGAAGTTCCGTGCGCTCGGCGCAGTTGAGCCGCTCGCGCTTCCCGGGCCGTCCGTTACGGACCCTGAATTCCTAGAGGTAGCGCGTCATGCCGATCGGGTCGAACTCGATTCCGTTGCCGAGGTTGCCGATAGTGGATCTGACGGCCCTCCCGGGGAGCCAAGCGTTCAGGGCGATGATAGAAATTCTCGCCGATCCGGGTCACCCGCATCCGCTGCCGGGTCTAAGGATTCAGCCGCCGCCGGACTTCTGGCCGGAAGTTCCGAACCCGGCGGTGCCATAGATGCGGCAGTCGCCTCGCCCCGCCCCGATCCTCTCCTCCCCCTTGGCCCGCCGTGGGAGACCATCTCCGCACGTGAGGCGGAAGCCCTGGCGCTCCGGCTCGAGGCCCTTGGTCGAGATCCCTTAGACCTACTAGAGGCGGCCGGCGTCGATCCCGCGCAGGCGTCCGACCTCCCGCATCTCCCCGCGGACAAGCTCCGCAAGATCTGCTCTCTCCTAGAGGCGTGGGAGCGGGCGGGACGGGGGCGGACGTGATTCACACCTTCTCTAATCGAGCCGAGCGCTGGCTCTATCGGCGTCCCTTGGCGGTGATCGTGGCTTCGTTCGTCGCCGGCGGACTCATCATGCGATGGCCCCTCACGGCCATTCCGCTTATACCTCTCGCCGCCTGGCTCGGCTCTGTAAGTGCGGAACTGGATTGCGCTGTCGAAAGGCGGAAGTGGGGCGAGCCATGAGCATCTACGGGACGATCGGCGAGTTCCGCCTCCCCGTCCTCCTCTCCCCAGAGAAGGCGCAGGAGGTCGGGCTCGTGGCGCCTAATGAGCCGATCGGCCGCATGTGGGGGTCGGGCGATGATGAAGAGGGCGACGGGCGTCCCTGCCTAGAGACCTGGGTGCTCGTCCTGATCCAGTGTGTCCCGGCCCATATCCAGGACACCGGCCCCGGTTGGGATTTCCTTCCGCCGCCGGTCGAGGATACGGCCGACGGTCCCGCGCGTGCCATTCTCTTTGTCCGGGCCGTGGCCGGCAAGGGGACCGCCCGCAACCCCCAGGAGTACCGCGAGACGCTCCTCTGCATGACCGGCGCGGAGTACCGCGCCGCCAGCTTCGGCGAAGTCCTGTGGCGCGTGCAGGAGGCCCTCGATACCGCACTCGGCCGTTGACGGCGGCGGCGCACCATGCTATGGTGCCGGTATGAGAAACGACTCAGAGCGGATTCTTTTCTACATCCCTGAACCGACCGAGGTTGAGTTGGCGATTTGCATCAACGGCGAGCGGCGGCGACCGCCAACCGCTAAAGATCTTAAGCAGGCCGGCCTGTGCCTTCGCGGGGATTTACAGGATCGCGCGCGGAGCCTCTTACTCCGTCTCGGCGAGGATATGGAGGAGGGACCGCTCGGCGCACTGAGATACTTCATCGAATACCTCACGCTTTGGGATCATGAGCCGCCCGAGGAGTTGATCGCCGAGATGCGGGCGCTCATCGGTGGAGGCTCCGATGGATGATGATGATGCGGCGGCGATGCACCCCTACGCGCGACTGCCCTCCGTCTACCTCAAGCGGCGTCGGCCGTGCTTCCTCTGCTCTCGTTCCTTGCAGCGGTTAGGGTGGGGCCCGCATAAGGGGCACTACGTGGCGAAGGAGGTAGTAATCGATGGGTTGCCGAGGTTCGTTCACGGTCGGTGTTCCGATCTCCAAGATCACCAGCCGCGCTACGGTGACCTAGAGGAGGCCGAATGAGAGACCTCCTCCCTGACGTGCGCAAGGTGCTAGAAGGATTCGACACCGACATCTTCGTCCGCTCGATTGAGGGCGACGGTGATCCCGGATGGGCGCTCCGCTTAGCGCCTTATCTGGCGGCACTCGGGAGGCTCACTAAGGCTTCCGAGGGCGCAAGCAAGATCCTCGCCTGCGGCGGCGCTGGATGGTCGGACGCGGATTGGTGGACGGACAAACTGCCCGAGCGCCTGCGCGCGCAGGACAATCGTGCCACCTCGCATCCCATCTTCGTCGTTCAGCAGCGACGCCGTGTCTACGGTTTCGATCCATCGTCCGGCGATGGCATCGCCTGGCTCGGTGATGAATCCGAGGTCGAGGAATCGCTAGCTTTCTCGCTAGAGGCCGGATATCAGAAGAACCACCATGAACCGGATGGCTACACGCGCACAGCGTACAAAGATGAATATGAGTTCGTAACGGCCTGCCTCACCGAAGCAGCGGCCGACGCGTACATAGTCGCCAACCGGCACAACCTATGTGATCCTCGCGTGTATGCGGCGTCTGGCTATCGCAATTCGGAATGGATCGCGGTTCGCGAGTTCTTTCTTCACCTCGCGGAGGCGCAATGATCCGCTGCGCCGCCTACGCCTGCAAAGAGCCAATCCAATCGCCGGAGATTGTCTGCGACGACTGCTGGCGGGCGATCCCTCCCCGTTTGCGCACGGCGATCAACCGCTGCACCAAGGAGCTGGGCACCGCCGAGGATCGTGCGGAGGCATCGGCTCGCTACGTCCGGGCGTGGGGCCATGCGCTCTCGCGGCTCGCGGAAGAGCGCGTCACTGAGCGCCTATCCTGTGAACTCATGGAGCGTGAGAGGTACGTGCAGGAGCCGGGGCAAGTATGAGCATCCACATGCCGACCGCACAGGAAACCGAGGAATACGAATACGCAGAGTCTAGGCGTCGGCGCGTTCTGCGCGAGCGGCCCTTTCTGTGCGTGATCCATTGGGGCGCATGGCACGGATTCCGGCATGGTAGCGTGTGGCTTCGGGGGCGATGTCTGTGGGCGTGGTGACTGGCGAGACGCGCGCTTTTGAGCTGTACCATGACCGCGGCTTGTGTGATCCGCGAGGATGCGCATGTGGATGGGAGGGAACGCTCGGTGAGCTACGCTTTCTTGGCGAGCAAGACGGACTCGCCCTGTTCGGCTGCCCGGCTTGTCGTTCATCGCTTGTGGCGCTAGATCAGCCCCTCGGCACCCCTGCGGGACGAAGCCTTGCCGGCCGAGCGGAGGACTCATGACCACCACCAAGGATCGCCGGGCTAGTAGGCTCGCGACATGCACGCACTTCACCGGCATTCAGCACGATGCTTGCGATGCCGGCGTAGCCTATGACTCCGTGCGCGATGTCTCTGTGCGGCCCTACCGTTGGCCGTGCCTTCATCCCGACGCGGCCATCTCCTGCGTGAAGCGCGAGTTGCCGACAGAGGAAGAGGTAGACGCCCGCGAACGGGAGGCAACGGAGGCGCTTCATCGCGGAATGCGGGCGCGCGAGGCTATAATCGCGGCGTCCGATGGAAGGCGCGACGGCGGCGGATCGATCGCGTGCCCTGAGTGTGGTCAACGGCTCAACTACACCATCGCGAGCAATGGCCATATCTGGGCCACTTGCTCCGGCGGTTGCGTGTCTTGGATGGAGTGACCATGAGCTGCCCCTATCCATACGAAGACAGCGAGAGGCCGGATCTCTGGCGCGAGGGGCGGGTCGTTGCCCGGAAGCCGCACCGCTGCTGTGAGTGCCCGCGCACGATCACGGCCGGTGAGCGCTGCGAGACAGCCGCCACGCTCTACGAAGGTCGATGGGAGCGGCTCTACCGCTGCCTGGACTGCGCGGCCTTCGCCCAGGCAATCGCCGATGAGAACAAGGAATGCCCGCTCTGGGGCGGGTTGGCGGAGAGCGCGGACTATGCCGGTTTCGAGTGGGGGACGTTCCTCGCCGAGAGGCGGATTGTGCGGAGCGCTGGCTCATGCGACTAGAGCGCATCGCGGATCTTGACGCGCGGCGAGCCGGGAAAGGTAATACCGATGGCTGAGCAGAGCAGCATTTCATGGACTGACGCAACATTTAATCCGTGGTGGGGCTGCTGGCCGGTCTCGCCCGGCTGCGCTCTCTGCTACGCCGATCGCGAGGCGTCGAGACATGGCTACTCCGATCTCTGGCAGAAAGCGGGACCGCGGAGGGCGTTCGGCGAAGCGCACTGGAATGAGCCGCGTCGCTGGGCGCGCAACCTCCCGCGCAAGCTCGGCCGCCGGCCGCGCGTGTTCTGTGCCTCCATGGCGGACGTCGGAGAGGATCATCCGGTAGCTGAGGCGGAGCGCCCGAAGCTCTGGCGGCTCGTTGAGCAGACGCCTGAGTTGGACTGGCTGCTCCTGACGAAGCGGACGGCGACCGCGCGAAAGTGGCTGCCGGCGCACTGGCTGTCCGGCGGCTGGCCGCCTCACGCCTGGTTCGGTTTCAGCGCCGAGGATCAGCCTCGGTATGACGAGCGCGCTAGCGCGGCCCTGAGCCTGGGCGCGCCCGTCACCTTCTGCTCGTATGAGCCGGCGCTTGGGCCGGTCGACTTCCGGTTTCCGGCCGTGCTCAGACGCACGCGCCCCGAAGGCTGGGAGGGAATGGGCGAGGCGAGGCGCGAGGAGGCCATCGCGACAGCGGCCCGCGCCGAGTACATCGCTCGCAGCGAGTCACTTTCTTGGGTGATCGGCGGGGGAGAGAGCGCGCGGCCGGCTGCGCGCGCGCGACCAATGCACCCGGACTGGATTCGGAGCGCTCGAGATCAGTGCATTGCGGCCGGCGTCGCCTTCCATTTCAAGCAATGGGGTGAGTACGTGTGGCGCGCCACTCGTGGCGATTCCACGGGCCGACCAAAGCACTATTTTGATGACGGCGTGTGGGTGGAGCTGGTCGGCAAGAAGGAGGCCGGCCGCGAGCTCGACGGCCGCACCTGGGATGAGTTCCCGGAGCCGCGCGGATGATCCGCCGCGCGCCCCTGCGCCGGCGCCGTCCGGCATCGGCGCTATCGCCCCGCGCGCTCGCGGTCCTGGAGAAGCGCAGGGCTGAGCGACTGGCGAGGGCGAAGGCGCGCCACGCCGCGCAGTTCGGACCGCAATCCGAGCTGTGCCGGCGCGGCCCGTGCCAGGGCTGCGGCAAGCACGTCCGCTGCATCCCTCACCACTGGCCCCATAGAAAGCACGGCGGCCTGGACAAGGACACGTGCGCCCTCTGCCCGTTCGATTGTCACCTCGCGGCGCACGAGGACCGCGAGGCATTTGAGGCGCGCGTCGGGCGGACGGTCTCCTCCATGGTGGAGGAGATGAGGGAGCGGCTGGCGGCCCGCACAGGAGGCTCCGTTGACGGATAAGGAACTACTCATCTTCGTTGCTGAGTTCCGTGCCGGCTTGCTTGGCGGAGCTTCAGCGCGCGGTATGTGCGCCGTGGTCTGCTGGCCCCTGGTCAGCCTACTGGCCGCGGTGGGGGTCGAGGCGGAGCTGGAGGATCTCGATTGGTCTGATGCGCCCCGAGGGCTATTGAACCATGTCATCATTCGGCTGGCAGACGGCCGAGTCCTTGACCCGACCGCCGATCAATTCGGCCTCGCTTCCGTCTACCTTGGCCCGATGCCGGAGATCTACAGTGACCATGCGCGCCGGTTGCGATCGGTGGATTGATGGCTGAGCGAGCCCGCACCCTCTGGCTCTACGACCTCCCCGGCCTGACGGGACAGATCATCGGCGAGGAGGCGCGTGCACTGCATCTGATCGTCCATGTCAAGGAGTTGGACGTGACGCTCGCCCAGAAACTCGGGGAGATCCCCGAGGCGCAATGGTTGGCCCTCCGTGCCGCATGCGCGGCCCGCTGCGGCATCCCGGACTATGAGGTATGGGCTGAGCAACGCATCCTCGCCTCGCCCGGCTATCAGAAGTGGCGCGAGGATCTCACGCGCTACCAGGAACGCTACGTGCCGAGTGTCAAATGAGGCTAAGGAGGCTGCGGAGGTAACCTACATGAGCACCGGCGATCTGACTGGTGGAAGACGCCTGACGGAGGATGAGCTGGCCGAGGCAATTGAGGAACTCCGGCGCCCCGATCTGCCTTCGTTTCTCGCCCGCATGCGCGAGCCTAAGGCTGGTAAGCGCGTGCTACGGCATCGGACGCTCTCGGAATTGGATGGCGAGCGGGGAGACTAATGCGGCCCTCGTGCTGCGAACACCCCATGCGCAACAAGGGACCGGCGCGCCCCGGCTCGCCGATTCGATGGCTCTGCCTTTTCTGTGGGAAATATGGCCCCGCATTGGGGGAACCAAAAACCCGCCTGCGCCTCTGCGCCCACGAGGACGGCGGCTGGCTCCTGTACGAGGGCCGGAGGGGCATGCCGGTCACCGTGGACAAGCGCAACCGCAGGCGCGTCTTCCTGGGCACGAGGCATCCGTATGCCAACTCCGGCGGCTGGCAGTACCTCGCCCGCTTCCTGGTCATGGATGCCCTACGGCGCCGTCTTGGCTCACGCGAGCAGGTCCACCACGGAGACGGCAACCGGTTGCATGACCAGCTCCGAAACTGCGAAGCGCTGATCCCGGAGCTACACGGCCGCTACGGTGCCGCGGCCTCCTCCCTCGGCGGCTTCCGGAATGATCTCGGGCGGTTCGTCGAGTGGGATGGGGAGGCGGACCTGGTAAAGCTCGCACCGTTCGCCATTGCCAGGTACGGCCCCGTCGTAGGCAATGCCGCGCTCCGGCTCCTGGAGGGCATGGGCGACTCGCTGTGGGGCGATCGAGCTGAGGCGCTACCCATCTTCATCCCGTCGTCGGTCGGCCTGCCTGAGTCCCTGGGCATTGCGGCGCAGGTCATTCCGTGACTCAGCCATCACTCTTCCGGTCTAGCGGCGCGCGGTTCTCTTCTTGCCGGACCTACCGATACCATCTCGGCCGGCGATGGGAGACCGGTCCGGCGTGTCTGTGGGTAATGCTGAATCCATCAACTGCGGATGCGGATTCCAACGATCCGACCGTGGAGAGGTGCGAGCGGCGGGCTCGCGCGTGGGGATTCGGAGCGGTCGAGGTAGTCAACTTGTTCGCCCTGCGGAGCACCGACCCGTCCGCGCTTAAATCTCATGCCGATCCTGTCGGACCCGAGAACGACGGCATCATCGTAGAGGCCGCCGAACGGTCCGGCGTGATCGTCTGCGCTTGGGGATCATGGGGAGCCTTTCGGGGACGAAGCGCCGAGATTTGTTTCCTACTCGGCCGGTTCGACTTGCATGCCCTGCGCGTGATCAAGAGTGGCGAGCCCGCCCATCCCCTGTATCTCCCCTATTCACTGCGCCTGATGCCGTGGCAGAGGCGGTCGGCGCCATGAGCGGCTACGCTGGCCGTCTCCGCGGCCCTCTCCGTGACGTGGTACCCGTAGACTCAGGCGCCGAGCAAGGCCCGGTCCCGGAGCACCTGAGACCGCCTCCGCCTGCCCGCCGGCCACCCTCCGAGCCCTTGACCACCGCCGAGCGAGAGGCCCTCCGCAACCGCCCGTTGCCCAAGGGGCTCGGGCTCGGCTACTTCAAGCGGCCGGGCGCGCTCAGGCGAGCCGTTCAACCTGCCCAAGATCTGAAGATCCCGCGGCCCCGCAAGCAACCCTCTGCGGTCTCTCGTGCGCCGGTCATTGACCGCCCGTCCTGCCCCACAGGATGCGGAGGCAAGGTGAAGACGCGGGGCATGCGCGGCGTGCATCGGCGGTGGCACTGCGAATGCGGGCGCAACTGGACGGTTTGAGGGGGGAATTGCCTCCATGCTATGATCCCCTCTCATGGTGACCGCTACCCCTTCCCCCAATCCCACCAAGAAGCCCAAGAAGCGTGTACCCGAAGGCGCCTCGATTAGCGCCGTCTACCGCTCTCGCCCCACGAATAAGAAACTCCTCACCTTGCGCCGCCGGTATGGGCTTGGCGCGGCGTCTGTTCTGCGGATTCTCCTTGATCTCTTCGGCGAAGATCCCGGGTTCCACCAAGCCCTGGCAGAGGAGAAGGCGGCGAGCAAGGATGCGGAATGGAAGCCGAATAGCCGGCGCAGGCGGCGGGCGAATGCGGGTAACGGGGCCGTCGTGGTGACCGACCCCGTCTCGAAATCCTCTCCCGGCCAAAACTAGCCCGGCCGGTCAGTGCGCCTGCGGCGGGCCGTCGCTCAGGATGCGGCGGCAGGAAGAGCCGCCGTCGGGATGACAGCTCCCGCAACGCCGAGCGGATTCTCTCCTTCTCCCGCCTCTAGCGTCATCGCTGGCAGGAGAGCGCTACCCTCCGCTAGGCGCCCCGTCAGGCGGGCGTGTTCCAACGTCACGGCGAGCACGCGCGTCGCGGCGGCTAGAAGTCTTGCCTCGGCGTGCGCCGTCATCGCATCGGTTTCCTTCTCCACTAGGCGTCGATGCGCCTTGTGGATCGTGTCCAACAGATCGGTCGAGCTGTTCCACATGGGTCAGTCCTCCCTTGGCTTTCGCCTTGAGTGTCCTCTTGAAGGCCCACAGCGCCACGGCACAATCCGCGGCTTCTGGTGTCAGGCCCTTCCTGTGTACGAGTTGCCAGTGATACCGCTGGCAACGATCGGAGCAAAATCGCTGGCGGCGGTGAAAAGCGATGAACGCCTCGCCGCAGGGACAAATGCGATCCTCGGTCCACCTCTCGATCTTTCGGCGCCACCGCGCGGCTGCCACGACTTTGTTGTCAACACCGTAACGTGCCGCCAGTACAATGTCCGGAACGCTGCCGAGATCCTTCATTTCATCCCAGGCATAGCGCGATCCAGGCAGTCCGCGCTTCCGCCGCACTCTCGACACCTGAGCTTCTGTCAGACCGTGCTTTGTGGCGATCTCCCGGTCCGTGGCGCCCGTTCCTAACTCGCGTGAGAACATCTCTGGATTGCATCTCTCTCGCTGCGGACGAAGGGCGGCGATGCCGCGCCGCTTGCGCTGATAATAGACCGCCTGGGAAGTGCAGCCGAGGCGCCGAGCGAGGACTCTATCCTCGATGCGCCCGAGCGGTTGCGCGTCCCAATCGATTCGAGCCATGCGACCCATGCCTAGATCTCCAGTCCCCGTGCGCGGCGTTATAGAACGCGGGACGCTTCCTCTATCCGGCGCCTGTAATCAAGGTCGCCGTTGCGCTTGGGGGCGAGCGTGTATTTGTCGGCCGGGAACGCTCGTGTCCTATCTAGTAAGCCCGCAGCGTGCAGCCTCGCGGTATGGGCGCGAACCGTCCGCAGCGACACCTCGGCGTGCTCGCGCGCCAGTTCGGCGGCCTCCCTGTTAGTCATCCATCGACCTGGGTTGGTCGTGAACGCGCGCCAGACAGCTATTTCGTGAGGCGAAACCAGATCCTCGTCTCTCATATGCAGCGCCACTCCTTTCCGGGCCATAGTATGCCGGCCTACGGGTAAGGTCAAGCCTTTTCGCGGCACCATCGCGGAACTAGGTCTCCCGCCGTCCCGCGATCACCGCGAGCACAGAGCCCCGGCGAGCCAAGAGTGTCCGAGCCTCCTCTGTGGGGAGCTTGCGCCGTGCGCACGCCTTGACGTGGGCGAGGATCTCTTCCGGTGTGACGCCGTGATTGAGGTATGCCGCGACGGCTACGGCGAACCCTTCCGGGCTGCGGTTGCCGCGCGAATCGTTGCAGCGCTTGTCGGCCGTCACCAAGTTGCGCGCGTCGTTCGTGCCGCCCTTAGACTTCGGCTTGAGGTGGTCGAGCGAGAGTCGGGCGCCGTCTTCGACTGAGGCTCCGCACCAGACGCAGGCGAAGCCATCACGAGAGTAGATGCTCAGTCTTTTCAGCGGCCGGCACCAACAGCCTACGGGCTGATGGGCTGTGTGGGCACGCTTGGCGGCGGAGGCCATGGCTAGTACTCGTTCTTCAGGAGCATGACGATGAGCCAGTACGCCCCAGCCTGCTCCGCGAGGTACTGGATTCCCTCGGTGTAGAGGAGGCTCGTGAAGTTGCGGAAGTAGCGTTCCGTTCCGCTGAACTGCCGGAGCGATGTGGTGAGGTCGGCCGGTGAGGCGCTGCCCTTGGTGTCCATGGGGATATAGTACGCACTGCGGACTAAGAAGTCAATGGGTAATTTCTCTTTGGTGTCAATGACTTAGGATTTGCCTGGCGGGAGTGAGGTCATCCGCTGCCTTCGGCGCGCGTGGTCGCCAAAGACTCCAGCCGAGCAAGGAGCCGGCGAGTGCGCTTAAGGTCATGATCGTAATGACCACCTCTGGCACAGGGATGCCGAGCCACCGCGCCAGGAGGGAGGCGAGGAAAGTTCCATGGCTATGGGCGCCGCTGAGGCGGAGCGAAAGCTCCTGCAAGGGGCATCCGCCGCAGAGGATTTGGCTCAGCACCGTCACGGTGACCATCGCGATTTGAAGACGATGAAGCCGACCGCGCGGCCAGAAATAGATCGCCACGCAGAGGGTGACCTGCAAGATCACCCAGGCGAGATGGAAGACGTCCACTGCGCGGGCGAGGTCGGGGTGTATGCCCATGGACAGCAGCCTAGCACCATGCTATGGTAGGCGTCAAGGCCCGGCGTTCGCGTAGTGCGGCGCGCGGCGTGATTGAGGGGAGTATCACCACGATGGCACCGACGACCGCGCCAAAAACCTGTGGGGCGCTCTTTCAACAGTGCATTGACCATCTCCTGCCCATACCGATGACGCCGCTCCAGTTGTTCGCTGCCGGTATGGTCTACGGACAGGCTGAGAAGGTATATCTTGGGGCGTGCCAAGCATCGATGTTTCGACCATCCGCCGAGCACCGGGCGTGGCACCTCGAACTGACGCGGTATATATGCGACCTGATGGATCTGCGCCTGGTCACCGCGTTGCGCTTCGAGATCTCCGACGAGATATGGATATGCCGCCCAGGGGCCGAGCGCATACTCCGTGAATGTCTAGAGCGCGACGAGGTCAACTCGCCGGCCTGGCATACCTTCCGGGGGTTGATGACCGGGGTACCAATGGATGAGGTGGACATGGAATTTCACCGACGCAGAGGCTTCGGGCTTCCGTGCGATCGGGTGACGCGAACCTAATGACCGATGCACTCGCCCTCCGCACCGCTGACGCCATAGCGGAGTTGTGCCTAAGCGGCAAGCTCGACAAGCAAGGCCGCCCGCTGATTGAGCACGTCCGCCGAGTCGCCGCGGCGTGCGCTGGCCTCTCACTAGATCAGCGTCTCGCCGCCCTTTTGCACGAGTGCATAGAAGACGGTGGCCTAGAATCTCGCGGCATCAGCCTCATCTTCGGGCACTCCGTTGGACAAATGGTGTGGCTGCTAAGCCGACGCCCCGGCGAACCGTACCTGGAAGCCTACATCCCCGCTATAGCGCGGCTCTTCCCGGCGGCCATCCCAGTCAAGCTGGCCGACCTCGCCGACAACCTAGACCCCTCCCGCGGCCCGATCCCGGACTCCCTCCGGCGGCGATATGAGAGGGCGCGGGAGATCCTGATATCGTCCGCTGCGGAGGATGCCCATGCCGGACGATGAACAGCCGTTACTTTTCGACCTCCCGCCGGAATGGAGGTCGAAGTGGGAGGGGATGCCGGACTTTGAGCAGAGAGACCAAGAGGCGTTCGACTCAATCACCGTCCATTTCCGCAATGATGATGACCGCCGAGCATTCCTAGCGCTCCTCGGTGAGCACCCCATGCGCCGACGCTCAATCTGGTATCCGCGGATGGAACTTGTAACGCAGAGTGAAAGAAACGCCGCGCCGACCACTGTCGAGCAAGGCTCCTATCCAATCTATGTCATCTCCAAGGGCCGATGGGAGTGGAGTCAGCGGCTCACTTGCCGCGCGCTTGATAAGCTCGGGATTCCTTATCACCTGGTCATTGAGCCGCAGGAATATGATAGCTACGCGGTCATACCGTGCCGCACGGGCGTGATCCTAACGCTTCCGTTCAGTAATCTCGGAAGCGGCTCAATCCCTGCCCGGAATTGGGTTTGGGAGCATTCGGTCGCGAGTGGAGCGCGGCGCCATTGGATTCTCGATGACAATATGGACGGCTTCTATAGGCTGAATGAGAACCTAAAAACCAAGGTCATCGACTCAAACCCATTCATTCCTGTTGAGCAGTTCGCGGATCGCTATTCTAACGCCGCCATGGCGGGGATGAACTATGAGTTTTTCGCAAACCGGAGGAGCAAGAAACCGCCGTTCTATCTCAACACGCGGGTTTACTCCTGCATTCTAATTGACAACAACATTCCCTTCCGCTGGCGGGGTCGGTACAATGAAGACACGGACCTATCCCTTCGCGTGCTTAAGGCGGGTCTCTGTACGGTGCTTTTTAACGCACTCCTCTGCAAGAAGATGCCCACGATGACCATGGGCGGCGGCAACACCGCGGAGCTTTACAAGGATGATGGTCGGTTGCTCATGGCGCAGTCTCTCCAGGAGCAGCACCCGGACGTGGTGACGATCACGCGCAAATGGAATCGCTGGCAGCACCAGGTCAACTACAAGCCCTTTAGAAGGAACAAACTGATCCCCGTTGAGGAGGTGACCTGATGCCGGGTAGAACGCGCGGTAGCTGCCGATTTGAGACCTACTACCAGGTCCAGGTGCGGGATGAGATGAGCGCCGCATGGAAGACCGTCAAGGGCAACCACGCGACTGAGAAGGCGGCTCACGCCGCCGCGCCGGCCGGGAAGTACCGGGTCGCCACGGTCTCTGAAGCGGGGCGCTCCTACTCCCCGATCCAGAATCGCTAGGCCGACCAATTGCGCGTGCGAGGGAGATCTTGATGGGAGGCTAGATTTCCCCTCTTGACTCACCCCTCGCCGTTGCTATAGCTTTTCCTCCTGCGCTACCCGTGCAACAGGAGGGGAGATGGCTGACCTTTTGGAGTTGTCGCGCAACCTTGACCCTGAGCAGTCCGTCCGCGGAGTCCCTCTTGGTTCCGGTGTGGCAGGACGGAACCTCGCCGTCATCGAGGAGATGCGATCCCGCGGCTTCACCTGGAGAGAGATCTGCAAGTTCCTGTCCGACCATGGCGAGTATGACGGCCGACCAGATGGCCTCCGCACCTGCTACGTCGCCTACAAAAAGGCTGCCGGGCGGAGAGGGTAGCAACGCGCCTATGAGCCGTATGCGCACGCGCCTGATTGAGCCCGGATTCTTCCAAAATGAAGACCTCGCCGCCCTACCGCCGTTCGGTCGTCTGCTGTTCGCGGGATTGTGGTGTCTCGCGGATCGGGAGGGCCGACTAGACGACAGACCGCCCAAAATCCGGGCGCTTCTCTTCGCCTATGAGGAGGTTCCGGTTGATGAACTCCTCGGCGGGTTAGCCAAGGCTGGCCTTGTGACGCGGTATGAGGTAGGCGGCCGCAAGTACCTGCAAGTCAATAAGTTCCTCGAACATCAGAAGCCTCATCCCCGCGAAGAAAAATCCATCATCCCTTCCCCAGGGTTAGCCAAGGTTAGCCCTGGGCCAACCTTGGACACGCCAAGGCGCGTGGTATTAGTTTCTGTTTCTAATTCTGTTTCTACTTCTTCTGCGTCGAGCCCTGCGGACTCGACGCCGGAACCGGAACTCTTCAAGCTCGATACGCCGCCGATCCCAGAGCCGGTGCTCGTGTTCCCGGCGAAGGGAGAGCCGAAGCAATGGCACCTCACCCCTGCGAAGCTCGCCGAATGGCAGGGGACCTTCCCCGATCTCGATGTCCTCGGCACATGTCGGAAAGCCCTCCAGTGGTTGCGTGACAACCCACAACACGGGAAGACCGCCAAGGGTATGACGAAGTACATTGGGGGTTTTTTGGGGCGCGAGCAGAACGACCCGCGTAGCGCCCTCCGGCGGAACGTCTCACGCGGCAACGGCAACGGCAATGGTAGGGCTCACGAGCTCACCGCCGAGGAACAGGGCCGGTGGTACAAGCTCATCAAGCGGGGCCGGGTTGGCCTTGCTGACGGCCATGTGCCGGGGTGGCGCGACTGGCTCGATGAGCTAGAGACGGTGCCGCAATCGGCGGGCGCCGATGCGCTCTCGGCGAAGCTCGACGAGCTGTTCGCCCGGAAGCATGCGGCCGAGACGGCCCACGGTTCCGAGGTCGCGCATGGCTAACGCATCCATCGTCCTCACCCTTCCGCAGCCAAGCCTGCCGGAACACGAGAACTCCCTCCTCGGCGCGCTCCTCCTGTTCCCGGAGAAGCTGAAAGAGGTGGAGGATCTCTACCCGTCCGACTTCTACGGCGAGCGTACACGCATACTGTTCCAAGCGATGCTAGACCTCGATGCAGACGGCGAGCCGATAGACCATCTCTCACTCAAAGACCGAATCGGCGAGGAGGTCTGGGAGCGGATCGGCGGGTACGCATGGCTTTGTGCTCTCGATCTCGACATGCCTGACGTAGGAAATCTGCCGGTTTGGTCGAAGGCGATTAAGACAGCCTCGGCGGCGCGAGCGGCGGCGTGCGTCGCACTTGATCTCGCGCGGCAGGTAGGAGGTAAGGGATCGCTCGCGGACGCCCTCGGGCTCGCGGCGGAGCGGCTCGAAGTCTTGCGCGATGGACTTCCTGGCGCGATCCGCACCTGGTCATCACTCGGGCATTCCCCATCCGAGGAAGAGTTACTCGCCCCGTACACCCCCGAGCAGCTCGCGTTACAGGTCAAGACGGGACTGCCAACCGTAGACGCCGCCGGCCTCATGGGGCCTTCGACCTTGAACCTCATCGTCGCGAGGACGGGTGTCGGCAAGACGGCGCTCGCCCTCCAGATCGCCGCGCACAACGCAATCACGCGGCGCCTCCCTGGCGGATATGTCTCGCTTGAGATGCCGAAGAAGCGCCTAATACAACGCATCATTGCGGCTCGTGCGCGGGTGGACTACACGCACATTCACACACATCGCCTGAGTGACTATGAACGCGCGGACTGTTCACGGGCCTACCAGGAGATTCAAGGCGCACCACTATTCTTCGATGACAGACCATCGCTGACGGCGGGACAGATTGGACTCGCGATTCGGCGCCTCAAGATCGAGCACCGAGACGCGGCGTGGTTTGTGGTGGACTACCTGAGCTTGATTGAGTTGGAGCGGCAGGATGTTCGCCGGCCGGACCTGCCACTAGCGAAGATCGCGGAGGGGTTAGCGAGTTTGGCGCGGCAGCTAGAGATCCACATTACGCTATTGTGCCAGCTCTCGCGGCGCGGCGAGCAGGAGAATCGCGAGCCGATCTTGACGGACATCAGCGACAGCGATGGACTCGCGAAGCCCGCCAACAGCGTGCTAGCCGTACATCGCGGCTATCGCCAGGATGAGCCGGGCGTGAGGGATGACATCGGTTACGTCACGACGCTCAAGCACAGAGATGGACCGCAGCCGAGAGTCAAGATTCGGTTCCTTGGCGCCTTCCAGACATTCCGCGAGGAGACGGGAGATCGATGACCGACGAAGAAAGAGAGGCCGATTTCCGTTGGCAGGCTATGCGGTCCATGAGCGAGAGTATCGCGGCGCGGCAGAAGGCCGGTGCCTCGCCGGATGAGTTGCTCACCCTCGCGGAGGAACGGCTTGCGCTGGCCCGCGAGTTTCACGGCGTGGCGCTGAAGGATTCCGCGCGGTGAGCCACCTGCCGCTCTTCGACCCGCCGGAGCCAGCACGCGAACAGCGCGCCGCGGCTCTCGCTATCCTCCCGCCGCCGCCTGATCGCGGACCCTGGGTTCCAAGCGCCCGACAGGACCCCTGCGCTCACGCAGAAGTGTGCGAGGGTTGTGCGGACTGCGAACGGTGGCGCGCCTTCTTCGTCGAGTGCTCGTGCTGTGGCCGGTACCAGCACGAGCGAACGATGTACGGCACCCGTTGCCGGCTCTGCCAAATCAAGGCGAAGAATGAGCTAGACCCCGAAACGGAGCGCTTCGCCTGGGAACCTCCATGGTGACCGAAATTAACCCCTTGACGCGCACCCTAGCATGGTGTACGCTTTCCCCCGCGATGAGAAATTCAAGCCTCTACCTCGGCGCCCCCGCAGCGATCTCTGCGGCGGATAGGGGCTCTCGCGTGCAGTGCGAGCGGGGACGCCGAGGAGAGGTGTCAGCGTGAGGCGCAACCGGGTATCCAACCACGGCGGCGCACGCCCCGCCCCGCGTAGGAAGAGCGGGGCGGGGCCGCGTCGGTACCCGCGGGGGCTTCGCGAACGGAATGAGACACTCCGATTCGCGCGGTTAGCGGCGCGGCTCAAAAGGGTGAGCGCGACCGCCTGCGACGCGTCGAAGTCTGCGGGTGAGTGAACGCATGACTTCTTTCGGCCAGGTCAACACGGCCCTGCTCGTCACGGGCACGCACCGTGACGGCTCGGCCCGGATCGAAGTCCGGCAATCCATCGCGAGCCGAGATCTCCACCCCGGCCAGCGGTTCACGAGCGCGCAGGGCACGGAGTACGCCGTCGCCTTGGATGGTTCTGTGCGCCGGGTCATGCGCCGTCGAGCCCGCGGGGCGTCGGCTCGGCAGATAAGAATCGCAACCAAGGCGCGGCGCGAGGCGGCGCGGATCGCCGCGAAGAACCAAGAAAGGGTGAGCGCTAATGGCTAAGAGCACACAGGCAGAACAGGCCCCCGTGGGCCGCAAGCCGCGAGGCCCCAACCGCACCACCTTCTTGCCGCCGGCCACGCTCGACGACGAGATCAAGGCGGTGAGCGAGAAAACCGGCGTCCCGATCCCGAAGCTGCGCGGCTACGTGCAGGCTGAAGCGGCGACGCTGCTCGCCGGACTGCGCGGGAAGGTTCTCGAAATCTACGCCCGCGCGGTCGGCCTCTCCGCAGGCTCGCCGGTCGCCGAATACAAGCGCGACTTCAACCACGGCACGGGCGAGACCGGGCTGTCCGTGCTGCCAGCCGACGAGCCGGCGAGTTAGGCGGAATGATGCCGAAACACAAACACGTCCACGTTCACTACCATGAACACGGCGGCGGCGAGATTCGAGACAAGCTCGACCTCATCCTCGCCAAATTGACCAAGGAGGATGAAGTCATGAGCGCCCATTCCGACGCCCTCGCCGCCCTCGAATCGATCGCCCAGAAGCTAGAGGGTGACCTCGGCTTGTCGATCGCGGAGAAGCAGTCCCTCCAGTCCCAGAAGGACGACCTCGCCGCACAGCTCGCCGCCGCGAAGGCGGAGGACGACACCGAGGCCATCCAAGCGCTGAGCACGCAGCTCCAGGCGCTCGACGCGCAGCTCGCCCCGGCGCCGGCGCCGGCCCCCGCGCCTGAGCCAGTCCCGGCGACCCCGGCCGCGACCAACCCCGACGGCACCGCGGTCGTCACGACCGATCAGCCGCCACCGACCGCGTAGGCTCGCGCGCCATGAGTTGGAGCATCAACATCATCGGCAAGCCTAGCGCGGTTGCGGCCGAGCTTGCGAAGCACGCTGAGAGCCTTTCCGGCGAGTCACGCCGGGAGTTCGAGGCGGCTCTGCCATCGCTCGTCGCCCTCTGCCACGAGAACTTCGCGAACGGCGGCGGCTATACTGAGCCCGTCCTTGTCCTCGAAGCGAGCGGCCACGGCACGGCAGTGCCAGAGACGGCAAGGATCTCGCTCGGTCGCTTGCTGTCAACCTCCGCCCGATGTACGGCAAGGTCGTCTAGGCATGAACTCTCCGACGCGGCAGTCACGCAGGGCGCAGGTGCCCGAAACCGCGGGGACTGCCGCGCCGGAGCTGTTCATCCCAACACGAAAGCGGCGAGAGGAGGACTCGCATACCGCGATTCCGCGGTCGGTGGAAGCCTGGCTAGTTTCATCTCCCGCGGCCCTCTCGGGGACTACGGCACACACCCCGGACGGGCCGTGTCACAACCCGGAGTCTCGGCGGGGGAGTACCGAGACATGAATGGAGAAGGGGCCAAGGTGCCCCTCGCACCGGGGAGCCCGGCACCCTGCGAGTGCACGGCCCGAAGTACCGCAAGCGGACGGCGCGTGAGCCGAAGCGGTGGTCGTGCAGGGGCTTGGGGTGAACAGCCGAGCGGGCGGCGCCGCGGAGCGGGTGAAAGCCCCGCGTTTCCCTTCGATACACCGAAGGGCGCCGCGCATCAGTACCGGCGAGTCATCGGGGGCCGAGCAGCCATCCTCTGGCGGGGCGCTCAGCTTGGGTTGTGCGAGGAGGGGATCGGGTACCTCGCCCAACCGACGACTCCGCGCCGCCAGGCCGGAGCGCAACTGCCCACTGCCGCAGGACCGGCGCCGGACCCGACTCGGCGCCGGGCTTCATAATCCCCGCTTCGGGGGCGGTTTCACGGCGACCGTTAATTTGCCGCGTACTGAGGAGGCTCGCAAATGAATGCCAGGTTCAGGTTTGAGAATGAGGTCGGCGCCGATGTCTACGCAGGGGCGATCCCGATCGGCGACACCCTTCGCCCCGGAGAGTACGTAATGCTTCGGATCGATTGCGGGTTGGAGGATGAACACACCGAGACGATGGTTCCGATGCGCAAGGCAGAGGCCCGCGCACTCGCCAGCGCCATCATGGGCGTGGCGGCGGAGCTGTGAAGCCGGTCCCCTTCAGGCAGTCCAACGGCACACTCGCGGGCGGCCCGGCCTCAGCGTTCGGCGCAGATCTCGACGTCGTAGACCTGCCCGTCTACCGAGACGGCAAGGAGATCATCTCCTGTTGGCGGCCATCCTGGCGGGAGCGACTGTCGATCCTCCTCCGTGGCCGGGTATGGCTCCTGGTCGTGACGCCTACCACTCACCCGCCCGTCTTCTTGGACGGCGGTCATGTATTCGAGGAGGACTGAACCATGAGCAAACAAGGCGACCTCGCGCTAAGGGTCATAGAGCACGAGGATGAATCCGCGCAGCCCGGACTGACATCCGAATCGCGCGCGACCGCACTCTCCGAGCGGAACCGGGCCTACCGCGAGCTGAAGCGCATGGTGGGCGGCATCGTACGGGCGGATCAGTGTCTGGACCGAGCGCGCCGCCTCCGGGCATGCTAGACTAGAGGGCGGACTCCTGTGGGATGCCCGCCCTAACCAACGCTGGAGATACGCTTGCCCTGACGCTCGTGCAGGGCATCTCGTTTTCCCTTGACCTCGCACTTCGCCAACCCGACCGCACCACGCCGATAGACCTGAGCGGCGCGACGCTCTCGGCGATTGCGGGTGATTACCCGTTCACGGTCGCCGTCACCGATCCGACGTCTGGCGCGTTCACCTTATCCCTCCTGCCATCAGAGACGCAGGCTCTCCGCGCCACGCGGCGCTACGGCGAGGCCCTCGTCGCCCTCGGCCTAGAGTTCGACCTTCGCATCACATGGCCAAGCGGTGAGGTGGAGTCCCTCGCTCGCGGCAGGGTAGATGTTGAGTCGTGGTCGCCGCCGGTGACGCCGTGAGCCTGCCGATCCTCATAGTCCGGCCGACCTCACCGTCTCTGGTGCTGGAGGTCGGCATCCCTGGGCCGCCGGGACCGACTGGCGCGGCAGGGGTCGCGGCCGGAGCGGCTGTGCGGGTAGAGCAGACGGCCCACGGGTTGAGTGTCAAGGACTGGATTGCTTTCGACGGCACGTCATGGGTACTGGCGCAGGCCACCATCGGCGGGCTGCGTTGCGACGGCGTCGTGGCGGAGGTAACAGACGCCGACACCTTCGGTTTTGTACCCGCGGGAGTCACCGACTTCGGCCTACCCCACGGCTACTCACTTGGCCCCCTTTACCTCTCGCAGGACACGGCCGGAACCGTCACGTCAACGGCACCCGTGGGCGGCATGAGTCAACGCGTCGCTACGGCAATCTCCGCGACTCGCATCATTGTGCAGCAGCTCCCGCAGGAGGAGCGCTAAGCTGTGCGGTGCCTCTCGTTTCTGCTCGCCGCCGGATTGCTCTGCGGAGCCGCGGTCCTACCCGCCCAAGTGATTCAGATCCCGCCGCGTGGAACTGTCGCGCAGCTCCCGGCTCCGAGTTCGGCGCTAAAGGGCCGCATCCGCTCCGTCACGGACGGCGCAACGGCCACGGACTGCACGGCTGGCGGCGGTTCCTACGCCGTCCTGTGCATCGACACCGGAACTGCATGGACTGTAGGCGCGGTTGGCCCGACAGGGGCGCCTGGTGCGCCAGGAGCGACGGGTACCGCGGGGGCGGACGGTAAGACCGTGCGCAGCGGTATCGGCGCGCCGTCGTCCGGCCTTGGAGTGGACGGCGACTTCTATATCGACACCGCGAGCAGTTCAATCTACGGGCCAAAGACGGCCGGGGCGTGGGGCTCGTCTACGCTTCTGATAGGACCGCCCGGCGCCACGGGAAGCACTGGCGCCGCCGGCGCTACGGGGGCCGCAGGCGCCAACGGCTCGACATGGTACACGGGCAGTGGCGCGCCTTCGAACGGCACGGGAGTAAACGGCGACTACTACTTCCGAAGCTCGACGGGCGAGGTCTACACCAAGACCGCCGGCTCTTGGGGATCTCCGATCGCCAGTCTAATCGGACCGACAGGCGCCGCTGGGTCGCCGGGAGCTACGGGTGCAACGGGGCCGCAGGGTCCGCCGGGTCCGGCGCCGAGCGGAGCGGCAAACCAAGTGCTGGCGACGCCCGATGGCGCCCCCGGAACGGCAGTCCTGCGCCCCTTGGTGGCGGCCGACGTGCCGACCCTGAATCAATCCACGAACGGCAACGCAGCGACCAGCTCGGATGGGCTCACGAGCGCGACAGGGACCGCCCCGCTGACCCTCTTGCTCAACAGCAAGGCGCTGATCGGGTCTATCTTGATCACCCCCGCCAATCCTGGCGGCGCCGTGGCACTTCAGGCTTCGACTCCGGGCTCGACGCAGACCGGCAACTTAAACATCTCTGGCGCGGGCCTGTTCGGCGGCCCTCTCTCCGGCTCCAACCTCTCCGGCACCAACACCGGAGATCAGACGATTACCGGAACAGGTGACGTCACGGGCTCAGGCACGGGCTCAATCGCCTGGACGATCGCCAGCGGGGCCGTCACTCTCGCAAAGATGGCAAACATGGCCACCGCATCATTTCTTGGGCGCAACACGGCCGGCACCGGAGCGCCGGAGGTTCTCGGCACTGCCACAGTGAAAACCATGCTTGGTCTCTCCGGCACCAACTCAGGAGACCAGGTAGTACCCGCAACCACGACCGGGACGGCGAGCAATTGGTTCAGCGCCTATGACGCGACGACGGGGGCGTTCACGAAGTCCCGCCCATCCTGCGCCGATCTCTCCAATGCCGCCGCGAGCTGTGCCACGGATGCCACGAACGCGACGAACCTCAGCTCAGGGACGATCCCGGCCGGCCGCATGCCAGCGTTCGCCGGCGACATGATGACTTCTGCGGGCTCCCTCGCCACGACGGTCGGCAAGATAAACGGCGTGTCCCTTGCCGGGCTCGCGACGGGCATTCTCAAAAACACCACAACTACCGGCTTTCCGAGCATTGCCGTCGCCGGCGACTTCCCCACTCTTAACCAGAACACGAACGGCAGCGCGGCGACGCTAAGCACGCCGCGTGCGATCTACGGCAACAACTTCGACGGGAGCGCGGCGCTCGCCCAGGTCATCGCCTCAACCTACGGCGGCACCGGCAACGGCTTCGCGAAGTTCAGCGGGCCGGCTTCCACGGAGAAGACGTTCACCTTGCCGAACGCGTCGGCGGCGGTCCTCACCGACAACGCTGCCGTGACGGTAGCGCAGGGGGGCACCGGCGTGGGCGCCATCGCGGCCCATGGCGTCGTCATCGGCAACGGTACCTCCGCCGTCAACGTCACCGGCGCCGGCACCGCTGGCCAAGTGCTGACGTCGAACGGCGCCGCGGCTGACCCGACCTTCCAGGCGGCGGCTGGCGGCCTCGCGAATCCCCTGGCGGCTGGGAGTCTCTCCTCTATGCCTCTCCAGGTTGTGCAGGCGGGGACGGGCCTCTACCAGCCGGCGACGAACGTGCTCGGTCTGGGAGCGAACGCTGTTGACGTGATGCGCCTAAACTACCTCGCATCGGCCGTTGATTACTTCAACTTCACTCCCGCCGCTACGGCGAGCCCAGCGACGATCACGATTGCCGCGGCCGGTTCCGATTCCAACATCAACATTCGCCTCGCACCTAAAGGCACCGGCGGCACCGACCTCCAGGATATCTCCGCCAGCGCACAACGCCTCTATTTCGACCGCTCAACGAGCGGTGCGCCGGTCGTGTTCCGGAACGGTGCCGCGCTGGTGATTCAGGACAATGATGGCACCTATACCAACTCGACCTTGCAGGCCGGACCCTATGCCCAGCAAGGCGGCGCCGCGAGTCTCTTCAGGGGAGTGCAGATCGGCAACGGGTTTCAGCTCAACATCTCAGACGGTACGGACTACAATCGCGGCCTCGCCGCTGTAACCGGCGCGACAGGACTGCGCTCAACGGATGGCAGCACAGGCGTCGGCTTCATCGCGTCATCGCGGCAGCGATTGACGAAGACCGCCGCCTATACGGTGCTCGCGACGGACAGCGGCGCGGTCTTCAACAACCTGGGGGCGGCGGGCCAGGTCATACTCACGTTGCCTGCTTGCGGGGCCGTCGGGCTGGCCTATGCCTTCGTCGTCGCTACGGCCCAAAATCTCCAGGTGCTCGCCGTAGGGTCAGACAAGATCTATGACGGCAATACGGCATCAGCGGCGGCGGGTCACATGGACTCCTCCTCGATCGGCACCCGCATGGACTTCATCTGTGCATCCACCAACTTGTGGTCAACCGTCGTAAGTGGTACCCACACCATAACGTAGAGGAGCGAGGGTCCATGCGCCAACTCACCGCCTTACTCACCATGCTAATGACCCTCGCCAGTCCCGCGGTCGCGGCCGTCCGGCCTTGCACCTCTGCGCTGGTGACCGCAGGGCTCTGCAATAGTACCAGCGACGTTCTCGTGAGCTACTCCCTCAGCACCGTAGACCCTGACGGTGCCGGCCCCCGAGTCGCCATGGCCACCCAGTTCTCCGAGGGCTGCGCCATCACCTTCGACTACCAGGCCATAATCAACGGCGTAGCGAACCCGGAGACCAAGAGCGCCTTCTGTGACCGGGTGATGAAGTCGGTACTATTCAAGAGTTTTGCCGATCGCTACTACAACGCGCTCGCCGAAGCCACGAAGCAGCAGACGATCGTCGCGACGCCGGCGGACATCGTGCCGTAGCGCTTGACGCTCGCCGCGCACCATGCTATGGTATGTCCATGACAACCACCGAGACGCCCCGCAGCTCCTGGATATCCAGCTTCTCCTACCGGAACGGCTTCCTCGCCGTGTTCACCCGGCAAGGCCCGGTGCTCCTCCACGGCGACGTTCCGCCCCACGTGCCGGGGCTCTTGAAGGCCGGCACCGGCCGCCGCTCCGTGGGCCTCGCCTACACCCGCCTGGTCAAGGGCCGGTATCCCTACCAGCGGGTAGAGGGTGAGCGGGTGCTGGAGCTGCGGAGGCTGATGGCACTGAGCCGATGAAGATCTGGAGCTACGGCATCAATTCGCGCCCCGAGTTCATGGGCGGCTCTATCTACCTTGAAGAGCGTCCATGGTGGCTCGCGCTCACGGAGTGGTTTGCCTTCTGGGTAGATTGGCGATGGCTCTCCAAGATTAGGCTCCCGGACTGGCCGCAGGTCGCATGGAAGGATGCGGACGCGCCCTGCTCGCCGCGTGAGTGGTGGGGCGACCTCGGCCAAATGGTGTTCTCGTACGTCACGCAGCCCCTCTTTCAGTGGGCCTACATGCACCCGCGCAATCGGCGCACTGAGGTCGATCTCGGTTATCAGCGCGTGCGGGAGATCTTCTACACCCAGGACCGCGAGTTCTTCGATGAGCACGAGGCGGCGGCGATGGATGATCTGATGATGGAGGAAACGACCAACTGCCCGCAGTGCGGCTATCCCGACCACGCGGAGGGAGGCCCGTACAAAGGCATCTACACACCCGGAGAGCGCTGCACCTTCTGCGGCTACCTGGACGGAGAGGTGACCGCTGATGCATCCGCCTGACCCGCTCGCCCTTTGCGACAACCTGGATTGCGAGGTTCGGCCTCACTACACCAACTGCTCGGGCTGCTTCGGCTTTGGAGTGAGTGAGGGCGGCGCGCCGATTCCGGCCTGTCATTTGCCAACAGTCTGGTACCCATGGCTCCCCTGCCCCGTCTGCGGGAGCACGCCAAAGGGAGCGCCGGTCGCCCTCATAGAGGAGGCGACTGCCGGTTCAATCGCTCTATGGGATGCCGCGACCGCCGCCAGCTCCGATTCAAGTAAGGCGGAGCGGCTGAGCGCACCAATGAATCCGAAATCCGGCCCGATCGGAGAGACGATGAGCCGGATGCGATGGGAGGACGGCACCATACCGACCGATGGTGAGCTGCGCCTTTTGACCGCATTGGCGAATGGTCGGTATGCCCCGCTTTTGGCAACAGAGCACGCCAAGAACCATCTAGCCGCGCTGGGGTTTGTGATCTTGACGAACTACGGAGAGGGGTGCGAGCTGACGCGCGCGGGAGCCGTTGCGGGCTTGCAGGCGCTACGCGGGAGAACGCTCTGCTACCCGCTGTGCGCTTGCGGCCACCGCCAAGACTCCCACCGCGACGCGTGCGATCCAAGGGGCGGAGGATGCTGGGAATGCGCCTCCTGCGTCGGCTATCGGCCGAGCGGTGATCTAGGCTAACCATCTGCATGGAGATCCTCGGTCGCCCCTTCCCGCCTGGTGCTCTCCTAGAGAGCCTAGCCGTCGAATTCGAGCCAGATGAAGCGCTCGCCAACTGGATAGTCGCCACCTTCATCGACGCAGGCTCCCCGCTCTACAACCCTGAGCATGACCACTTAGCCGGCGCTCGGATCGGCGCGCTCTGGACGAACGTCGAGAACGTCCGCGGCCAGCGGCGCATCGCGGCCATGGCGGAGAAGCCGATGCCGCCTGCAACCGGCGGCAAATGGGCACGCGCCCGTTGGGAGCATCAGGTCGTCGGATGGTTCGGAGAGATCCCGGACTTCATTCTGACCTTCGATGCCATGCTCGCGGTCGAAGCACCGGACCTCTCGTGGTGCTGCCTATGTGAGCACGAGCTCCATCATTGCGGACAGGCGTGCGATGAGTACGGCGCCCCGAAGTTTCACAGCGCCAAGGCCGGCGGCGGTCCAATCTTCGCGATCGTTGGCCACGACGTAGAGGTGCATATCGCAGATGTGCGCCGCTACGGAATCGCGGGCGCGCCCGGCCGAGTGGCTGATTTGATTGCCGCAGCGAGCCTTCCGCCCGAGATCGGAGCTGCTGACTGTGCTATGGTATGCGGGACATGCGCGAGGATGACGGCGTGAGCGATGCGCCAGAGATTGACTGCAAGGTAGTTCCGTTCGCGCCTCGCTCCGCCAGCCTGCGAGTTGACCGCGAATCAGTCCCGCGCGGGGCATGCACGCATGAGAACGTTGAAATCCGCCAGCGCCCGCGTCGGCTACGCTGCATAGATTGCCGTAGGGCCGTAGATCCTTTCGAGTACATCCTTGGACTTGCAGAGCGGTGGGATCGCCTCTTCCCCAAGAATGAGGCCGCGCGCGAGCTAGAGATGGCGCTCAACACGACGCTCGCCGCACACGGCAGCGTTATCATCAACGATTCCGGCGTCACCGCCCGGCGCCTCACTGACCACGGGATGAAGTTGGAGGCTCATGAAGCATGGGGCTTCCAGTCTTGGCACGGAGGAGCGGCGGCAACCATCATCGGCGCTGTCAAGAAGCTCGATTTTGACGCCGCGAGGTGGGGGAGCGGTCCCGTCGTCTATCCGCGGATGACCATAGAAAAGGTGCGGGGGGAGAAGCGCTGGCGAGTAGGAGTGCTGACCTCGGGTGGTTGGGGTTTGGAGGGCGAGGCCACGTCCATAAACCAAGCCTACGATCTCGCGAGGGCGAGGGCTGCCGAGATGGGCAAGCCATGCATTATCGAGGACCGGCCTAAGAGGCTCTGGAGATAGTCCTCGCCATGTGGACAGAAGACAGCCCCTATCCCGTCAAGCCGATACACCGGGCGAAGCACATCCGGGCTGACGGAGCGGTGTCGGCTCTCTGTTTCGCGGCGCCGCGCAAGATCAACCTCCGCCAGGCGACATGGACGCTCAGGGATGACGCCGTGACCTGCCCCAAGTGCCGGGAGGCGATGGCGAAGTGATCCCGTCCCACGGCAGCCCCAAGATCTGCGCCTTCTGTGAATACTTCGATGGCGGAGGCGAGCGACTCGTGCAGGCAGCGCGGGAAGGAGCCAAGCTCCTAGGCGACTGCCACTGTCCCCACTCACCGCGCTTCACGACGGCGAGCGATGACACCTGCAATGAGTTCGTCCTCGATACCTGCCTGCGCGCCGAGGTCGAGGCATGACCCTCCCCGCCTATCCCGCAGAGGGCCAACTCGTGGCCGTGGCGGGGGAGGAGATCATATGTCCGCAATGCGGCGCGATAGAGGGCTCCTTCACGGCAGACGCATATGGCGCCAAAGGCAGCCTCTGGCCGGTAGCGTGGTGCGATGACCGCGGCTTCCCGCGTGATGCTACCTGCCGCTTCTGCGAGTCCGCCACGCTAGAGGCTTGCGGCCCGGATGGCTCGTCAGTCGCAGAGCTAGCGGCCGGCGCGACCCATTTCATCGCCCTCCACATCCGCTCTGGCTCCTGGACTGGCTGGCGCTCCATAGGTGCGGAGTGACAGGCGCGTACCAGGCCACGCCGGGAGGCAGTTGTTACCGTTCTACCCAAGGTGTTACCGTTTGACCCAAGTTGACAATTAACGCCATATGACAAGAAGTGTCACATGCCTGAGCTGACCCCCGAGCAGCGCCTCTTCATCGTCCGCCGGCTCGCCTGTTTCGCCAGCCCTACCCAGGTAGCGGAGGCGGTCAAGGAGGAGTTCGGCATCGAGGTGGACCGGCGGCACGTCGGCAATTACAGTCTGCGCAACCCCAAGCTGAGCAAGGCGTACCGGGAGGAGGGTGAGGCCACCCGTAAGGAGTACATCGAGTCCGCCCGCGAGATCGGGATCTCTCACCAGACCTACAGGCTAGAGCAGCTAGGGGAGCTGTACCTGGAGGCGCGGAAGACGCGGAACCGTCCACTGGCCGTGCAGATCATCGAGACCGCGGCCAAGGAGACTGGCGGGGCCTATACCTCCCGCCGTGACGTGACCCTCACCGACCCGGACGAAGTGCTGGCGCGCATCCTGGGCGTATCGAAGGACAAGCTGCCGACGTGAGCGCGTTGCGCTGGACAGGGCCGCGCGACGGAGCGGTCTGAGCCTCCCGCGACCGTTGCCCGGATGCTGATGGTTGCAGCCCTTGAGAGGTTGAGGACAGAACGATGAACCGTAGCGTGGCGAAGGTGTCGGTTACTTCTTGGGGAAGCGGAAGCGGGTCGGCTTCGGCCGGCAGCGCACGACTACCGGCTCCGCTGATTCCCGCCGCGGTCCATCGTTGTGCCCTTCGCGTGGCGAAGGTTGCGGGTACTTCTTTCGGTAAGAAACCGTCTTCGGACGGACTCCCGTAGCCGCCCATTCCCGGGTAGGGCACTTCAAGTCTGGGGGCGCTCATGCGCACGAACACCTCCGCCGTCCAAGTCGCTGTCACTCATGAGGGAGCCAAGGCCGGGCATCAGAAGCCGGTCGAGGCGCTTCTGCGTGCGGTCTCTACCTGCATGCTCTGGGAATCGACCTTCTACGAGTCCGGTTCCGAGATCGCCAAGAACATCGAATCCCTCTGCGGCCAGGTGAGCGCGGAAGACTTGGCGGCTGTGGCCGTCGAGGCTCGCCAGCGGCTGAACCTCCGGCACGTCCCGCTGTTCCTGGTGCGCCAGCTCGCGAAGCTCCACCGCGGGCCGATCGTCGGTGACACCCTCGCGGCAGTCCTGCGCCGGCCGGACGAAGCGACGGAGTTCCTCGCGCTCTGGTGGAGGGATGGGCGCGGAGAGACCGTCAAGCTCTCCGCCCAGGTCAAGCGCGGCCTCCGTCTCGCCTTCTCGGGATGGGATGAGTACCGGCTCGCCAAGTACGCCGGGGCCGGCGACAAGATAAAACTCCGCGACGCTCTTTTTCTGAGCCATGCCAAGCCGAAGGATGACGAGCAGGCCGCGCTGTGGAAGCGGCTCATCTCTGGTGAGCTGACGCCGCCCGATACCTGGGAGGTCGCACTCTCTGCCGGCGCCGACAAGAAAGAAACATGGGAACGCCTTCTTCGGGAGCGCAAGCTCGGCTATCAGGCGCTCCTGATGAACCTGCGGAACATGACCGATGCGGGAGCTGATCCGGCGCTCGTGCGGGAGGCGTTGCTCGACGGTCGCGGGAGTGAGCGGATGTTCCCGTACCGCTTCTTGGCCGCGTCGCGGGTTGCCCCGCAGTACGCTGACGCCCTGAGTGAAGCCATGCTCAGTTCGCTCAGCGGTCATGAGAAGCTGCCGGGCGCCACCGTCCTGGTCGTGGACGTATCGGGATCGATGGAAAGCCCCCTCTCCGCCAAGAGCGCGATGCATCGCCTCGACGCGGCCGGCTGCCTTGCCGTGATCCTGCGCGAGGTCAGCGAGTCGCTGCGCGTGTTCTCGTTCAGCAACGCAGTCGTCGAGGTCGCCAACCATCGCGGATTGGCGCTGAGTCACGCGGTCACGGAGAGCCAGCGTCACGGCGGCACCGAGTTGCGCGCCGCGCTTGAGGCCGTGCGCAAGGCGATCCCGAACGCGCATCGCGTCATCGTCATCACCGACGAGCAGTCGCAGGATGGCATCGCCCCGGCCTGGGCGCCGCACTCTTACCTAATCAACGTCGCGCCGTACAAGCCCGGACTCGAGACCTCCCAGGGCTGGACGCGCATCAACGGATGGTCAGACCGGGTCGTGGACTGGATTCTGATGGAGGAGGCGACCGCGCCCGATGGGCAGTGAGTCAACCTCCGCCGCACCCGCTGACCGCCTAACCCTTGACCAGCTAGTCGCGGCCATCCGCCGTCTACCTCCCGGCCTGGAACAGGCGCGGGCGGTCGCGGCGTTCGCCAAGAGGTATGAGGGGCGGACAAGCGCCGGCCGAGATCCGGCGCAGCGCCGGAAGTATGCGGGCGATCCGTGGGCCTACATCGCGGACGTGTTCGGCTATCCAGCGACGCCTCAGCAGGAAGAGGCGCTCGCGCTCATGGAGGCGCATGACCGCGTCCTTTTGCCCTCCGCCAATGACCTCGGGAAGACCTGGCTTTTGGGAGAATACGCAGTTTACTACATGGACGCTGTTGGTGCGCAGCTCGATGAAGATACGGGCGGCGAGCAGGGCGCCCGCGTGCTCCTCCCCGGCCCGGATCACCCGACCATCCGTGCCACGATCTACAACAAAATGCTCCTGATGGCCGAGCGGGCAGAGGCCCGCGGCTTCAAGATGCCAGGCAGGCGGTCTCTCGATTCCGTGCTCTGGCGCGTGCGTCCGGAGTGGGAGGTCGAGGCGTTCTCCCCGCCGCGGCAAGTTGGCCAGGAGGTCGCCCATACCGCGAGCGGCCGGCACCACAGGAACCAAATCGCGCTCATCGAGGAGGGGCAGGGCGTATCGGAGCGCGTCTGGAGAGCGGCCGAGGGCATGTGCGCCTCCCGCGGAAACAAGATCATCAGCTCGTTCAACCCCACAGAGGCGAGCGGCCCGACCTACCAGCGTTCCCGCCGGAACTATATCGTCATGCACTGGGATGCCTTCGAGCACCCGAATGTCGTGCAACGGAAGATCGTCATAGAGGGCGCCGTGGACTATCTGGTGACGGATGACCGGGTGAGGGAGTGCCGTGACCGCGGTCCTTATCCTGGCACACAGCCGGACGCGACCTACGGTGACTTCATTTACGCTGCCCCGACGGTTGAGGAGACGCGTGCCGGCCTCGTAGAGCGAGGCCCGCGAGAGGATGGCATCCTGGGCCATCCCGACGCGACGCCGCACGTCTGGAGGCCCACGGGGGCTTTCGAGGCCCAAGTCCGCGGGCGCTGGCCTAAGTCGTCGGACACCGGCCTGTTCAACCCTGGCGCATGGGATGCGGGTGTCGAGCGCTGGCTCTCTGGACAAGATCCGGTCATCCTCCCGGACCGTATCGGCGTGGACGCGGCCAGAGAGGGTGGCGACGACTGCTGCTACTGTCCGGCATGGGGAGAGACCTCGGCCGCGCTCCTCCGCGCCCATCACCAGGCGCAGAAGGATGGTGACTCTCGGCTCCTGGAGGAACTCCGCATCTCGCGCCGAGTTCGCGTCGGGGAGATCCGCGTCGCTCCCAAGGGCGATGGGCCGCTCGTGGCAGAGGCCATCTTCAAGGTCTACCCATCCTCGCCCTGGGTAGTCGATGAGGGGAGCGTAGGCACCTCCGTCCTCGACCACGCCGCGAAGGTCTTAGGCGCGTCGGCCTCCGGCATCAGCTTCTCCGGCAAGCGTCCAGACCGCATCCCCGGCGAGCGGCTGGTCTACAACATGCGCGCCTCGCTCTACGTCCGCGCCGCGCTGCTCTTGGATCTCGGCCTCGCCGATCCCCCGGATGATCCTCTCCTACGGGAAGAGGTGCTTGCCCACGAGATCGTCAAGTGGGAGGCCGTAACGGTCAAGGAGTCTCCCGGCGGCAAGAAAGAGACCAAGTATGCCGCCCGCGTCCTGGAAAAAGCCGAGGTCAAGAAGAAGATCGGCCGCTCCCCAGACCGGGCGGACGCGTTCGTGCTGGCGCTCGCTCCGGCGAAGGCTAAGGGTCGCGGGTTGATCTGGTGAGGCGTTGACCAGGTACCGCGCACCATGCTATGGTTCAGGGTATGTTCTCAAGCGAAGTGATTTTCATCCTGACCGTGGCCTGCGTGAGCTTCGGCCTCGGCATGTGGCCAGGTCGTCACCGGCGCCCTCCGGCCACGGCAGTTGCGGCTAGGCGTTGCGCCCCGAATGACTCCTCGGATGACGCGCATCCCCTGCTCACGCCATTCCTGCGCCCAGATGGCGATGATCCCGCCGAAGGGACGATCCCAAAGTGCGCTCTTTGTGGAGAAACCGCGCCGCATCCCCATAGCATCGAGGAAATCGGCGCCTGGAGGGGCGATCACGGCCTCGTGACGCGGGACACCGCCGAATCAAGGCTTGAACGGGCCCGCATGGAAGTATCGCTGGCCGAATCCCTCGCGGCGACTGAGATTGAGCGTGCCCGAGCCAAGTTGAGGGATGCAGAGATCAGTCTGGGATACATGGCCGAGAACGGCCCGACTAGGGCGGCGTCATGTCCGGACTAATCCTCTTGTTCGCCTGCCTCGCAATGGACCGGCATCGGACCGTGAGCTTCGGCGGCATCCAGTTGACTGATGTCGCGACTGATGACGCGACACTCCTGGCGCGCTTACTCAAGTCGATGCACGTTGGCCTTCCTCATAGACACTCGATCTACATAATCCGCGGAGAGGGCGCGCGCATCGCCCCTCCACCAGTCCCTCTGAGCGACCTCTCTCGGTGGCTATCTGATCGCCGCCGTCTTCACTCTGTCGCCCGGCGCCATACTGGCTTATGGGCTCACCGCTGACCCGGAACACGTCTTCGTGTTGAGCATGTTGATTTCCTTGGCGCCTGAAGAGATCGGCCTGACCGCCGGATTCGACCTCCGCAAGCTGCGCGAGAAGAGCCCGGACGGCATGAGCCTGAAAGACGCAGCCGTAGCGGTCGGCGTCTCGCTCTCCTACCTCTCTGACGTAGAGCGCGGCTACCGACCCGTCTCGCCGAGGGTCGAACGGGCCTACTACCGCCTCTTCTCCGGCAGGCCCACCGAGTGACGGCAGAGTCCCGAACCGTCGCCGTGCTACTCTGTAGCGGATGGATCTTGCTCACCTGGGGGGTGGCCGAGCTGACATCTCGCTGGGCGTGGCCCATCGGGCTCGGGCTCGGGCTGCTCATTGCGGGCTGTGCCTTCGGGTGGGCGATGATCCGGGAGGCTCGCCATGAAGCAGCGGCTCTTCGCGGTCCCCAACCTCCTGCGGGCGGCATCCCTCCCGAGTACTGACAAGACGACGGCGATGACGTTTCTCCCATGGGGCGCCGGCCGCTGGCCGCTCCAACGGGACTACGACCCCACCGAGTCCTACATCCAAGGCTGGGATGCCTGCTGTTGGGTGTTCGCCTGCGTCTCCCGGATCGCGCAGTGCGTCAGCTCCCTGCAATGGATCGTCAAAGAGAGGCGCAAGGGCTCGGACAAGTGGGAGCCGATTCCCGGCGGTCATGACTATGAGACGCTCCTAGAGTACCCGAACGCCCGACTCTCTCGGAAAACTATGGTCACGCTCGCCGTGCAGCACCTTCTACTGCCCGGCGAGTTCTACTGGAAAAAGGTGCTCATCGGGAACCGGGTAGACGAGCTGTGGCCGATGAACCCGCTCGTCATCGACCCGGTCGCATCGCCGGATGAGTGGATCAAGGAATACCGGGTGCGGCGCGGTACGGTGACGGTCGGCCGCACGGTCCCCGCGGAGGAGATGGTGCACGGGCTCTATGTCAACCCGCGCCTCCCCTTCCGAGGCCACAGCCCATTCCGCGCCCTCCGCGAGACCGTAGCCATGGACAATGACCAGGTCACATGGAACCGCAACCTGCCACGGAACGGCAACGTGCCGCGGGGCGCCTTCGTAGACCCGACCATCACCGATGAGAACGCCCAGGAAGCGAAGGACCGGATCATGGCGCAGTCCGGCCCCGAGCACGCCGGCAAGCCCATGGTGATCGGGGGACAGGCAAAGTGGGAGCGGATGGCTCTCTCACCGGTCGAGGTGGACTGGCTGAACACCACGAACATGACGGTGAAGAGAGTCTGCGCCGTCTATAACGTCCCGCCGGCCGTCATCATCCCGGAGACCGCAACCCGCGGCATGAACAACTCCAACTTGGCCGAGTCCATCCGCTACCTCTGGGAGCACAGCGCCCTGCCCGTGGCGGATCTGGTCGAGGAGGCGCTCAATCAGTCGCTCTTCGGCTCCCGAGACGACCGCAAGAAGTTCTGGATTCACTACGACACGAGCGGTGTGAAGGCGATGCAACAGACCTTCAAGGAGCAATTGACCGCAGTGACCGAGGGGGTCAAGAACGGTATCCGGCTGAACGACATGCTCTCCCTCATGGACATCCCGATTGATCCCCAGCCGGGCGGAGATCAGCCGGTGCGGGCGAACACGCTCATCGCGATCCGGCTAGCCGGTGATGCGGGAGCACGACCGCCCAAGAAGCCGCCAGTGGGCGCGGCAGAGACCTCTCCGGGAGACGCTGCGCCGCCGCCCAGCGCGCCGCCGGCCCCGGATGCCGCCGTCGCGGCTGCGGGTGGCTAGGCGAGCTTCAGGTATACGGTGAGGAGTTGGCTCGTGCTGCCAGTTGAGGGACTGACGCGAATATAGGCATCGATCTGCGCGACGACGAAGCGATCAGCCACGCCCTGGATCGAGACCTGCGCGCCAAGAGGAGGCGGCTCAACATCAGAGACCGTGAACCACTCCCTTTCACCCGGCAGCTTGTAGGAGACGGTGCTCACCGCTCAGCCTGACCCATCGTCAGAATGCCGGCAGGCTTGGGGGCCCCTGGTCGGCCGTTGAGCACCCATTCTTCGGCGAGGTCGAAGTGATCGGCGATAGCGTCGAAGGCTTCAGCCTCCGGGAGGTCACACTCCGCCACGAGACGCTTCGCGAGGGAGTTAAGCATCTTGCCTTCGAGGTCGCGCGCGGCGTCATTCACGCCCGGCGGTCCTCGCTGCGCCGTGGTCAGTCCATCCAGAAGGAAAGGCGCGACGCGCGATCCGCGTGCACAGTAGGTTCTGCACGAGGTGAACCGCCGAGCAGACATCCCCGATATCGTCGGGGTGCTGCACAGGGAGGGCGAGCCATGCCGCCCAAAGAGCGGCGGCGAGTTTCGAGATTCGGTCCTCCTCCGGCGTCAGACCTGTTTCTGGGTTGATGAACACCTTCCCTCGCTGCTCCCACGCGTGCAGATCATCAGGCCGCAGGGGCGTCAGCGGGTGGCCGCATACTCCGCAAGTGGCCGTCACCTCCGCGCCTTCACTTCCGCCACCGTATCCCGCTTCACCCGCTCCACCTCAGACGGCTCCACCATCCTCCGTCCGGTAGGCCCCGCCGGCCGGAACGTCGCCAGCCTCCCATCCTTCGCCATCATCCGCGCAGTTTCATAGCCGAGCCCCAGCTCGGCGGCTGCTTCCTTGAGCGTTAGCGGCCTAGCCATCGATTCGCAGATCCTCCGCAGGGAGACCAAGTAAGGCAAGCGTCACCCAAGAATAGCCAAATCCACCAAAGAGTTCAAGCGTGGCGGATTCTGGAGCTTTCCCCGGTGGCACACTTGCCCCGTGGAACTCGGCCTCCAGTCGATCCCCTTTAGCTGTCTCCCGCTCGCGGTGCAAACCAAGCGCCGCGAGTTGGGGGGCATGGGCGTCGAGTTCAAGGCGCTACCGTGTGAGATGAAGGTGGACAAGGCGAAGCGTCGCTATGAGGGGCAGTTCGCCAGCTACGGCAACGTGGACAAGGGCAACGACCTCATAGAGCCATTCGCCGGCGGCTCCTACCTCAAGAGCCGATGGGACAACTACCTGATCAAGACCTTCTGGGATCACGAGGTGCCGTGTGGCCCTCGCCCTGACGTGCTAGAGGAGACCAAGGACGGCCTCTTCGCCGCTGGGACGATCACCGATCACCCGAGCTTCGATCTCCTCCTCGCCCAGCTAGAGGACGGCACGATCCGCCACGGCTCCATCGGTTGGATCAACCGCGGGTCCGAGATCAAGTCCATCGACGGCAAGTCAGTGCGCGTGGTCAAGGCGTACGAGCCGGTCGAGGTCTCGCCCTGCTACTACCCGATGAACGAGAAGACGTCCGTCACCCTCACCAAGGCCATGAGCGCTTTGGGCGAGGCAGCGGAGAGCAAGTCCCTCTACGGGCTGGCGGAGGCCATCTACGCCCTCGCGGGCGCCCGTTCCGCGGTGGATTACGTAGACCAGCTCCTCAATCCGCAGCCCGCGCTCTCGCCCCAGGAGGCAGAGATCATCCGCCGAATCTATGAAGAGACGGCCGCGATGTCTGACACTGCGGCGACGCTCTTCCGCGCTAAGTGCGAGACGACCCCCGACAAGCCGCCCACGGCCGAGGAATGGGGCCGCGTCATCGCGCAGGTCTTCGCGGGCCACAAGTCGGCCTTCGACCTTACCGGCCTAGAGACCAAGGCCGGCGCGCGCCACTCCGCCGCGGACATGAAGATGATTCAGGCCATGCACGATAACGCCGTCGCTCTTGGAGCGTCCTGCCCCACCTAACCCGAGGGAAATGCCATGGAACCCGAGGCCCTTAAGGCCGTACAGACCGCGATCGAAACGGAGATGAAGAAGTTCTCCGAGGAGACGCTCGTCCCGCTGGTCAAGAAGCAGGACGACGAGATGAAGAAGCACGGCAAGGCGACCGAGGAGACCGGCAAGGCCCTCTCCGACGCCGGCAAGAAGCAGGACGAGATGACGAAGGAGCTGGCCGAGATCAAGGCGTCGCTGGCCGAGCAGACCGAGACCATCGGCGGCTACAAGTCGAAGATCGGCGACTTGGAGGAGGCCATCAAGAAGGGCCAGCGGCCGGGATGGGGCGATCCCTCCGTCGAGGAGTACAAGTCCGCTGGCGCGCGGTTCACGGAATGGCTCGGTGACGAAGGCCAGAAGTCGTTGCTCGACGGCCTCAAGCGCACCGAGGGCGCCCAGCTCCGCAGCTCCCCGGCGTTCGGCGTCAAGCGCCTGCATCCGCCCAAGGTCGAGCGCAAGGCGGTCGCCACTACAGACATCGTCCTGGTGCCGCAGCTTCAGCCCGGCATCGTCCAGCTTCTGGGGCCGCGCCTCATGATCCGCGACCTGATGCCGTCCTCGCCGCTCGGCCCTCCGGGGCTGACGGCCTGGGTGGAGGAGACCGGCTTCTTCTCCGTCGCGACGCAGGCCGTTACCTCGATCACCCGCAGCGGCTCGGTGGCCACGGTCACCACGACTGCGGCCCACGGCCTGCGTAGCATGGACCGGGTCCAGATCGCTGGTGCCGCACAGCCCGAGTACAACGTCATCGGCCGCGTGACCGTCACCGGCGCGACGACCTTCACCTACGCGGTGAGCGGCACGCCGGCGACTCCCGCCACGACCACGACCGCGCTCACCGCGAACCGGATGAACAATTTCGGTGCCGCTGCGTTCGTGGCCGAAGGTAGCCCGAAGCCGGAAGCCGGTCTCAAGCTCACGGAGCGGACGGGCCGGGCCGAGGTCATCGCGCACTGGCTCACCGTGACCCGCCAGTCACTCGACGACATGCCCGGCCTCCGTGCGCAGATCGACAACCGCCTCCTGACCGGCCTCGATTACGCCGAAGAGCAGGCGATCCTCTACGGCAACGGCAGCACGCCCAACGTCCAGGGCATCATGACTCACCCCAACGTCCAGAAGTACAACTGGAGCGCGGGCAAGGCAGGCGACAACAAGATGGACGCGATCCGGCGAGCGATCACCCGCGTCCAGCTCGCCTTCATGACTCCGAGCGGCGGAGTGGTCAATCCCCTCGACTTCGAAGACATCGAGACCGCCAAGGGCTCGACCGACTACTACATCTGGATGCAGGCGCCCGGCGCCGGTGCCGGAGATCGTGTCTGGCGCCTGCCGCTCGTCGTGACCCCGGCGATCGTCGAGAAGGACTTTCTCATCGGCGCCTTCGCTGAGGGCGGCGAGATCCGAGAGCGAGAGGACAACACGATCCGCTTCTCGGACAACGTCGGCACGAACTTCACCTCCAACCTCCTCGTGATCCTGGCGGAGGAGCGGATGCTGCCGGTCTGGTATCGCCCGGAGGCGTTCGTGGCCGGTGACTTCGACAACGCCCCGGTCGTGACGCCGTAAGGAGGCGATGATGCGACGCAACGTCATCTCTCTTGCCGTCTTGGGCGCGCTCCTCCTAACGCTCGGGCTCGGTGCGCAGGTCCCGCGCACGACGGACTCTCTGCGCCGCGCCGATATCCAGCGCAGCTTTCTCAAATCAGCCGCATTCACCAGGACGATCACCGTCGCCCCGGACGGCCGCGGCGACTACTCGACGCTCGCCCTTGCCTACACCTACATCACCTCGCAGACGCACGACGCGACGCATCACTGGCAGGTCATCGTCTACCCGGACGCCACGATCACGTCGCCCGGCACGCGGCCGACCTTCACCTCGGTCGAGGTGCTCGGCTCGGTCCCGTCCGGCATCACCAGCACGTTCACTTTCGCCCCGGCCGCAGGCGCCGCGAACGTGTCCGAAATCACGATCACGGCGACGGATGCGGCCGGGGCGACTGTCGCCTCGGTCCAGAACTATGACCTCTGGCTTTCCGATTCCGCGACGTGCGCCGGGTTGACCGGCACGACCGCAACCGGCGCGGTCGCGGCGAAAGCGGCGTCTGGTGTCGATCTGGTCGTCTACACGGCCAAGAAGGCGCAGCGAGTTCAGACGCTCGCAACCGGGGTCTACGTCCTCAGCATCACGGACACCGCGAAGACGGGATTCTTCGTCTGCGCCGCGATTCCGTCGAGCGGCAAGGCTGTCTCCTCCGCGCAGCTCGTGGCCGGCAACTTCGGGTAAGGAGGTCTCCTGATGCCCGTCGAGATCGAGAAGGTTGGACCGCAGGCGCCGCAGATCACGCCGCCAGCCGCGAGTACGGATCTCGTGGGCCACTCGCGTGAGGTCTCGCCGCAGAGAGAGGTCAAGCGGCCTCACAAGATGACGGCGCTCCGCCGCATGATCGCGCCAGATACCAATCGGCTCGTCGGCAAGGGATCGGCGTTCAATGCAAGCGATGTGGAGCGGCAGAGCTTCCTTGCTCACGGCAGCCTCGCCGAGGATGCCGTAGAGACCGGCAATAGCGTGACGCCTCCGCCGGCTACCCAGAAGAGCGCCGCGCCGCAGAAGGCCAAGTAAGGGCCGAGGGAGATGCGCCATCGTGATCCCGCTCTCAGAGCTGAAGGCTTGGCTCACGATCACTGACAGCGGGAGTGATGACCTCCTGACGCAGCTAGAGGCCCGCATGGTCGCCAAGGTCGAGCAGTGGACCGGCGACTACCTAGGACCCGTCGTCGCGTTCACCGAGATCCTCGACGGCGGCGGCCGCGACAGATTGTGGCTGCGGCAGAAGCCGATCGGCGCCCCTACCATCTCGCTCCGTACCTCTCCGGCGGATGACTGGATTGATCTGGCGCCGACGGATATCGAGGTAGATGGTCGGAAGGTCTACCGCAAAGGCAACAGCCTCTCCTCACCGCTCATGCTCGACAGCTACCACTACGGCTCGACCTTCGGTGTCCATGCATGGCCGCGCGGGTGCCGCAATGTACGCGCGGTCTATGAATCCGGATTCGCTGAGGGCGACGAGCCGCAGTTGGAGAAGGACGTCGTAATGGAGCTGGTGGCCCGCTCGTTCTTGGGCCGGAGTGCCGGCGGCGGTGGTGTCGCATCGAAGCGCTGGTCGGGTCCAGAGGGTAGTGCGGATAGCGGGAGCGCCGAGATCGTCTTCCGCCCCTACAAGGATCTCGCAAATCCACTCGACGTGATTCCGCGGCGTCCAGCGGTGGCCTAGCCATGGACCTCACTCTGCCTCTCGGCGCATCCGGTCTCACCCTGGCGGACATCGGCCTGCGCCTCTACTCGGGCGCGGTGCGTCAGACCTTGCCTGCGGGCGTGGCGCTGACGCCGCTTACGGGCGATGCGGTTGATTACGTTCTCTCCGGCCTGCCTGACACCGGCGACAATCTGATCGTCACAGGGGAGTATCCCGCGGGCATCGGGTTTGAGCTGCACTGGAATGAGCGCTCCCCCGTGCCGCCGCGGGCCATCGTGCCGGTGCGAACGGGCGGCCTAGATCTGGCCGGGCTGGGGGTCTCGGTGGCGCGTGATGGGATCAGCGTCACGGCCGGCATCACCGCGACCGAGCTCGGGACGGTAGAAGAGGCCGGAGACTACGCCGTGGCGGGCTGGCCGACGACCGCAAGGGCCGCCGCGCAGGAGTCTTGGACGGTGCGCGCCCGCATGGGCGGTACGTACTACGCTCGCACCTGGACAGTCCCGCGCTTCGGCTATGCCTCGGTGGACGACTTCCTGGCAAAGTTCAACGGAGCGAACTCCTTACGGCTCTCGACCGGCTACATGCCGGCCCCGAACCTCACCGACGCAGAGGTGCGGGCAATCGTGCAAGATGCGCTCGACGCCGCCACGGCGCGCATGAACGCGGCGCTCTCGAATGCCCGCTATGCGGTGCCGGTGCTGGTCGAGTCCATCGCCGATCCCGCTGAGGCCATCCAGGTCGCGGCGGCGCTGCGATCAATCTGTATCGACGGCGCCGCGGCGCAATTGGCAATCGGCCTCTCCGATATCCCGGCGACGCTGACCGCGGCTGAGGCTCGATTCAACCTCTGGGCGCGCAGCTTGATCGGCGTCCTCGTGTTCGATGACTTCGGGAACCTGGTGCGCCGTGGCCAGACCGCGAGCCTGCCGGGCTTGGCGAGGGTGGCATGACCGCGGAAGACGCGTGCGACGTGGTAGCCGGCGAGCTGGTCGGCGGCTTTCGTGCGCTCCCCGTACTGCTCGACGACAACACGGACCCCGGCTTCATCCCGGACAGCGGCGGGGTGCGGCTCGTCCTCTCTTCGGGGAGCGAGGTGCCGTACGCGAGCTCTGGGGTCTATGAGGAGCCGCTCGTTTTCACTGCCGAGATCAGCACACTCAAGGGCTCGGGTCGGCGTCTCGCGCAGCGGCACGGCGAGACCATCCGCGCGATCTTCCGCGGACGCACTCTCCTGGCCCCGAATCCAGGGGGCGGCCACCTTCTCACTACACGGACGCAGTCTGATTTCCTGGGCATCGTCAAGACCGCGACCGATGGCCGCGAGTTCTACAGGGTCAACGCCGTGCTCGTCTTCAAGAACCTGTCCTATCACTAGGAGACCTCAATGGACCCGCTCACCAAGAAAGGCAACGGCATCATTCAGCCCACCGCACCAACCGAGGAGCCGGCGCCGGTCGAGGAGGAGCTGGTCGAGATTGAGGCGCTCTACACCTCGCCGATGCCGGAGCCGGTACGTACCGGCCTGCGGGTGTGGCGCCCCCGGAGCGAGGCGCTGCTCTACGTAGACCAGGGCAAGGCGAAGCTCGTCACGCCGGAGCACGAGACGCCACCCGCGCCGCCCGAGAATCCCGCGCCTGAGCAGCCCGCCCCGTCCGGCGCCAACCACCCCTTGACCGGCGAGCCCGCGATCCTCTCCGGCCTGCCTGTGCATGAGGTCGAGCCGTAAGGCACTCCTATGGCCGGCGGCGACATGAACCTGAGCGAGTTCGCCACCTTCCTGGAGGATGACCTCCCGGTGGTCGGGATGAACGAGCCCGCGCGGGTTGTGGTCACGGACATAATGGATCGGCTCCAGGCGGGGCTGACCGGACCCGGCGGCGTGCCGGTGCTCTCGGGCAGACTGCGCGCATCCGTATCCCCGTTCTCCGCCAAGGTTCCTGAAGGCGAAAGGGCGAGCCCGCCGGCCGGCGAGACGTCGCTCATCCAGAGCCACGCCGAGGTCGAGGCGGTCATGAAGGGCTGGCAGATCGGGGATGACTGCGGTGCGGTCACCAGCCTGCCCTACTCCTCGATCATCCTGGCGGACGGCCATTCACAGAAGTTCGACACCGGCCGACTCGACGTCATCATCGAAGAGGCAACGCGGTGAGCTTCTATTTGCCCTCGCCCCCGCCCTTCATGGAACAAACGGCCAAGGAGCTGCCGCCGGGTACATGGCTCGCGTTCAATGGCCATGAGGCCAGAATCCAAGAGGCATGGAATGGCGAGAAGTTGATCCTCTGGTCGTTCGACCGATCGACTGGCAGCGAGCGGGTGACGGAGATCGCTAGCGAAAGCCTTGGGCGGCTGGGTCCCGTCGCGACGATTGGGGGTGGCGCGGAATGGCGCATGAAGGTTCTGCCCGCCCTTACAGCCGGGCTTCTGGGGGCCGTGGTCGCCCGAAGCGTAGCGCCGCAAAGGGACGAGTGGAACGAGTTGAAGTGGCGCATTGAGCTAATACATCGCGTTGCAATCCAGGACGGCAACGCACCGCCCCTTAACCTCCAAGAGGTTGACTCCGTCGCGGACTTGCTCAGCGATTGGTGGGTAGGGGTCGCGCCAGAATTGCGGCGCGATCCGCCGCCCCGCGATTTCGATAATCCAGGACTCTAGGAGACGCACATGACCAATCCGATCCCGACGACCCTCAGTGGGTACACCGTGCGCTCCATCCGCGAGGTCACGCCCGGAACCACTCCGGCCGGCGCGATGCAGAGCCTTCCATTCAAGACCTTTACTCCCGCGGGCGGCGACGTGACGCGCACCAAGGCCGGCAACGTGAGCGGCTCGGGACAGGTGCCCGCCAACATCGCTACGGATCTCGTCACGCCCTCGGTCGCCGCCTCGTCGGATCTACTCCACTCCCACTATAACCAGATGTGGGGTGAGGTGATGTGCGCCGACGCCGTGGCCGGTCCCGCCGCGGTGACCGGCACGAACATCTCGATCACATCCGGGAACAAGCTCACTCTCGTCTCCGGCACCTGGCCGTTCCTGGTCGGCGACTACGTCTACGTGACCGGACCGTGGGTAAGCGGCAATCCGGTCAAGTTCATCTCGCGAGTTACGGCGAATGCGACCGTCAACCTGACGCTCGACACGGCCTATGGCACGCTCACCGCCGAGGCCAACCCCGGCACCGTCTCGGTGAGCTACGCCAGCCGGTTCCGGCTCGGGAACTCGTTGCTCACCGGCACCTACGAGATGTTCCACCCGACCGCCCTCACGGGGAGCGTGCTCACCTACCTATCGGCGTACGGCGTCACGGCGAAGTTCACGCACCCCGGCGCGCCGGATCTGACCTGGCAGTTCATGGGGCCGAACATCGCTGCGATCACGACGGCCCTAGCGAACACCACGACCGCGGCGGCCGCGCAGTATCCGATGAATAGCAATATCGGCTTCGGGGCGAAGTTGCTAACGGGCGGCGGCGGCGGACTCTTCTACTCCGGCGCGCTGTACCCGAACGTCAGGGTCCAGGAGCTGAGCGTTGCGATCACTCGACCCCGCAAGGTGTCCGGCGCCGCCGGCACGCTCGGGCCGCTCGTGGTCTTCGTGGATGACCTGTTCGACATCAAGGTGTCCCTGAAGGTCTGCAACGACCACGCCGACGCCCGCGCGCTACTCACCGACTCGCGCAACCCGAACACCGTCGCTAGCCTCGGATGGGCCTGGCAGGCACCTGACGGGGCCTTGGAGTACTGGTATTTCGCCGGCCTCGACCCGAGCAAGGGCACGCCGGGACAGGGCGTCGCCCAGACCGGAGAGGACATTTTCGAGTTCGAGTGGATGGCTCACGCGGACGCCACTCACACCATGTTCGAGCGCGTTTTGTTGACCTAACGGGAGATCTATGGCAGTTAAGATTAAGGTCGAAAAGCAGTTCACGGAGATGCCGGTGGCTGGCGGCGGCGTGATCTTGGTACGCGCCGAGGGAGACGAACTCGCCCGCCTCACTGCCGCGAGATTCCAGGAACTCAAAGCCGCGCGGGGCATGAAGCCGGACGACCCGACTGCGTTCGATATCGTCATGGCGGTTGCGAATGAGACGGCGACGGCTGAGGGCCTGGCCACGCAGCTCATCGCGATGCCTGACTCTCCGTTCATCGCCAGCGACAAGGCGGCGCTGGCCGCGTTCGGAGTCGGCAAACTAGCCGCGCTCGCGACGAAGTACTCCGGCGTATCGATCGAGGAATGGCAGAAGGTAACATCAGAGTGCGCGATCGGCCAGAGCTTCGGCGGTTTCAGGAACTTCGTGGATGAGGACGGCAATCCGGTGTCGGACAAGAATCCTGACGGCTCGCTGAATGTTGAGATGTGCACGGCGCTCTTGCAGCTCGACGAGGTGTTCGACGCCTATATGACCGGCAAGGGCCGCCTCAACCGCGCCCGGAATGAGCGCTGGGGTGGCGTGCAAAAAAACTCTTAAGCGCCTTCCGCTGGTGGACGAAATGGGGAGGCGCTTACAAGTCTAAGCTGGCACGCGAAGAAGAGCGCGAGACTCTCTACCAACACGAAAAGCAACAGGCCATGGAACGCGCGAGTCGCACCGGAGAGGATCTCGGCGCCCTCATGGTCAAGGTCGAGGCGGATCATGCTGGGCGGGCGCAGCCATGCTTTCTTGAGCCCGCTTACCGGGACTATTTAGACCATCGGTATCCTCCGTCGCTAGCAGGTGAGGTTTGGCTAGGCTACAACCGCCTCGCCGGTGACCGCACCATGATCGTCCTCCCGATGGGAGGCGTCGTGCCCGGACCGATCCCATGGTTCAACGGTGAGGAGTTCTTCGACCGGAACGACGTGGACCCGGATGACCGCAACATTTGGCGCGACCTCTGGGCCGTCATGGACAGTATCCAGGCGGAGGCGCAGAAGTAGGTGAGCGGCGACACCGTCACCCGCACCGTCCGGGTCACCATCGACAGCAGCTCCGGCAAGGTAGCGATGTCGGACATGAAGAGCGGCGGCGATGCCGCCGCCGCCTCCATGCGTTCGCTGAGCACCGCAACCAATACCATTCAGGAGCAGTACCGCCGTCTCGCCTCCACTCTAGACCCGGTCATCGCGGGGCATATCAAGTATGAGAACGCGCAGCACACCCTCGCTGAGGCGCTGAATCGCGGGATCATCTCTCAGACGCAATACAACGCGCAGCTCGCCGCAGCCAAGAGCAAATTCGAGGATGCCGGACAGGCGGCTGGCGGATTCGCGGAGGCCCTGAGCGGCAAGATCAAGGACGCCCTCCTAGAGCTGGCGGCCATGGCTGTTGGCTTCCTGACGGTTCAACAGGCCGTCGAGCAGCTCAAGCAATCCGTCGAGGACTTCGGCAAGTTCCAGGACAGCCTCCTCGCCATCGCAGCGAACACGGGGGCCGCCGCGGATCAGATGCGGCTGCTCTCGGACGCCTCTAAGGATATCGGCGCCAATACCAAGTTCGGGGCCGACCAGGCGGCGGACGGCCTCAAGGTCCTGACCAAGGCCGGTTTCTCGGTTTCTGATTCCATCGGCCAGCTCCCGCAGGTCGAACACCTCGCGATCATCGGCACCATCGGCCTCGCGGATGCGGCCGACAACCTTGCGAAGACGCTGGAGCGCTTCAACCTTCCGGCGTCAGAGTCGCAGCATGTCGTCGATACTCTGGCCACGGTCGCAGCGCACAGCAGGGTATCGATAAGCGCCCTCGTGGACACGATGAAGATCGCAGGCCCCACCGCTGGCGCGATGGGTCTGCAATTCAACGACGTGGCCGCGACCCTTGGGGTCATGGCGAAAAACGATGCCGCCCTCCGGCAGATGGGCGGAGCCGTTGTCACCGCCCTATCGGCGCTTTCTATCGGTAGTAAGAAGGTCACCGACGACCTAGGGCGCCTCAATCTCAAGCTTGCCGATGTAAGCCCGCAGACGCACTCGTTGAGCCAGATCATCATCACTCTCGCGCGCGCGGGCCTAGACGCTACGACAGCGTTCGATATTTTCGGTAAGCAGGCCGGGGGGGCGATCCTCAGTCTTACCTCGCACGTTCCGCAGCTCCTGGCAATGCAGGAGGCCATCAAGGGCGGCTCCGGCGCTGGCGAGCACATGGCCGCGATCATGGAGAGCGGCGTGCAGGGGTCGCTTGACCGCGCCGCGCAGGCCGCTAAGGAAGTCCGGCTAGAGATCGGCGAAGGCATGGCGCCGGCCATTCAGGTCGCGGCGGACGATTGGGCGCGGTTCGCTCGCGAGAGCCTAGCGGCGGGGAATGCGCTCGGCACAACGCTCGGCTCCGCGGTCGGGACGCTCTCCGATGTCCTCCTCCTGCTCGCCAGGAACATCGATCTAGTCAAGTCTGGGCTTGAGATATTCCTACTCTTGAAGGCGGCTGAGTGGGTCAACGGATTTGCAATATCCGTAACAGCGCTTATCGCGAAGCTAACGGCAGCAACCGTGGCAGAAGAGGCTGCCGCCGGCTCAACCGTCGCGATCGGCGGCGCCCTCGTCTCGGTAACGGCCGAGACAGAATCCGCAACGTCGGCAACGCAAGGATTCCTTGCGATTGGCATCACCCCCCTGGCCGGCGGCCTGCTCGCCCTCGCGGGCGTCCTGCTCTACGCCAACGAGCAGGTCAAGAACTGGGGCGCGACGATGCAGGCCGAGACGGAGCGCATGGTCAAGAGCGTCAATGACCATGCGCGCGTCATGACTGATCTGAAGACGAAATATGACGCCCTCACGAGCGCGACCAAGATTCAGGCCGAAGCTGAGAAGCAGATGGCGGCGGAGGGCGTCACGGCTGACTCCCCCCGCGGCAAGGCGATCCTACTGGAACAGCAGCTCGCGGCGCGGCGTGATCTAGCGTTCGCGATCCCGGACTATACGGCCAAGCTAACGGCGGCGCAGGAGAAGGAACAATCTGAGTCCAAGACCATTGCCGACCTCAATACGCAGCTCGCCAAGCGGAAGGAGTACATTTCCAGCGGGCGAGGATTGGTAGAATCGATCTATTTGCGGGGTGATGTCGGCAACATCGCGGCGGGCGGCGGAGATCCCGGAGTCAAGGCGCTTGATCAACAGATCGCGGAGCATACCAACAGGCTTAAGGAGGCGCAGCAGGAGACGAAGCGACTTGCCGCGGAGACCGCCGGACTCGGTGAGGCGCTCAAGTCGCTCCCGGTGCCCAAGCCGGCCGCCCCGAATCCAATCATCCCGACGACGAAGGTCAACACAAGCGAGATCGACAAGGCCAACGCGGCGGTCCGGGCCTATGCAGAGGGGCTTTCTGATCTGAACACGAAGGCGCGGACCGCATCGGACGGGCAGGAGAAACTCCTCGCCTCGCTCGGCGGCGGCATCATTGCCTACGAGACCGAGCAGCGTGCGCAGCAGCGGCAGGCGGCGATCGATGCGGAGACGCTCGCACTCACCAAGTTGCAGCGCGCCGAAATCGACAAATTAACAGACGCGCATGCCAAGCTGCTGCAACAGCACAAGTATGCCGATGCGGCGAACGTAGCTGCCAAGATCAAGACGGAGAGCGCGGCCTTCGACGAAGAGACGGCGAAGCTCACCGGGCTGGTCGCCAAGAAGGTGGATGACAAGCAGGCGACTGCGGATGGCCTGGCGATCCTGCAAGAGAATCTGCAGTTCTCGATCGCCAGCCGCGAGGCGGAAGCCGCGCTGGCAGATGCCAAGGCGCAAAGCACGCAAGCATCCCGAGATCTATCTGTTCAGCTTGAGATCGAGGCGGCCTTCCGCAAGCAACTGCCGAAGACGCAGGAGGAGAAGGACGCCGCCGCCGCGCGGATCATCGGTGCGCGCACCTTCCTGGAATTCCTCAAGAGCACCACGGCCGAGGAGGATCGACGCCTAGCGGCCGAGAAGCAGATCGCCGCGATCATCGCCAAGGGCAAGGACAACCACGAGCTGATCGAGGCGACGCAGAAGTACGGCGCGAGCGTTGCCGCCGTGCTCCAGAAGTATGGCCTTCTAGACGACGCGTCGAAGGCCCTGCTGATCCATGAGCAGGCCATCGCCATCCAGAAGAAGGACGGCGGAATCCTTGCCGATATCGAGGCGGAGTTGACCGCCTATCAGCAGCGGGCCGATGCCGCCGGATTAACCGCCTCCGCCGAGGAGCGGACACGCGCGGCCGCTCATGAATTGCGAGTTGATTTGGCCAGCGCCTTCGACACGCTCTCTACCTCCCTCGGTGGCTCCTCGACGCTTCTCGGCAAGCTCACGGCCGACATGGGCAAACTGGTGACGGCGATCGATACCGCCGCGACCGCTTCTAGCAAGATGCAGAAGGCGCTCGGCGCCGCAGCGGCCATCAACATAGGCGCCACGCTCCTTACGGATCTCGGTGTCGGTGCCACGGCCAAGACCGGCGGCGCGTCCGCCCTTGGCGGTAGATTGGAGGGCAATTACGCCGGTGTCGGCGGCATCGTGGGCACGATCATCGGCGGCATCATCGGGGCCATCATCGGTGCCTTCGCGGGCGGCGTAGGCGCGGGACCCGGCGCTGCGGCCGGCAGCTCCATCGGCGGCGCGATCGGTTCTATCCTGGGCTCGCTCATCTCCAAGGCTGGCGATTCCGCCTCTGCGTCGCTGACGGCATCCGGCAACATCATTGTCGGCGAGACATCGCGCCAGCTCAACGGCGCGGTCAAGGATGCGCTCACCAACATCTTCAAGGGCCTCCAGACCGAGATGGCATCTCTCGGCCTCTTCTTGGAGGGCATCCCGCTCATCGATATCAAGGTGCGCGACAACATCATCCGAGTGGTTGTCGGAGAGGTTGTCCGCACGTTCAGCTCTATGCAGGATGCGATCTCGTTCGGGATCAGCGAAGCGGTCAAGCAAGCGGCCACGTCCGGCGGCCATCTCCCGCCCGAGGTGCTAGAGGCGCTCAAGAAGACGACGGCCACGGACATGACCGCGTTGCAATCGGACATCGATTTCGCGATGAAGATTGCGAACTACGGCGTGCCGCAGGTAGCTCAAGCCTTGTCGAAGGCCGTATCCGATTTCTTCGTCGAGATGCAGCGCGACGTGTCACTCGGTATCGACACGACCAAGTCGATTGCCCAGTTCGCTCTATCAATCCAACAAGAAAAGGACAAGATCCTCGGGATCAATCGGAACCTGAGCCCCGCGGATCAAATGAAGGCGGACGCCGCAGCGTTCAATCAGCGGGCGACGCTCATCAAGGCGCAGGAAGCATTGGACGTAGCGGATCTCAAGCTCAAGGAGGTAGACCTAGAGCAGAAAATCGCGATCCTCAAGGCCGAGCAACTCGCGACCAAGGGCCACATCGATCTCGCCAAGGCGCGGGTGCAGACCGATGTAGCCGTCGACGGTGCCTCGGTCAATTCCCTCGGAGCGCTTCAGGCCGCGCTTGATGCCACGCTTGCCAACATCGCAGCGGCGCAGGCCGTCATCGATAGCATCACCCTGATCTCTGACAAGGAGTTGGCGGATGCCCTGAAGCGCCTCGGCAAGGTCGGCAAGGGTACAGGCGGTGGCGCCGATCCCGCGCAAGAGGTCCGCGACGCCCTGGAGCAGGCGCGTATCGCACGGCTCGGAGAGGAAGGCAAGGCCCTTGCCGACCTGGCGACGAAGTATGCCGATCTCAACAAAAAGGCCGGCAAGCACGCGGACCTCCTGGCGCAACTCGCGGTCGCGCAGCAGCAGGAGATCAACGTCCTCACCCAGCAGGAGAAGATCAAGCTCGCGCCGTTCGCGGGGGATGCGTTCTCTGGCGGCCGTAGTGCATACGCCCAAACTCTCGCCGATGAGGAGGCGCAGCAGAAGGATCTGCTCTCCGTCGCCGGGCAGCTCGCGCTCTCCGTGCGCGGTGTCACGGCGGCGTTCACCGAGATGCATCGCATCCTGGGCTTGCAGGTCGCCTCAGATCTCGGCATCGAATCCGCCGCGCTTGTCCTCAAGTACCAGACCGAGGGACAGGCGGTCGATTTCCTGAAGACGCACATGGACGAACTCGGCGTCAGCGCGGATCAGCTCGCCGGCTACATGAGTGAGCTGTCGGACGCCACCGAGCTTTCGATCTTCGGCAAGATTCAGGGCTACATCACGGATGAGCAGACCCTGGCCGCCTACAAGGAAGTCCAGTATGAGCTGGACATCGCGCGGGCGAAGGAAGAGCTGGCGCTGGCCTACACGGCTGGCACACTCACCCTGGAGGCATACAACCGGCTCGGAAAAATCATCTATAGCCTGCCGGACACGATGCCTGCCGCTGCGGCATCGGCAAGCAAGGCGGCGGCCACTCAGTCGAGTGCGGCGCAGACGCAACTTCAGGCCGCGCAGGCGAACCAGGCCGCAGCGGATAAGTTGACGCAGTGGCAGCAGAGTCTGCTCACCAACCCCGAGACGTCGCCGCTCACGCCGCGCGCCCAGGTAGCGGAGTCGAAGCGCCAGCTAGAGGATCTCCTCGCCAAGGGCATCGGCGGCGATACGACAGCCCGCGACCAGTTCACCCAACAGGCGGACGCCTATCTCAAGCTCTTCAGCGATACCTTCGGCCGGACCGGGGCCTTCGCCGCCGAGGTGCTCTCAGTCTCGGCCGAAGCGGACCGTCTCAAGGCGACGCTCACCGGGAATCCGGCCCAGAACTTGGCGCTCTTCCCGACCAACGCTGGATACGCAGCCGGAGGGAGCGGGAGCGATTACAAGCCGCCCACCGTGTCCGGCTCCGGGATTGTGCCGCCACCCCCTCTGCACGTCGTGCGCGACACCGGCGACCAGCTCGACGCGGTCAAGGGCGCCCTCGGCAAGGACGGCGATATCTACAAGGTCATCCGCCAGGGCGGGATCGATGCGGCCACGAACGCGGCGACTACGATCGACCTGCACAAGAGAACCGTCCAGCACTTGAAGACAATCTCGGACACCCTCCAGGCAGTACAAAGCTCGCTGAACAGGAACCTTGAGCTGCTGCGTCCAACCGGCGGCGGCGGTCGCCTCAGACCGAATGAAAGGGTGGCGGCCTGATGTACGGCGCGACCCCATACGGAGGACTGACCTACGGCGGCTCGCTCACGAGCGGCGCCATGGCCTCGCCGGTTACGGCGCTCATCGCGGGCAACCTCCACATTCTGTTCGAGCACCTCCTCTGGCTGCAACCGTACAATCCGGTTACCGGAATCCCGATCGATCTGTTCGTTTCAGGCGGATGGTTCAAAACCGCAGGCGGAGATACCTTCCCGACCGGAGAAGCCGCAGCGCATCAGCTCTTCATCGGCCATCTAGTCCAGCCGCCGAACCGCGAGTCGCGAATCCTGTCCAACGGGGAGGTCAACACTGGCGCCTCGACCTACGGCAACTGCGTGATTGCGGACTCACGGCGCGAGCTGACGCAATGGCTAAGCTTCGGGTGGAAGAACGCGACGGCCCGCCACTTCATGGGCGATCCATCATGGCCCCTGAGCAGCTTTGCGGAAGTGTTCCACGGAGTCTCAACGGCGCTCGACCCCGAGGTAGACCAGATGTCGATAGGCTTGCAGGATGTCGTCGCCAAGCTGCAATCTCGGGACTATCAGACCAAGCGCTACGCGGGCCGTGGGGCATGCGTGCGCTTGGACGGAGCGGCATCCTATCTCTACACCGGCGCGACCTCCTGCCCGATCGGCGGCATGACCATCGGCATCCGGTTCCGGCCCACAGCAGCCATCGCGACGGATGAGCATATCGTCGGCTGGCACAACTCCACCGGCGCCGGAGAGCGGCGACTCCATACCGGACCGGGAAACTCCGTCACATGGTCGGTGCGGGACGATTCGAGCAACGGATACTCGGTCACCGCGGCCGGCGTGCTCGGCCCCTACAACTGGATTGACCTGTGGGGAGTGCTCGATACCGCGGCAATGCGGATCAGCCTCTATGACGGCTCCTCCCCGGACACGCCGATCGCTCAAGCATCAATCGCCGGCACCTACGTCTCCTCGGTCCTGACCTCGTTCGCGGTTGGGCGCCTGCCGGACTTCGCGACAAACTTCCTTCTGGGCGACGTGGACGAGATTACGGTCTGGTCGCGCGCTCTAAGCACGGTAGAGATCGCGCAATGGACCGGCCAGCGCGCACCCTCCGGCACTACGGGGCTCGTCTATCAGTGGTCACTGACGGAAGCTACCGGGACGATCGCCTATGAGTCGGCCGGCGCGGGGCCGGATCTAACACTCGCATCCTGCGCATGGGTGGACAGCCTGACCGGCGGCGTCGAGCTCCAAGGGAAGTGCATCCCGAAGGGCCGCGGGATCGTGCGGGAAATCAACCCCGTCCTGCTCTCCGCGATCGACCGTATCTATCAGGTCGCGGAGGAGTTTGACCATCTCGCGACCGACGTTTCCGGGCCACTTCTGAAGGATCGTGGCATCCGGGTCTGGACCCTCAAGGGCACCTATCCCGATCCCTGGGCGGCGACGCCCGCAACGGGCGAGTACATGGAGATCCCGGCGATGGGCCTCATCCGGCTCGGCTCATCGCCGGTCGGGCAGTTGACGTGCGACCCCTACCTAACCGCCGCAACCGACCTGCCGGGCTGCGTAGCGGGTATCACGACCGGGGACGGTGTGCTGACATCGGGCGAGTTCGACGCGGCGAGCGCTGCGGCCTTGCCTGCCACGGACGGCGTAGGCGTGCTCTCCGGACTCGACCCGACGAGCGTCGATGCCGTTCTGCTGAAGTACCTAGCCAGCGTCAAGGGCTGGCGCGGGTCGAATCCCGTGGGCGCCCTCGCCTTCGGGGTGATCGCACCGCCAGAGACCCTCACTCCCTCAGCGCAGGCCGGACCGGATGACTTCGCGCTCGACGGGATCAAGCCCGTGTTCACGCTCCCGGCGGCCCGTGCGGCCCTGGTGCGCTACCGGCCTTACTACCAGACGCAGCAGCCCACGGCGCTTGATCCCTTGCTCACGGAGGCCGAGAAGCAGGACTTGGGGCAGCAGTTCCGCTCCGTCTCCACCCCCGAGGATCTCGCCGTGCTCGGGGCGGACTCCGCGGCCGAGCTGGCGGTGCGGGATACGGTGCTCGACTCTGCGGCCGATGCCCAGACGCAGGCCACCCTGGAGGCGGCCTGGCGCTCCAAGCCGCGACGGACGGACTACCTGCCATACTCTGAGCCGGTGCCACGGTTCTACGTCGGGCAGGTGCTGACGATCACGATGCCCGTGCTGGACTACGATGACGGCAAGAACGTCATCGTGACCGCGGTTCTAGCCGACGACGGCACGGGCGCGCACGGGTGTGAGGTGACGGGCGAGTTGAAGTTTGTCGGCGGCGATCTGATGCTAACGGGTGATGGCACCGGGCACGCCCTACTGGGCGACGGTACCGGGTCCGGGCTCGTAGAATAGAGGAGACTGAATGCGCATCGTTCGAACTCTTGGAACGGCCACGGCGCTGGCGCTCACCTTGGCGTCAGCGGCCGCCGCCCAGCCATCTGACGTATGGAGCCTCAACCACAATAGCTCGCCCGCGTCTACCGTACGCTTCTGGACGCAATCAGGAGCCGGCGTCCGAGCGCAGTACGTCACGCTTGCGGATATCCTCCTGGGCACCGTTGTCAGCACGGATGACCGGCTGAACCTCAAGGTCGTGGTCGGCGACCCGCTCACCGGAGCGACGAGCCTAGGGGGCGCCGATGACACCGCGACCATCCAGGCAGCCCTAAATTATGCCGCCGGCCTTGCCCGGCAGACCGAGGTCGTAATGCCGGGTGGCACCTATAAGGCTTGCGGCGTCAAGATGCGCTCGCGCGTGGACTTCGGCGGGCAGGGTCGCGCAACCAAGATACAATCCACCGCGGGATGCACGACGGGCGTAATCATCTTGAATACAAGCTCTACCGAGCGCTTCCGGTTACACGATCTATGGGTGGACTGCAACGGGGCGAGCACCTCTGGTTTCGTTATCAATAACGACGGCGGAACGTTTACGGGAGCCGACCCTGAGATTACGCTAGAAGACCTAGATGCCACCAACTGCGCCCTCGACGGATTCTCATTGACCTCGCGCGGACTCCAGGGCCATCGGCTGCGCTCGCGCGCGAACACGCGGGACGGATTCGCCCTACTGGCGGGATCTACCGTCAGCATGTCGGATGGGGTGTTTACCAACCTGTCGGCGGACGCCTCTGGACGGGATGGATTGCATATCGAGTCTGTAGAGAACTCGGTTACAGGAATGAAGATTGGCGAGTCTGGGCGCTACGGCCTGTACCTCACGAGCGGTGGCAACTGGAACACGCTTTCGACGATCGCGATCGACAACACCGGATACCCGAGCTTCGCGAGCGGAACGCCGGTACGGATCGAGACGATCGACAATCAAGTGGACGGGATTTTGATCTCCCGCGGCGTCGGTGCCGCGATCGTCCTCACCTCCACCTCGGCCCGGAACAGCGTTCGGGCGACCGTGCTCCCGGTCGCTGGCGGCGGGACGCTCACTTATGGCGCACTCCTAACGAGCGGCAGCACAGGCAATGACGTGCGCCTGACCGCCAACCTGAGCGGTACGCCGGCCATGACGGGCCTCTTCGATCCGGCGTCGGACCTCACCGCGAACTTCGCGACCGGCAACGGCGCCGACGTGAACATGACCTCCATTACGAGGAACACGACTGGCTCCGCCGCGAAGTGGACGACGGCCCGCACGCTGGCCGGGAATTCCGTAGACGGTTCAGCGAACGTCGCATTCTCGAACAAGCTCATCGTTCAGGGCACGAGTGATGCCGGTCTTTCGGCGGCGCAGTTCCTGGGCTCGCTCGCGACGGGGATCGTCAAGAACACCACTACAACCGGCGTGCTGTCGATCGCCGTCGCCGGAGACTTCCCCTCTACGCTGAGAGGGTGGACCTACACAAGCCCCAACGTCTCGCTCGCGACGGGCACCGACAAGGTGGGCATCGGTACGGCCTCTCCTGACGTGTCGCTTGCGGTATGGCTCAACTCTGCCACTCCGCCAGCGGGGCCGTCCGGGACGATTACCCACCTCGGCAGCGCAGACGGCGCGAATACGATTGCCCTCCTCGACGCGGGCGGCGCGGCTCAGGGAGCGCTCTACTTCCGCCGCGCCGATACCTCGATAGCGAGCCCGTCAGCTATCCAGGCTGGCGACGCCATTGGGCTAATCGGCGCTCTGGGATATGGCGCGACGGCCTATTCAGCGGCCTCGCGTGCCGCGATTCAATTCGTGGCGGATCAGACCTGGACCGATTCCGCCCAGGGAACTAACGCCCAGATCCAGACCACTCTGGACGGCACGATGACGAAATCAACGAAGCTGACGATCAGCACGAGCGGCCACCTGCTCACCACGGGGGCGGCGCCATCGGTCGCATGTACGGGAACCGGAACATCCCCAACCGCGCCATCCATCGCGAGCGGCGGCACTGATGCCAACTTTACGATCATCATGCCGACCGGCACCGGCGCGCCGGGATCTACGGGGACATGCACGGTGACGTTCTCGACCGCCTACCTGACGAACAAGCCGCAGGTGATCTGCACGCTCCAGGACGGCGCCAGCGCCTGGGGCAATGAGGCGGTTCTGCGGGTGAGCACGTCGTCGCTCAGCGCGCCAGTGATCGCGTGGACAAACGAGGCGAGCGGTGCTCTTACCGGACTCACGGTCTCGACCTCCTACCAGATCGCGTGCATCACAATGGGCAACATCTAGGGCAGGTAGAATAGGGCTCATGGCCGATCAGTCCCTCATCGCGAACCTAGAGCTAGCCAAGCTCGCCTCCGTCACGACGCCGGGGCCTACGCCGTCCTCCATGCCGGTCACGAACCTCCTACATCACCAGCCGGGGAAGAACTGTAGGTTCCTCGACCTGACGCAGGCGGAAGCGACCCTTGACCTGACACTCGCGCTGGCGGCGGTAGCCGACACTGGCATCTCCTCCTACCGCTACATCATCATCATCGCCAGCACAATCACCAGGACCGGCACGGTCGAGGTGTTCACCGGCCCGACGCAGGTCTCCGTGGCGAGTGCCGGCACGGCCTCTCTCCATGTCCCGGCGCAACTCTTCTGGCTCACCGTCGAGAACAACGGGAACCGATTCCCGAAGCGGCACACCTACATAGACCTGGGGAGCCAGCGGACCGAGCCGTTCGTGCGCGTTGTGTTCTCGGACCCGACCAACCCGGATGGCTTCCTGGACGTCGGCGTCATCTTCCCGTCGCCCGGCTACGTCCCTACCTCCGGCATCCGGCAGCAGCCGAACTTCGGCGCCGACGAGGAGCTACGGGAGACCATCAGCGTCGCCGGCGCCAGGCACACGCAGCCGCGCCCGATCAACCGGATACGTGACATCATCATCCAAGCCAACGGACCGACTGCCGCCGCCGAGATCCAGGATCAGTGGGTGGCGCTGCAAGAGACCGTGGGCGTCCATGATCCATTCGCCGCGATCACGCGGCTCGGCGCCACTTCACGGTACATGGATCATTTCGTCTACGGCACCCTGACCGGGTTGGTCGCGGTCCCGCTCGCGGAGATCTGGGGGGAGAGCTCGATTACGCTCACCTATAAGGAGCTGAAGTAAGATGGCCCTCCGGCGCCCGCCCCAATCGGAGGTGCGGCAGGCGGTGGCGATGCTCGACCTGGCGACGATGCTCTCAGGCTTGGCTGCAACTGATGCTCCCCGTTTCGGGCGCTGGTGGTTTCAGTGGAAGTGGTTCACGGAGCGGGCTGAGATCACGGTTCGCTATCAAGGCGACGTAGATCTCTGGGCTAGCGAGGCGCCGGCATGACCGACATTACATCCCCAATCGGCGTGGGCGGCGTCACGACCACGACCGGCACATCCGCCTTCGTCATCTCCGGCCCGCTCGCCGCGCCGGGCGGCGGTAGCTATCGGCTTTGGTCAACCGTGCCCAACGGTGCACGAGTCCTCTGCCTCCGGTCAGATCTGAACTCTGGCGGCGGGAACTTTGAGCTGAGCGTCGTGGACGTGTCGAATGTTGGAGGGGTCGTCACGCTCTCGCCGAATCCCAGAGTTTCCACGTCCGCGGGCGGAACAACCCCTGTCTCCTGGGCGGGCGGATCTCAGGATGTGACGGTACAGCCAGGCAGCATCCACGCCGCCAACGCGGGCTCTGAATTCGCTCCCTATGCCGCCGCCTTCCGCGCGAGCATCGGCCTCGCGATCGGAAGCTCCGTGGGGCAGTTGGTGGCGTGGGTGACGGGACCGAAGTACCCAGCAGGGGACGGGTCGCTCCTGACGAATCTGCCGGCCGGCACACCCTCCGTGCCGTCAGGCGCTCGGTTCCTCGGGTACGCAGCAAGCCCCCCTTCCGGGTGGACTCTGGTGACCGGCCTGAACGACATGGTGATCTATGTCACCGACGGATCTGGCGGAAACCCGGCCCCCGGCTCGACGGGCGGCATTCCTGGCGCCGGCGCGAGCGCATGGGATAACTCATGGGGGATCACGTCGGCCGCCCACGCGCTGACGATCCCGGAGATGCCTAGCCACACGCACGATGTCAGCAGCGCTAGCGCCACACTCGGATCTGGCGCGATCGGCGTGTCTTTGCCGTCTGCGGGTCCCGGAGGTACGCTTCTGCCAGGATCAGCGAACGCTACAGGCGGCGGCGCTTCTCACTCTCACGCGATATCCTCCGCGAAGACCTGGAGGCCGCCCGGCATCTACGCCGCGGTATGGCAGAAGACGTGAAGCGCGCGGCGGGTCCGTGGGAGTGCGACAAGAGGCAGGAAGGCGTCCCTTGCCGCTGCCCGGCATGGAGGGAGCTTGTCCAGGAGGGCACCGCAGACGGCTCTATCCCTTCCAAGGTCGTGCGCGGCTGTCACTATGACCTCTTCGAATGGATGATCTCCGGAGCGATCCGGAGCAACAATCGCGCGACCGCGGAGGCTAGCTCGGTGCGGGAAGATGTGCAGCGGCTAACGGCGGAGGTGACGCGGCTCAAGGAAACGTTGGCGGGGATGGGGTCAGCCATGCGGCTTCTGGCCTTCAGCGGAGCGGCACCGGAATTGATGCCGCTCCGCGAATCGGCAGGAACGCTAGTCGAGGCTGGCGATCGTCCTGGCTACCCTGTCCTCCCCGCGCAAGGTGCCGACGACTAGCGCGCGGGTACCGTCCTTCTCCGTGAGCGCGATGCAGGTACAGGCGTTCTCACCCTCGCACAGGATCGGCACGGAGCCGGGCTGATGGGGACCGGGGAGAATGAAGAGCGTGGCGGAGTCGAGGCCGCAGGAGGTCGTAGCAGGCGGATTCGGCGCACCGGGAGTCGTGGCCCCGGTGACCAGGCCAGAGAGGGTGAAGAGGTTCTCCGCGGCGAGCACGGGGCCGCAGGAGGCGGCGAGGATGAGGGCTACGGCGGCGGCGATGCGGTGACGGTTCATGGCGGTCTCCTGGATAGGGGGCTTGTTAGGCTTCGTCTTCTGCTTCGGTGACGCGGCGCCGGCGCGCTCTGGCGCCGCCTTTCTTGCCGTTCTCTCGCGCAGCGCGCGCCTTGCGCTCAGACTTGGCGCTCCCGCCCTTGCGGCCGATCTCGGCGAGGACGGCGGCCAGTAGCTCAGGCGTTACGACCGGGGCGGCCCTTTGCTGCCGGATCGGCTTGGGCTCATAACCCGTATGCGCTTCACAACGGCGGCTCGGCCTGCCGGAGGATTTCTGGCGGGGAGTACAGGTGCAGACGCTCATCCCGCCTCCTGGATGCGGCGTAGGAAGCTCTGCATGGAATGACGCTTGCCGGGTGCCTGGTCTCCGAACTCAGACCAGCATGGGACAGTTCCGCCGCAATGTCTACACTGCCCGGCCCCTTGGCGCGACTTGTCGAGTCTGTGAAGCGCGCGCGCCAGCTCGCGGTTGCGGGTGATCCGGTCGTCGGTCGTCTTCATGATGCCGCCTCCTCCGCCTTCCTTTGTGCGTCCACCATTGTCCACGCGCTCCCATCATTCCTCGGCTCAACATCCACCGAGTTACACCGGGGGCATTGCGGCGTGAGCTTGGTTGTGCTCCATGCCTTGCCGCACTCCATGCAGCGGACTTGGATCTTGAGGTTATGATCTCCCTTTCAATCGTGCGGGGCAGAGGGAACCGCACTCATAAGAGTTTGGATTGTCTCCCTCATCTCCTCGTAAGTGAGTTCCTTATCGCGTTTTCCGAAGTACTCTGGCCAATCCCTCTTGATGACTCCATCAGGCCAATTCATCTCAGCAACATAATCAAGAGCGGCTGCTAGCGTTTTGAGCTGTTTGCGATTAAGTTGGGGCGTCATCGGGTCTCCTTTTCTCTGACTGTCCACAGGATAACCCAAGCCGTTGGGCTAAGTCAAGCCGTTGTGGTCGATTGAGCCACAAAGAAATCTTTGTGGCTCTCGGGAGCCCGGTGAGTGGGTGGAGGTCTGGCGGCCTACTACTGCACGTAGTTCGCGGAGAGGATCGTCTGCACGTCCTCGGCGCCGGGGCCGACCCTCTGGCTGCTTACCGTGCCGGACACGTAGACGGCCGTCGCGGGCGCGTGATTCCATGCCGCGCAGGCAAGCGTCTGGCCCCAGAAGAGCACGGCGATGAGAGCGCCGTTCACGTTGACGTACATGGTCGCGTAGGGGAGCGAGCAGACCGGGGCGGGCTGCCAGTAGTTGACGCTGTGTAGGCCCGAGCTGGTATAGACATCGAAGACGAGGCCGGAGAGGGCGAAGGTGCCGCTTTGGGCGGAGGCGGCAGAGGCGGTGAGCAGCGCGGCGAGGACGACGGCAATCAGGGTAGTCTTCAAGCGTGATCTCCTCTCAAAGAGATGAACCGCACAGGGGATTGCCCCCTGCGAGGGGGCGAAGCGGGGCGCCTATTCTAGCGCCATGCGCCTGGCAATGCCTATCGCGGCGGCCCCTCGCCGGCTGCGCGGCGGCGCAGGAAGTTGGTGTGCCGGCAGAGGTGGCAACAATCGCTTAGGTTCTTGGGGTTATTGACTGCGCGGTGGGAGCGGAGTGAGTAGTTGCCGCACCGACAACGGACAACCCACCGCGGGCCCTTCGCCGATCGGGTCACCGAGACCCCGAGCACCGCGAAGCCACCGAAGCGCAGGCCGACTAGTTGCGGCTCATCGCGGTACGGCAGTCGATACGGTAGCGGCACGGCGGAGCACGGCTCGGTCCCGAACTCCTTCGCAGGCAAGTAGGGGTCGGATGACGGTGCCAATACCTTCGCCGCCGTCTGGTCGATCGGCCGTCGCGCATGTAGGTCACGCGGGTGAGAGTCAGTGCGGCGCTTCGTCACGGCGGCGCCCCCCGCGTCACGCTCTGCGATTGTTGATCTCGAAGACCGCCGTCTCCAGCGCGTCGTGCTCGTCGCCAGTCAGGGCGGAGCCATCGGCATGCCGGACCTCGGCGCGCCACCAGCGGGCGGAGTAGGAGCCGTCCGGGTACCGCCGCGCGAGGTGGTTGCGGCACGCCTCGGCGGTCGCGAGACTCTTGTGCTCGTGGCCGCAGTCGCGCTCCACGATGGGCGAGGCGTCCGCGTGCCGCAAGTTCGGGGAGACGACTACGACGGAGTAGCGCATCTCTTCGACCACGAGATGGGCGCCGTCGTCACCGGTCGCCTGCGCGGCGTCCGCCGCGTCGCGGTAGCCCGCGTCCTGCGCCATCGCGTCCAGGGCTGCCGCAGGGCTCTGCGCCAGGTAGACGCCGAGGGTAGCGCCGGAGGTGGAAGAGCTGATGCTGTAGAAGCGGGGAGTCGAGGTGGCGTTCATTGCCGTTCTCCTTGCCCCTGAAGGGGCGGTTGGGTTGGCTAGTAGCTCTCTATGTCCCTACTGTACGCAATGCGGGCTCCCATGTCAAGGGGGAATCGGACATCCATCTTCTGCCGAGCCGCTACCGCCAGGCGCCCGGCAACGTAGCCAGGTAGCAGGCCCCCAAGAAGAGGGCGAGCAGGAAGGCGGCGCAGAGGATGGCCGCTAGGGCGGCGAGGGCCTTCTTCCCCGCGGTGGCTAGGTCGCGCATCCCGGAGGGCCAAAGCTCGAACAGACCCCTTGGCTGTTGTAGGTGTAGCAGACGCACCGGACCTGGCAGGTCCACGAGCCGTCGTTGGCGACGGCGCACACCTGACCGCCGTAGTCGTCGCAGTCGAAGTACCGATAGGCCGAGTCCGCCGCATACTCATAGCAATCCGGATCGGTGGCCGGGGACTGGTTTCGGAGCTGGACGCGGGTACCTCCGGCCGGACCGGCGATGGCTGGCGGCCCAGCGAGAGCTAGGAGGATCAGCGCGAGGGCGAAAAGTGAACAGCGGTAGGACGGGGCCAACTTTCTCTTCATCGGGTGCTCCCTTCGGTAAGGCGGGCCACCTCGGCACGCCTACGGTTCATCATGGCCATGACTTCCTCTACGCGGTCTTCCGCTATGCGCCGCGCCCGGAGGTCTCCCGCCGGATCGCATCTGGTCTCTAGGTCATGTATCCAGTCTCGGACGGGGCCGGGTAGGGCGTTGATCGCGGCGGCCGTGGCTTCCCATCCGAGGTGGGCATGCTCACGAGACTCAGGGCCGCTAGCTTCCGGGAGGTCAGCGATGGCCTGCCGGAGTCGGTCGAGACCGGAGGGATGGTGCGAGTAAAAGCCTTCACTCCGTTCGATGGAGTCATCCACGAGCGCCAGGACTGCGGCGCGGTCTATCGGCCCATTCACGGCTTGATCTCTAGAACGCCCACCATGACGCCCAGGGCGCCCCGTATGCCCGCCTGCTGCTCATACGGCACCACAGCCCCAAGCCCAACCGCAACGGAGAGGTGAGGACTAGAGGCAAAAACATGGGCCACGGCTCCGCCAGCGGACTTGGAGCCGACCAGGAAGAGGAGCTGTCCGCTGCCGTGGCGGAAGATGGACCGCCAACTGCCCACGGGGATGGCCACGCCCTCGCTACAGGCACCCTTCGCGGGGCACCAGACGGCCGCAGAGGTGCCCATGGACGGAGGCGGCGGAGATGGCTGCTCCGGCGGCGGAGTGCCTACCTGGGCTGCGTAGAGCGCAGCGGCGAGGACGGGACCGAAGATCATGGCTTCTCGCCTTGTCCCTTACCGAGGGTTGCCGCCAAAACCTGCGCCATGTCACCGCGCAGGCGCTCGGCGTGGCACTCCCGGCAGATCTCCCGACGCCATCGTAGGCTCGGCTTGTTCCGGTCCGGGACGGCTGCGGGACGTTCGCGGCAGATCTTGCAGAGAGGTGGCTTGCTCACGGCCTTGGCCTCGGCTTCAGCTTGCTGGCGGGTCGAGGAATGCAGCGTCGGTGCGCGTAACCGCCCGCCACGATCACGCGCGGCCCCACCTTCCCGCAATAGACGCAGTGGCGCGAGACGTGGCCCCATGGAAGCCTCTTTTGGCTCACGGCTTCGGCTCCTCCTGCGGCATCTCCGCCCAGAAGAGCCGCACCACGCGGAGGGCTGTGTCCATCATGTGGCAGTAATCGCGAAGGATCTCCGGTTCGTCGGCGACGCAGATGTCTTCCTCCCATGCCGCGCTGCCGTCCGGTTTCACGATGCCGTAGCCGTAGGGCTGGGGCGGTTCGGGCTCCGGCTTCGCCACGTCGCCGACCGTGCCGCCTACGTAAATGGTCTCCAGGAAGGAGCGCACCGTGTCGTCGTTCAGTGGACGCCCACAGGCATCGGGCGCCTGCCCACAGTCGAGAGGGGTCGGCTGCGCCTCCGGGAGGGCGCGGATGGCGGCGGGGGCGATAGTGCGCGCACGCTCTTCGGATGCGGCGACGGCGAAGCGGACGGGGCGCCCGAGGCCGCGGGCGTAGGCGATCTCGCTCGTGGTGGAACTGCCGAAGTAGCCGGTGGCATCGGAGACGACGAGCACCTCGTCGGCAAGGTCTATCTTGCGCTTGTGCAGCTCGTCGAGCGCTGTCTTATCCGGCCCGTCCGTCCTGATCGGCTCCGCGCCATCCTGGATCAGGACTCCGACGGAAAGTACGATCCGACCAGCGAACGATTCCGCGCGATAGGCCTCTCTCCATGCATCCGGGAAGCGCGTCGAGCCGCAGAGGCAGACGATGGTCGGGCGATCGACGCTCACTCCCGCCGCGGGCGCGGCCAGTTGAGATTCAGCCGGCCGAAACTCAACAGCCCCATCTTCGTCTAGCGGCCGCCCATGGAGGCGCGAAGAGCCTCTCTTCCGCCCGACGTCCACCCCCGCCGCGGGCGCCCGGAGCCGTAACATCGGGGGCCGGGTGGGCTGCCAGCACTTGGAGCAGGATGGCCGGTCGCGGCCCGTCATGTAGCCGCACTCGCAGATCCAGCTCTCGGTGTCGAACCAGTAGCCGCGAATCGCCGCGGGCGCCCGGAGGAGGGCGGCGGCGGCCTCGCGCAACTTGGCGGCCTTGATGTAGAGCTCGCTCATCTCGCCACCCGTGAATCCTTCGTGCGGGCTTTCGATCCGGGCCTCCTCTTCGCTCGCCCAGGCGAGGAGGTCGGATGCGATCTCTGCGTTGGCCCTCTCACTCATAGCGGACCTCCCGGAGCACGGCCCCGTCGTGAATGAGCACGATTTCCTCCGGCTCTTCGTCGCCCTCCCACTCGGCGCCCCACTCCGCGCGCATCGCGCCGAGCCAGGCCGCGCGGGCGCGGTCCATGGTGGCGGCCTCGACGAAATGCTCTTCGCCGTCGAACGTCACGCGGTAGAGGCGTCGCCGCTCCCCCTCGCCCGCGGGCAGGGCCTCCGGCTCGGCCCGCTCTCCTGCGGAAGCCAGAGACCGTGGTCGGCTCGGACCTGGGCGCCAGGCCAGAACCTCAAGCTCCGGCCGCTCGACGCTCTTGTAGGTGAACAGCCATGTCGGCGCAGTAGGCGCCCGTGGACATGTGCCGAACGGGTCGGGACCGCCGGAACTGAACGGCCCCATCCAGGCGCCGCACCCGCGAGAACAATCGGAGGTGCCGTGCTGATCTGGATAGGCGTGCTTCCGATCGGGCGCCGCAAAGACGGCCGGCGTCCAGCTCTCGGTGCCCGAGTTGCCGTCGAGCACCCAGACGATCACCCACTCGTCGAGGGGAGGTTCCCCATCGGTCCAGCCGTCGCCCTCGCCCGCGGGCAGGGGGTAGGAGCGGAGGAGGGACTCGATCCGGTCGAGTTCCTCCGGCAACGGATTGCTGCGGACGAAATGCCAACTGTTCACGATATTAGCCAGCCCGTCCAACTCCTCCCGCGTCGGCCCGCTCACGCCGCGCCCCGCAATCGCCGGAAGATCACGTCCACGGCGGGGCCGAGCGCCCACCCACCGAGGTCGCGCCGCGGGTCGTCCTGGATGAGAACGAGGCGGTCAGCCATCTCGTTGCTCCCGTTCGTGAACAGGTCGCCGGCGATCTCGCAAGCGAGGTCGCGAAGCTTCTTCTCTTCGGGCGTGAGCGCCACCCCTTGCCTTACCGGCCGGCTCATGACGCCCTCCCCGTCAACGGGCGCCGCGTCACGAAGGGCCTGCCCGTTGGGCCGCTCATTTCGACTCCTTAGTGTCGGCGGAGGCCGTACCAGAGGCGGCACCAGCCTCCGCGCCCTTCGTCTCGAAGATGACGCGGACGGTGCGGGTGATCTCGCGTGGCGGGTGATCCTTCTCCGGCTCCCTCCAGGCGTTCAGCGCCTGCCATGCGAAGAAGCTAAGAAACGCGGAAGCCACCGTCGTCAGCGCCCAGGCCAGCAGACCCGCCGAAAGGCCCCAGAAGCGCCCGACGAGATCTCCCGCCAAGAAGAGACCGTTCAGCACAAACGCATCCCTCATACGGAACTTCATGCTATAGTCCCTCCCCAGAACTTCCCCCGGTAGCGGGGCTCGTCTGCACATCCCATCCTGACCAAGGGGAGGCTACCATAGCATGGTGACTCCGTCAAGCCCGGTGACTCACTGGTGGGATGAGGCCAGGAGAGAGCAGTGCGCCCGCAGGAAAGCGGCGCTGACGGATGGTGGAAGCGGCGTAGATCCGCACCGTTCGCGCCCCTCGCTTCTTTGGACTGCCTGCGTATGCTTCCTCGCCGCCGCTGTTGTCCTGAGCGTCTGGAGTCTCGCCAATGGGTAGCGGACAAGGACCTGAGCACTTCCAGGTGCCGGCCGCGGTCAGCCTCTTCCACGGTGTCGATACCGTGACAGAGGGCCTCGTACACGGCAAGTTCACCTCCAACCAAGAGGCGCTCGCCGCCTGTCTGGCACTCGGAACAAAAGGCCCTCTCCACTCGACGGCGACGGCTGAGGAGTTCTTCGCCGGGCAGATCCGATACGGCCACATGAGCAGCGGGCCGGATGGGGTCAAGCGGAACGAGATCTTTGCGCCAGCGCCCCATAGCATCCTGTGGGGCCTGCCGCTTTCACTGCTCGGCCTCTGGGCTCCGGATGGCCCCCTGCGCGATGCCGCCGTCATGTGGTGGGCCGTGCAGTTCGTCCTGTGCCAAGCGTTCTGGACTCCGGGGGCCGGGCTGCGGGCGCCTTGCGGCCGGTTCCTGTGGCCCAAGGATACGGACCCGGTGCCCGACTGGACCGTATGGAGCGTGACCTATGCGCGTTTTGCAGGGCTGCCGGAGGACGGACTCGGCCACGCGCATGATGTCACCTTCGACGCCTTTGGGGCTATGCTCCACCGCTTAGGCGACGAGATCCGGGCAGCGGTCGCGAGCGCTCCGGTGCCGATCCTAGCCATGCCTCTCAAGCGCTGGGAGCGAGAAGGTGGCGGCTACTTCGCCGCCTTCGACGGCCAGCCCCCGATGAATGACCCGCTCGCGTGGCTAGAGGTTGACTCCTCGGGCCGCGTCCTCAACGGCGGCAAGGGGCTCGACAGTCTGCCCTCGCTTGCGGGCGAGCCCGTCATCATCGGCCGCATGGCCGGCGCCTCTGCCCAAGAGTCCTCGGGCGCGGCGGGTGACTCGCCGCAGCCATCCGCGCCACCGCCTGCGGCGCCTGCGGTCGTCACGCCTCCCGCGGCCGCTCCTCCGGTTCAGCCGCGGGCACCTCAGCCGCGCGCCGCGGGAGCAATCGCAGCCGACGTGATGCGCCTCCAGGTCGCCAACAAAGACCGCTCCCGCTTGCGCGAGATCGCCATGGAGATCTCCGGCGCGATCAAGCCCTGGCGCACATGGGAGCAAGTCGCTGATGACCTCCTCTCCCTCGGACCGCAGCATGCCGATGTTCAGGCGCTTGCGGCGGAGGTTCGGAGCATGGGGGCCTGACATGCGGAGCATCCGAAATGAACCGTCGAATCATTCCTCTGAGAAAGGGGAGTCCTGATGAAAATGGCAGACGCGATCGTCGCCACCGCCGCCGCGCACCCATCGCTCGGCCTGCTCGCCACTGAGACGCTTTCCTACCAGGTAGCCGGCATCTCGAATGCCCGAGATAAGATCCATGGCACCTTCAACCCGCAGACGGCGCCGTTCGACTTCCAAACTCCGCGGCCGGTGCTCTCTGCGATCTTCGTGCAGCGCTACGGCCACGGCTTCGGTCTGCCGTATCGAACCTCCGCTGACCCGAACGAGGGCGGCACGCAACCGGACGCGGACAACCGCAATTACGGGTGGGAGGAAGAGGAAAACTTCCCCTACCCGACCGATGCGACCCTCCAGAAGCTCGGCTTCCCGGCCGGATACAAGCTCTCAGCCGATGGCATGGACAGGACCGACATGCAGGCATGCGTCCGGTTCACAGAGTTGGTGATCCGGCCCCTCAACGCCGGCAAGCCGATCGGGACGCAGGTCGGTGGCCTGCTCGGTCCGGCCGCGAAGATTCCGACCGGCGGCGCGACCGTGGTCATCACGGCCCCGCCCCTTCCCGCGCCTGTCACGCCGGCCGCTCCCGCCGTCAGTGCGCCGCCCGCAGTTGCAGCGCCGCCTCTGGCGGCAGCCCCGGCCGCCGGCCCGGATCTCTCGGCCCTCCTCGGTGTGCTCGCCGCGTCGGGCGGCATTGCTGGACCCGCGGCAGCTCCCGCGCCCGCGCCTGCTCAGGTGAACCTCCTCGGCCAGTTGACGCAGCTCCTCCAGTTCTACGCCATGCTCCGCGCCACGGGGCTGGTCAAATAGGGGGTCGCCGTGGACGGATGGAAGTGTCCCAACTGCGGCGCCGGCAATGCGCCATGGGTTGCGCGATGCTCCTGCGTCGCCGCCTCTGTCCCGTCGCCCGTCATTCCGTTCGACACGGCACGGCCGGTGTCGAAGGTGACGATCACGCGCTGGCCGCCATCGAATCCCGGCAGCACTGGCTGGCTCGGTCCTTTTCCGTCATGGGGAACGGGATCGTTGACTCTGCGCACGCCCCGCGTCTATACGGTTTACGGCGCGTACGAGGAGCCGATCTGAGTCCCGCGAACGAGAATCTCCGAGCCTGCCCAGAGTGCCGCAAGCTCGACGGCGAGCACAAGCTACAGTGCTCGCGGCGAGAGGGTCCGCGTGCGCAAGCTCTAGCATTGATTGAGGCGGCCGAGGGCAGGGTCTATCTAGTTCTGGAGGCCGAGCGTCGCGACCGGGAGTCCGTGCTGGCGGATCAGCGGAGGCGGAAGGTATGAGCATCGCGGTTCGCATGGTGCGCGGCACGCCGACTGATCCGGCGCTGCCGCTTTGCGCCCGCTGCAAGAACTCCTGGGCAACGCGCGACAGCCAAGGCCGCACCCAATTCCGATGCAACCTCACCGGCCCCGCCGTGCTCCGGCAGAAGATCGTGGAATGCACTGCCTTCTACCCGAGCCAAGAGCCGTGGCTGTGGGAGTATGAGTCTCTAGCGTGGGTATGGGCATCAGGGCCGACCGGCGCTCCCGCCTTCGTGCGGCTACGGGATCTCGAAACGCCGGGCATCGCGGTCGGGCCGCGCACGGGATTCTAGAATCGCCCGCTGATGGACGCGCCCGCCCTCGCCCGCAAGGTCATAGAGCACTTCGAGGGCTCCCGTCTCTTGCCCTACGACGACGCTACGGGGAAGACGATCAAGAGCCTAGCGGAGTGCCGTGGCAAGCCGACCATCGGGATCGGCCACGCCTTCAGGCCAGAGGAGTGGGAGCGCTTCGCCAACGGCATCGCACCGGAAGAGCAGGCGGCGCTCCTCGCCGAGGACATGGCGGCGGCGGTCCGTGCCGTCAAGCCAACCGGGCGAGGCGTGGCGGCTGATGCCGCGTTGATTGACTTCGCCTTCAACGCCGGAGCCGGTGCTCTCGCGCAGCTCCTCGCCCACCCCGACCCACAGAACCAATTCGAGCTGTGGGTACACGCTCACGTCGGCGGGAAGGTGGTCGTAGATGAGGGGCTGGTCAAGCGGCGGGCGGTGGACTCGTTCCTGTTCTTCCTGGGAGACCTGGGGTGATCCTGGCGGCCGCGCCAGCTCCTCCCGACTGGCTGGCCGCGAGCATTTGGCCGGTCTTGGTCGCTCAGGCAGCCATCGGGATCATCGGCGCCATCGGATTCTTCGCCGTCATCCGGCGCTTTCTCACGGTAGAATTCCCCGCGGCCATGGAAGGCGTGAATAAGCAGCTCACCAGCATTTGCGTTGAGGTGGCGGAGATCAAAGAAGAGCTGCACAAATATCAGATCGATTTCGTAGAGCTTCGGGAGAGAGTTGCCAACCTCAAATTTCGGCAGGACTTGGATGAGACCAGGACAGGTAATAGAAGGCCCGCGCCTCGCTAGCACAGGGGAGACGAATGGACGAGAGACCGATAAATCTCACGGTGCAGCTACCCGCGGGCGCGTCCATGTTTCCGTCCTGGCTTACCGTCTTATTCATTGGCGCCTTTGTGATAGCAAGCGTCGCGTTGCTCCTGGTTTGGGAGGCCAATCGCGACCTCGCTCGCGAGGTGCGAGTGCTGCAAGTCCACGCTCAGGACATAGAGAACGTGCTCATTCGTCGCGGCGAGGCAACGCGTCAGGACTTCGTACAATGGGAGGCCGGTTCGGCGTCTCCAACGCAGTCCCCTACGCCGGCCGCCCGACCAACCAAGGAGAGATAGGCCATGGGTTGCTCTGTCTGCAAGGAAATCATTGACAACGGATACGCCGTCACCCATCAGATCGGGTGCATGGCGACGTCCATCCTGCTCGCGGCATCATTCGACGGCCCGCAGCCGACGCCCGAGATGGCTGCGGAGTTCAAGGCCCGCAGCGAGGGCCTTGCCCGTGCCGCGGCGGCGATCGAGGCATACGTCAACCCGAAGGAGAAGGGGCAGGGGCAGATGGCGGGCACGGACAATCCGGCGGGCGGAGGGGCGTAATCGTGACCGCCGCAGACGCGCGGCTCCGCGACCGCCTCTTGCATTGGATCGGGTGCCCGACAAGGGCAACTCCGGCCGGTAGCTCCGGAGAACCTCTGGTGCGGACTCACCTCAGGGCGCGAATGCGGGTCTCCAGGCTCCTGGACCGGGCCGAGGATTCGGTTCGCACCGCCGTCCTGCTCGCCCTGGACAAGCACCTGATCCAGGGCATCGACGCGGACGAAGTAGACCACTTCGCCGACACGATGCGGCGGAGGTTCCTGGAGGCGCTCGGCGAACCGCCAGCGCTGGCAGTCGAGGAGGGATAGAGCATGAGCATCGCGGCGTTCGTCCCGTTCCTGATGGCTATAGGCGGCGGTCTGGTGTACTTGGTCGCCAACGACCCGAGGTGGAGCAAGATCGCGGAGTGCGGGCGGCTCTGCATGCTCGGGGGCTTCGTCGGCATCGCGATCGGCTATGCCGGGCACGTAGTCTCCCTCGGCCGCTAAGGACGACGTCCGCCGGTGTCGGCCAAGTCTCGCTGCAAATGGACGGCCGATCTGCTTTTCGAGCACTTCCATGCAATCCTGGCGGAACGTGACCGCCGAGCCGAGCAGCATGCCAATGATCAAGGGCAGGCACTGGACGCCGCGCTCTCTGCGACTCGCGAAGCTGCACAGGCCGCGCTCACGGAGACCAAGGCAGCGATCGTCAAGAGCGAGGATTCCGTCTCGGAGCGGTTTGAGACGCACAACCGCTTCCGTGAACAGATCCTTGCGGAGCGAGCGAACTTCCCGACGCGCGCCGAGGTCACGGCCAGCATCCGCGCGGCCGAGGTGCGCATGGACAATCTCGCCGCGGAGATCCTTGAGGCGAAACGGGCCATCGCGCAGTTCCGTGACAGGGAGCGCGGGCTCGGGCTCGGCGCCAAGATCCTGATGGGGACCGCGGCCTTCATTGTGGCGCTCCTCACGATCTACTTCACGCTGCACGGCAAGTAGGATTTCATGATCTCGTCCGAAATGGCCGGCCCCTTCTATTCGCCGCGGGGGCCTTTGCGCAGCGACCGCCGCGATGCGCTAGTGATCGGGCGCGTCTACGTCTGTTGGGATGGGTGGTGGTTTCGCCGCCTGCGATGGACCGCGCGCGGCTGGCGACAGATCCGCGGATGGCCGGCGGTGCCTCAACGGCCGATGAGTTGGGCATTGGCGGAGATGATCGAGTGATCCCGTTCGACGCCGCTTCGACGGCCTACTCGCAATCTCTGGCTCTTCACTGCGCCGAGCTATCAGCTCTCGCCTACTCACCGGCTCAGTCCGCATGCGATGGCGCCCGCGCCCTCGGCTACGACCTCGCTCGCTTCATCGATTCCGGCAGCTCTAGCCAGGTGCTCATAGCGGCCAGCGCGGCTCATCTCGTGGCAGCCTTCCGGGGCACGGAATGGCAGCGGATCGCGGACTGGGAACGAGACGGCGCGGCCTGTCTGGTACCGGGCCCTGGTAGCCAGCGGGTGCATCGGGGCTTCCTGCGCGCCCTCCAGGAGGTCGAGGACGAGCTAGAGATGGTGCTTGTCGATCTCGGCCCCGGCCGCGCGCTCTGGCTCACCGGGCACAGCTTAGGGGGCGCCGTAGCCACCCTAGCCGCCGCCTACCTCGCCCTAGAAGTAGATCGGCCAGTCCACGGTGTATACACCTACGGCTCGCCACGCGTCGGCTCCCGCGGATTCGCGGACCTCTATGACGGAGTGATGCGGGAGAGGACGTGGCGGGTCTCCCGCGCCGGGGATCTGGTGACTCGCGTCCCTCCGCGCATCGCCGGCTACTCCCATGTCGGCAGCGACCTCTTCATCAGCATAGGGGGAGCCATCTTGACCGACCCGGCGGGATGGCTCCAAGAGCTGAACTGCGTCGAGGCCAACCTAGAGGTCATAGGACACCTAGAACTGGCCGGCATCGCGGAGCATGAGATGGACGGGTACCGGCGGGCGCTGTCGGTCTAGGGCGATACAAACACTCTTCCGCGGGATGGCACGCGATCCTCTTTGGCCTTCGCGATTCTCTTTGTCGGTCGGCTCCGCTTGGAAGGCGTTCGACCGCGGAAAAAATATCGAGGCCGGGTTTGCTTCTCCTCTTCGTCAGGGCCAGCCTCTAGGTCTAGCTCCTCTACGCCTTCGGAGTAAACGACTTCGCCGGCTGAGTTGCGGAACGTAATGCCGGCCGCCTCGCCGCACCACCTGTCGCGGAGATCCGCAATGCTCTCGCTCAACGGCCGACTATCTGGATTCTTGGCGCTGTCAAGAGAGATCGGGCCGTAGCGGTTCGGGAGAGCACGGTAGGCCGCCCTGATAAGCCTGGGCAGTTCGGCGCCGAGCCGTTCTTCTGGGAAGTCGCCCTGCAACAATCCCAGCACGGCCTCTTGCCCCACCTCGCGGCGCACCTCCTCTGGCAAGCTAGGCGGTATCGCGCAAGCTACGAGAAGAACGACTCGGTGCTCCTCTTTTGGCGCTTCGGCGATGAACGGCCAATGTTCGGGAATGGATACCTTGGCCCGCTTCTCCGGCTTCAGCTTGCGGGGCCTGGCCTCCCAATAGGCACGAATCCACTCTTGCCGATTAGGACTCTGCGCGAACCGCCACGAGCACCATCCATTGTGTCTAGGCCGGCCGCAGCCGCAGTAATCAATCGCAAGAGACTTCGCCCAATGCTGGGCCGTTATCTTGCTACAGCTTGCGCGCGCGGCAGCTTGTCGATAGCTGCAACCCTGCATCAACGCTTCGACTAGGAGCACGGCGCGACCATGTGGGAGAGAGTTGTTTCCCCCCTTCTCGCACTTCGCTCCGTCCTGAAAATGCCGGGAACAGCGCCGGCAGAACCATCGCTGGCGGCCTCTGCGCTCAGTTCCGAACTTCGTTGGTTTGCCGCCGCAGCCGGGGCAGCGCGGCCGATCGCCTGATTCCGCTAGCATGTCAGACCCGCACCATAGCATGGTGCCGTCCCAGAATCAACGGCGATGCGCTATACTCTCCTCCGCGGCGCAGAGCAGCCGCCTTCCGCTCCACAAGCCGGCGAGGCCCTGCGGAGGGGCGCCATCTTTGTAAGGTGGCCGAAACGAGTTCGACTCTCGTAGCCGGCTCCATTTCGGGGCGTAGCTCAGCCTGGATAGAGCTCTCGGCCTGGGACCGAGAGGCCGCACGTTCAAATCGTGCCGCCCCGACCACTCCTCTCCGCTCACTCCAACCGCACGACGGGAATCCCCTTTGCGCTCCGCCCGCCGGATCATGCGCGGCAGCACTCGCATCCGAATCCGTCTCCGGGCGCGCCGCAGGTAGGGCACGGCCCTGTCCAGTCGCCATCCTTGCCGATATCATAGAGCGGCCTGCCGAAGTCGAGAGCGAATCCGCGCGTTCTCTCAGTGCCGCGACCGCCAGGAAGGCATACGACCGCGCCGGCCGCTATGACCATGCGGCGACTGCGCTCCGGTCCGCAGCCCGGCCAGCCGATCGTCACCTGGAGAGGAGGAAACCGCTCAATCGGAATGCCGCGCGCCGTCGCTCGTTCTTCTATCCAGGCATCTACTCCGCGCATGCGCACAGGCACTCCGTCGGTGAGAGGCGTGCCGATGGCCGGGCAGCATCCATGCAGGATGACTGTCCCGCCGAGCATCGCGTAGATCCGGCCGAATGCGACCGCCTGCATACGTGTCGGCCGCCCATCACGAGAACCGGCGACGGCGATCTTCATGGGGTGCCCTTCCTCTCGCCGGGAACTCACGCCTGCCAGTTTCTGAGACAGTCCGGACAGTGCCAGCGGTTCAGCCCCCGACGCTTCCCTCGCCTCTCCGGCGCCACGGCGCAGCCGTTGGGGCAGGCGGGCCGCTCCACGACCGGGCCGACCACGGCCCAGGGCCTGAGCCGTTCCGTATCCCCTGCGGCCCTGCGGGCACGGCGGAGGGCCTCTGCGGCGCGCTTGGCGAGCCTCTCCCGCTCTTTGCGGTCCATGCCGCCCCGGACTGCCCGCGCGGCGTCGTGCTCGCGGCGGAGACGGGCTAGGCGCTCGGCGGGGGCCTCTGGGGCGACGGCAGGCGGAAGCTCTGGAGGATCTGACTCGGGGTCCTCCATCGGGATCGCCTCGACGGCCTCTCCGAAAGACGCGATGACTTGCTGCACGACGGTGAGCGGCGGCCATGGATCAGGTGCCAGCCTCGGGCGCCTCGGCCGTGCGGCGACAACCGGCGCCACCTTCCGCCCCGGCATTAGGTGCTCCGGTATCGGCCCCTGCGCCGTGGAGGGGTTGATGGGCTCTATATCGGAGAGCCTGCCGCGGAGCTTGCCGGCGTAGGTCATGCGTGCGCACTTTTCTGGATGGAGGTCAGCCTCCTCACCCATCGCGTGCGCGGTGCCTCGATTACCGGCGGCCGGCGCGGTCGGCTTGGGCGCGAATGGCTGCGGCCCTCCGTCATTCCACATTCTGTGAAGCCTGCGGCGCGAAGGCTTATCCCCGGTTCATCCGGCAAGGTGTAGGTCCAGACTTCGGTATAGCCGAGCGCCTTCGCAGCACGGCATAGCGCGCCATAGATCGAGGAGCACGCGTTGAAGTAGCCATCAGTCGCGACTCTCGACACGATCAAGCGGCCGCTTGCTTGCCAAACGCGCGGTGGATTGCCCGCTATGCCGACTCCGCGCAGCACTCCGTCGTCATCGACCACGCCGACTGCGAAAAGACCGCCTTGAATCTCCGGCAAATGGCGGTGGACGGCTGCCACGAAGATTCGCGCTCTGCTGACGGTACACGGAACGATTCTCACCGCACTAGACTCCGGGCCAATGACACCCCGGCGCCGACGGCGTAGGTAGCGGCGCCGAGCGCGTAGAGGGCAAGCGTATGTGGGCCGAGGTGGGCTGCGGCGACCGCGACCGGCTCCGCAGAGACCCCGATGAGGAGGGCGCCGAGTCCATAGAGCGGCACGCTCGCTACTTGGAGAGCGCGGCGCCATGGCGAAGCAGCCCACTTCCGGCCCCGGTAGTAGTCACCGTTCATGGAGGGGTCGGAGGCGCCGGTGATTCGAATGGCCGACGGCCGCATCGCGCTACTCTTCCTTTTCGATCTGCGGGCGGAGCGCAATCGCCAGCACGCGACCATCAGGGACATTGATCTCCACGATCTCGCCAGTCACCTCCGTTCCGACTTCCGGCAGGCACTGAGCCTCCGCCGATGTATCGGAAATCAGCAGGAGCAGCTCGGACTCCTCGATTTCCCCGATGCGCATGATCTTCATTCATCCTCCTCTTTGTGGCATGAGTAGGTGTCCGTCAGACGGCCAAGCGCTTCCGCCCATTCAGCGAGCGCCGCGCGTGACGCGGCCATGCTCACCGCCAGATCGCGGTTGAACAGCGTTACGTCCCACCAGGCGATCGTAACCCCGTAGATCATCGGCCAGTAGAAGACGGGGTCATAGGCGCTAGCGATCCATCCGCGGGAGAGGGCGATGCGCCGGACGACACGGCGCCATCGCCACCGCAAGCGGTTGAGCGTCATCATGCGGAAGCGCTCGCAGCCGCGCGTCGAACCGGCCGGCATCGGCCCCGCGAGCGGCTTGCCTTCACGCCCGGCTGCAACTGGCCCTTGCGGGCGATCCATGCCGCTAGCTCCGGAAGCCGTAGATCCATGCCCAGGTTCGACCGGGACGGATTGGGGCCGCGACGGATCTTCGACAGCTCCTCCGGCGGCCATACCAGAATGTCGCCTCTCTTGGCTCCTTCTGCCTTCGGGGGCATCTAACCCTCCCTCTGAGAATCGATGAAGACGTGGCCGACGAAGCCGCCGGATTCGAGCTGGTAGGTGCCGACGTACTCCCCTGGCTCCTGATAGATCGGGTGCCCGGTGCCGTAGGTCGAGAAGGTGCGGAACTCCTGCGGCGCCGAGGGGTCCACTAGAGCCCAGACGCAAGGCTTCTCGCGCTGGACCTGGCACGTCAGGATCTTGGCGCCGACCGGCATCTCGATCTCCTGCCGGTCGGTCACGAGGAGTGCGTACTTGAAGATGGCTTTCACGGCTTCACCTCCCGCGACATCCGCAGGTACGCGTCTCTGTATCCGTCCCCGTA